ACCGTCTCCAAAATCTATGTCCCACGTTCCTGCGTATTTGTACCCAAGACAGTCTTCTAAAAATTTGGTTGTTTTTTCTCTGTCTTTTACTCTATATGCTATATGGTCTAATCTCATAATATATAATGCTCCTTTATTTGTGTTTACTTAAAGATTTTATATAAGCCATTATTGCCTTTCTCTCATCATTTGTTGTCGGTAATGGAGCCATTCCCGGTAGCGTTCCTTTAACAATTTTGGCAAAAGGTTTTTCTATTGACTCTAAGAAATACTCTTCATCTAAAACAACCTCTTTAATGGGTCCGCCTATACCAATGTGGACCTCTCTTTTCTTTCCCCAAAAATCACCCATAAATTTGGGAGACTTTAATGCGTCACCCGCTGGGCATGGCACACTCTCTTCTGTCTGATGGCACAAAGAGCAACTCTTGCTAATAAAAAGCTCTTTGCCTTTTTTAATGTTGTCGTCTGCTTGAGCAAGGCTAACAAACGCTAATAATAAAATTGGTAATGCTATATTCATTTATCCCCCTTTCTTCTTTCTTTTTGTCTTTTTTCTTTCCCGCTTTTTTCTTTGTCTCTCTTTTCTTTTTTCTTCGGGGGTTGACTTGGGGTCCTTTTTTTTCTCTTTTTTTCTTTTTTCTTTATTTGCCATAATTATTCTCCTCCGTAACTTTTGTGTTCGTGCACTTCCCAGTTATCTAAAATCACCTTGGCTAACCAAAGTTGGAATGGAATAGCTGCAAATCCCAACGTGCATACGATTGCAATCATCCAGAGAGCAATCTTTCCATAATAATCACTAAGTCTAATATTTAATCTTGATTTATATCTTTTCATTTTTTATTCTCTGTTATCCAGTGGTAAAGTGTGCTGCTACCGTGTCCATACCCGTGGGGTAACGGGCGATAATCTTTTGTTTGTATTTCTGGTGGCTTACCCCAGCTTCTCGGAAAAGCCTTTCCATTGGGGCTACGGTATACTTTGCAGCCCGCTAATGTTATTAGTAATAATAAAATAATTAATTTCATTTGTTATATTGCGTTAATGCGAACTCGAATTGTTCTATGTCCTGCTTTAGCATCTTTTTTTCTTTGCGAGATAGTTTTCCGTAGCTTTCTATTGTGTTGTATATCTGAGCGAGTAAACTAGCAATCTCCTCTCGGTACTGTTGCTCTGGCGTCAATCGCCAGCCGCCAAAAATATCACTTTCATTAACCATTTCTATTATTTAATTTTTCTTTTACCCACAAATAAGGTATCTCAATCATAGCTTTTAATAAATAAGCCGTGCCCCAAAAAGCAAGCAAAAACAAATCTTTAATACGTTCCAATCTACTCATATTATATGATAGGCTCAGCCATCTCGCAAAATCTACATAAAATGTCATCTGAATCATTTTTCATTGCATTTTTTATTTTAATAAATTCTTTTCCTTGAAAAAGAGACTCGTGACTATCGGTGATTAGATTTCCCAATGTGTGTTTCAAGCCATAATCCATACAGCAGAGTTGCACGTCCCCATTGGGTAGAACTATATTGTGATTTAATTTAGGCATTGGATTGCATTGTATTTTTCCCCTTACTCTGTCTACTTTATCGACGTTGTCTAAATTACTAGCTCTAGAAATCGGCATAAAATTAGGCAGCTTACCGACCAAGTCTTGGACGTCTTGGTGTGGTTCTCCCATGCCGTCCATTGTCATAAAATATGCCGAAGCTATATTCTTAGAGATTAAATATTTTAATATGTTTTTATATTTCTCTGTAACTTTAATAGGCATCAAACCATTCTTATCTGGTAAATGGATCGTTAGCGGACAGAGCGGAGAAAAACTGATTGAAGATAATAAATCTACATCGTCAAGGCTAGCTCCAACTAGCGTAGTATAACAACACACGGAATAACCTGAGGTATACGCATATTTAATCATCCTAGCGCATTCTTTATTTAAGAACGGCTCTGCGTATCCAGAGAAATCAATTCGATAAGTCTTCGGTACTTTGTCTAATATTGTTACAAAGTCATCAAACGAAAGAAAATCATTTCTCCACGAAGGAACATGAGCATTCACGTAGCTTTTTGTTAAAAGTTCCTGAGGACAAATCTTACATCCAACAGCGCACCCCCTTTTCCCGATGTTGGTCGTGAACTCTACTGTGCCCTCAAATTGTTCATTTTGACTCATGATCTTAGTGTCGCAATTTTAGAGCGCAGAAGCTCCCAAGTGGTGTTGATGTCGCTATCTGTATTTAATACAAGCCTTGGATCACCGCACTCGAAGTCTTCAACGTGGTATTCTTTTCTAAGTTCTCTTTTCGTGGTTAAAAGAATATCTACAAAATGCCCCTCATTATCCTCCTCGAGCTCTCTCCTAAATTGATTATAAGGGTTAACCAGCGTCATGACAACTGCCTCGGTGCGAGTCTTGCTTAAATACGTAGCTACAGCATTAGCCGCTCGAATATTCTTTTTTCTCCCACCAAAGCCATAGTCTCTATTAGTAAAAAATGATCTAAATTCATCTCCATCTATGTGGAAGGGGGTCATTAATGTTGCCACAAGTAACCTGCCTAGTGAGGTCTTGCCTGATCCGGGTTGACCATATAATACATAGATCATTTTATTCTTGTAAGGGGTTTACTAAATTGGCCTGTAATTCATTTATATCTAAAATCATTCCATTTTTATCTGTAGTGAAACGGAACGCCGTCTTTTGATCCCCCGTGGCCTCAAAGACTCTCTCTTTAACTATAACTTCCTTAAAGGGTTTTATTTTTATTAATTTGATTGTGGCTTTTGTAGGTCCGTCGTCTCTTTTTGCGTATACGTGAACCGTTACTATATTTTCCCCTTCTACCACGCCCCGAAATGAAACGATCTCCTCATTAAAGGGGACGACGACACCTTGGTCCTCTTCTTCTAAACTATTATTCCTACGTTTACCTAAGGCATCGTGGTCCAAGCTTATTAAGCTCCCTTGTCCGCCCTCTCTTCTGTTGAAAGACACGATGTGTCCCGAGGCCGCTTGAACATAAAGATCTAAATCATCTTCACTTTCACCTTCCCAAGTTAATACTACTTCATAAATTACGTTCGGTGGGCGAGATTTAATTTTTTGCTCCTCCGTCTTGAGGAGAAAAAGAATCGCCACTAGCATTAACAAGCAACAAAACAGTACGTCAATGAATGGTCTAAATGTGAAAAATTTTCTATTCCCTTTATTTATCATGATAATCTAATTTACATTTTAAAATCATCAACTGAATTTGTAAAGGCAAACTGAAAACGATACCACAAATCGTAGTATAAAAAGCCGTGTTAAGGCCAACTTTTAATCCAGAGACAATTTCACTTAAGGGCATTGTGCTATCTAAGCTCCCCTTCGTAGCAATGACAAGACCGATTATAGTACCCAACAAACCTAGAGAAAAGAAGTGCTCCGCAGCAAACCATCCCAACTCAGCCCTCCTAGAGAGGACGAGGATTGCTTCTTGCTTTTTTTTCTCATTAATTCTATCCGCCAAATAACATAATTTTCCTATATATGCCGAAACAGAAACATACAGCATCATAATTAATATGGAAATATGTGAAAGATCATTTTTGATCACGGTTGAAACCATGCCCTTCATTTCTACCAATACCATTGCAGTGATAATTACCGCATTAACTAAAAACCATTTTGTAAAAGTCGTCATAATTTTTTATTCCCTCTAACACCCGCCATTTTCGCTTGTTGTATCATGTTTGTCCCAAAAATCATCGTCAAAACTCCTCAAGAGAAGCTCTACTTCTTCAATAGCTTCCATCTCTACATCTTCACGTTGGACTTTACAAGTTTCTCGCAGTTCTCTTGCCATACTTAATACAATGTCTAGCGCTTCTCCTGTCAGCATAATTCACCTTTCGAAATAATCCGTATACGTGGGAAACTTAGAGTATTTACTAACCTTGGGGTAGGTTTTCGGCCTTATACAGGCGTTCATTTCCGCTTCTCTTCGTTTACAGACTTTTCTGGCTTGCCAATACTGCTTTAAATAAACATCTCCATTAAAAAGAGTATAGTAGCATATTTTTAATTTATCCACTAAAGTGATTTTATCTGTAGGTGACATTCGGCTATTTATAAGACTCCGATATGTCGATCATATTCTAATTTATTTCACTTTATCTAACGCTTCTAACCTATCATAAGCGTCAGCTAACATGGATAAAGCTTCTTCGGCATTTTTATAAAAATCACCCGTAGAATGATCGCCAATTCCAGCAGCTTTTTCACTTAAAAGCTCTAAAGTAAGTTCTGCCTTAGCAATATCTGATTTAGCAGAAGTTTCCAACATATTGTATAATTTATTATTCATAATTAAGTATTTTTTCCAAATATCTCATTCGATTGTTGAGTTGTCCTAACAAAGGTCGCGCACTTCGGCATGTCCTTCAAATTTTTAGCTCCAATATAGGTGCAAGTTGAACGAATACCGCCGAGAATATTTTCAATTGTGTTCTTTATTAAGCCCCTGTGTTTAATTCTTACTGTCTTACCCTCTGACGAACGATAATTGGCAACGCCGCCATGATACTTATTCATGGCCGTGTCAGAGCTCATTCCGTAAAATGTTTTATACTTCTCTCCGTCTACTTCTTCCTCTTGTCCTTCTGATTCAGTATGACCTGCCAACATCCCGCCCAGCATAACAAAATCAGCACCAGCACAAAAGGCCTTGGCCACATCGCCAGCACATACGCACCCACCGTCAGCCATAATATGCCCACCAATCCCATGAGCAGCATCCGCGCATTCAATGACTGCGCTGAGTTGAGGGTAACCGACACCAGTTTGAATACGAGTAGTACAGACAGACCCGCCGCCAATACCCACTTTAACAATATCTGCTCCACTTAGTAATATCTCCTCCGTCATTTCGCCAGTGACGACATTACCCGCAATGATAATAAGCGCGGGGTGTTCGTCTCTGACTCGTTTAATAAAATCGCAAAACCTTGATGTGTATCCGTTTGCTGCATCTATACATACGAATTGTGTATGATAAAAATTCCAAGTAAGATCACGGAGGTAATCTACATCATCGTATTCTTTTTCATTATATTTGATACCAATAGATGGAGATAGATGTTCATAAATTCTATTATGTGCGCACCTTGAGTTTGGATCATGCTTCCAAACAGTACCCTTCCTTTGCTCTGGGCTTTTGTAGACTCCATAGCCGTTTAATTTATGTAGCCATTTTTTTAAATCGTGATGCTTGTTAATACAGGTCAACATATGATAGTTGGCGAGAGCCTTAGCAGTTTCAAAAGTCCCAACAGTGTCCATATTTGAAGCTACAATTGGAACGCCTGTCCATCCGTAGGCCTCGGGGTCGGAGCCTTCGCCACCAGCGTTCTTGAATTTAAAAGTACGCATCAAGTCAACATCCCTGCGGGAGGTAAGCTCAGAACGCTTGGGACGCAGAAGAACATCCTTATAGTCCAGCTTTATATCGGATTCGATTCGCACTAAAATGAGTATAGCAGTTTATTTGTGGTTTTGTCAAGTTAAACTTTTACCACGAGTAACCCTCTGCTCAGGGGAAATTGAATTTGCCCTTCTAGATCATAATCATCACAAACTTTTTGAAATTCATTCCAGAAAATTTTAGTATGCGGGTCTGGCTCACCGCTGGCAGGACACACTCTAACTTTTGAAGAATCATGAAAAACTGCGAACGCACCCTTCTTAAGTATTTCTCTATCCAAACAAATGCGAAACTCTTCCATTCTTATATCTAAGTTGCTGTCAAAAAACGCCAAATCAAACACGACATCAGTTTCCCTTAGGAAATCCCTTGTGTCGCCTTTTATTAACTCAACCGTTTCTTCTAATTTATTTTCATCTAACTTTTGGTTAGTCTTGTCAAAGCAGGTCGAATCAAGTTCTATGGAATAAAGTTTTCCAAAACCGTTTCTAACACAGGCTTGCCCAATATGAATTGTACCCATTCCAGAATACGAACCAGTTTCTAAAACATTTTCGGGCTTAGTAATCCCTACTAAAGCTTGCCAAAAAGCTAAATACTCCATTTCTGTAGAGCAAGCATCCCAACAATGAAATAAGTGGGCTTTTTCCTCTTCCACATGGGGGTGCGCTAAATGCTCTGGTATCATATCTAATAATTTAAATTAAAAAAGAGTATCCCGAAGGATACTCATACAAGGGAACCGTCACTTACAAGAGACTTTTCCTTCTTGCGCTTTACCGCGAAGGTCACGGGTAAATTGACGTTTATTAGCTGGCAGCCACCGCTTCTTATGTTGGTTAATCGTAACCTTCTCAAGAGCATTGTCCACCATCACGTCACCGTTAGACGCCACGGTCATTTCTACTTTGTATTTTTTTTCTCGTTTGCTCATACTTTTACAAGCTTATCATAAGTATAAATCTTTGTCAAGCAAAAAAAACCTAAAATTATTACGAGAGCCAAATATATTGATGCAAGGATAAAAATCCAAAGCATTGTTATTCCCCCTTTAACTTGTTCCATATTTTACCTACTATCGTGGGCTTCTTCAGGAAAGGAAATTGCTTTTCTATATCGTCCGCTTCTTTGCATGTTCTGTAATCCCAAGTTAATTCTTCTCCTAATTCGATGGCTCTTAAGGTTTTGAAGGGGCAATACAAGGTTAAAGACGTAACCCTAGCTGGGCCGACAATTCCAAAGTCATAATCTAAGCCTACGTTTGGCTCATCAGAATGATTCATATAAAACGGAACACCAATACCATTTAAGCCAAAATGATGCACGGGATATTTACCACTGCATTTGATAAAAAGATTTTTTATTCTTTGAGAAATTTCCTTCGGTAACTCATCTAGGTCTTCGTCGCTTAATTCTATAATATCGCTTGCTACCGCCTTGTTTGGTATGGGGAAAGGGTTAATGTCGGCAGGAATGTCTTTAACAGCTACCACTCCTATGCCCTCTACCTCTGAAACGCCAAATGTGCAATAGCTGTCATAAGCTAAATTGTTCAACAGCTTTAGTCTTTGCGGCGTTGGGATAGATCTGATATTTCTAATGTTCATTGTTTTCCTCGTCAACTATTCTAGATACTTCTTCGTATTCGTTTTCGCCTCTTCGTATTAAAATTCTTAACTTGGCCCGAGCCTTATCGAGAGAGGATAGCACCTCAAGAGAATAATTTCCTGATAAAATCTCTTTCTCTAGCTCATCAATTTCGGCCAGCAACTCATCGCTTTGTTTTTCCCACCACTCAATCGTCTGCGCGATCATCTTTACGTCACCTATTTTTTTCTCACTCATTTATGCATTATATAATATTTTTTACTTATATGTCAACCTAAAAGGTCATCAAATCCCAAGTTGATGTTTGGGTTATATGGAACGTGCAAAACAAAATTCGTTCTAACGTCTCGACATTGAACCCGTATCTCTGGAATGCCGGAGTCTTTACAAATACGCATTAAGACCTTAGTGAAGCAATTATGGCATAGGATCAAAGGTTTCTTTTTCTTGTTCATGTAGAAATGAAAATAAGCTATCTTCTTATTATTGTAAAGAATCTTATAATCTTTTCTGTTGTAAGATATGTTGCAGGTTTCGCAAACCAGAATCTTATCTTGCGTTTTCTTTGTGTATGGTCTTAGAACTTCGGCAAACAGCATAAGCTACCTAATATTTCTTTTTATACTTCCCAGCCTTCTTTCCTTTTTTATTTTTCTTGCTTTTTGTGCCCCAGTCTATCTCACTAAAATTATCGTCATATTTCTTCTTGTTTATATTTCCTCGAGCGCAAGACGGATTCGTCTGGTTTATGTAAATTGAATCGTAACCTCTTTTGATTATTTTAGCGTCCTGCTTGTTTCTGGGGTTCAAACGTCTATTCGGAGCGCACCAACTACCAAAATTAGATGGTGTACCAATGCCAGCAGCTTTCCTTTTCGAGTCGTCGTACGTTTTGGAAGCCTTCGCTCCCACGTCCTCGGGTCTTGTGGGGTTAAAAGTCGCATTGCCGCCCTCAAACTGTCTGTCGTTCATGGTGGTGTGATTTTGAGCAACAGCATTTCGCTTGTTTTTGCCCGAAACCATCTTCTTTCGAGTATTTTTTCCTTTTTTCATTTTTCAACAATATAAAGTTCTTCTGGTTCGCATTTTTTAATATATTCATTAGCCATTTTTAGCCCCTCTTCGGTGTGAGGGAAGGCTCCGTATCTATAATTTTTATCTCTACTAAGGACTAGATAATATTTCTTTTTATTCTTTTTTTTCTTTTTCATCATTTAAAAGTTTTTTTAATATTTTAAGATGAAAAGTCATCCAGCTTTCGCCAACCGCCTCTTCCCCTTTCCCTTCTCGTAGGGCTTTAATCTTGGACTGCATATCTTCTTCTTCTGAATGTTCTATAATTTGCAATAATAAGTATTTCGCTTTCTTATCTACCATATCCTATTTTACATAAAAAACATGAAAAAACACAAAAAAACCCCGCCGAAATAAATCTCGGCAGGGCTCAGGTGTGAACGCCTATATTCGGCCCGCAAAAGAAGGTCAGCGAGCCTAGATAAGAGACGGACTAGGTGATTTCTAATTCAATGCTTTTTGCTTTTTTTTCTTTATCTACCTTTACAGACAGCAAGCCGTTTTCCATTTTGCTTGATATAGTGGAAGGATCGCACCCGTCAGGCAAAATGAAAGAATAAGAGGCTGAGCTTTCATCTTTCTTTGCCGTAATGGAAACAACTCCATCTGCTACTCTAGCATTAATATGTTCTTTTGAGAAACCGGCAAGCGGAACCCAATATTCATAATTGTCATCATTTTCTTTATAATTTACATCGCTTCGTCTCCAAAACGAATTATCCCCTCTTGAAAATAGGCTATCCCACTCATCGAAAAGGTTCCCAACATTGTTATTGTTTAGTCTTAAAGCTAACATGAGTTTATACAAGCATGAAGCGTGCCAACTTTTTTTTAGGGAAAAACGGAAGAATGTCTCTTGTGTGAGACAGTGCGTCTCACTTTTGAGACGCTCTTTTTTTTGCCAAGGGACTTTTTGGCTCACTCTTACGTTTCGAGCCAGACCGAAAGGTAAGCGAGGGAGCGGTGACGCTGCCACCCCAGTCAATAGAATTATAATTGTCTCTAAATTTTTTAGAGAAACAGTTTCTTGGTTTATCCCCTTTTCCGGCACTCATAATTTTATACAGATGGGACGATTTCTATATTAACTTCTTCACCTGTAATAAAGCCCTCTTCAACCATGTAAGAGGCAATGGAAATAGCTTCCTCGTCAGTAATTTCAAAACCACCCCTCTCACATATCTTAAGCATGCCATCTTCAGATACTAAACACGGCAAGCCAAGCACTGTCAAATTTCTTTTTTTGGGAGACTGCATTACAGATATACTTACACTGATTTAGTTACGTGTAAACTTTATTAATGAATCTTATTATTGTATCCAAATTAACGTGCAACGAAGGCTTATACTTTCGTTATATAAGTATGATGGCTAAACAAGACTTAAATTACTCCGTGTTAATAGAAAGCAACGAAGATAAAATAGATTATTATTACAAAAAACTTAAAACGCATGGGTGGTTCGATTTTGTAGATGACTTTGTAACACCAGAACATAATGAAGACGGGGTTAGAATAGATAATGAATTAAATTACCCAAGAACCATCAAAGTAGATAAGATAACTTGCGAGAACACGTTGAGTTTATTAGGTCAAATTAAATTTTTTGTAGATGTATAATGATATAACGATATACCGACACAAAAGCGAACAGGTAAAAAATAACCCAATTGCTACTGAGTGTCTCCAAACATTATCCCATTTCGAAATGGGGCTAGAAAAACACGGTGTTAAACCTAATTCAAAATCTTTGGATGATGACTTCGAAGAAAGCGGCTTGTCGGTATTTTGGGGAACAGCAAAGAAATGCACCCCAAGAGGAAGAAGGATAAAAGAACTTCAAGATTTTCTAAAGAAAAAAAACAAAGATTGGATAACTATCGAAAGAGGGTATGTAAAAAGACAATCTGACAATGAATTGCAATCAAAGGATACCTACTACTCCGTGGGGTTCAATGGCTTGAACGGTCACGCAAATTTTAAAAACAAAGACATGCCATCTGACAGGTGGGAAAAGCTAGATACAGAGTTGCAACCATGGAAAAGCGGAGGAGGAAATATACTATTTTGTGGTCAGGTTCCTTGGGATGCAGCTTGTGAAGTGGTCCCAAATTATGAAGAATGGTTAGATAGAACCATGGAGAAAGTAAAAGGCTTAACTGATAGAAAAATAATCTTCAGGCCCCACCCATATTTGATAACCTATAATCCAATATTATCATTTACCCCTGTGCTTGATTTTGAGGATAAAAATTTTTGGAGAGAACATGGTATAGCAATCCCAGCGCAAGCAGATGTAATCTCTACAGATAGAAGAGCCTCCCTTCATGAAGAAATGGAAGACGCATGGATAACAGTTTCCTTGAACTCTAATAGTGGAGTCGAATCTATAATTAATGGCATTCCTACCGTGGCCTGCGGCGAAGGATCTATGGCTAAAGAAATATGCACTGATCTAAAAAATATAGAATCACCCCACAAGCCCGATAGAAAACAGTGGGCATATAACCTAGCTTATAGTCAGTGGACCACAGAAGAAATGAAAGAGGGTCTTACTTGGGAACATCTAAAGAACTAGAGCTTAGTTGGCTTCTAAGAAATGAACCCTTATCATGCTCAATATACATTCCCCAACGCGTGAATGGTATAACATGCTGTGACGTGCTATGGCCATTAGAATTAACATGATTCGCCGCAGAAACCCCCTCTGCAAAATCCTGAACTAAATGCGGCCACCTTTCTCTAGACTTAGCTAAGATAAAGCTATCGTCCCATCTGGGTAATCTTCTAAAATTTTGATTAGTATAAATTGACATAACAAAATTATAAAATTCTATAGCAAACCCAGAAAGACCGTCAACCACAACCACTCCAGCCTCCACGGAATCTCTATCACCCTGAAATAAACCCACGGGTTTTTCTAAAATATCACCCACGAAACTCTCAGGAATCGGCTTTATAATTCGTGCGTCTGCATCCAAAAAAACGTTAACACCTTTATACCTCTTTCTTACGACGGCGTCATACTGCATAAGAACTTTATGAAACCAACCAAACCACCGCTCATTCCACATGCCTAAGTCTTTTGCTAACCCGCCTTGAGAAACATCAATGACATCTTTATTGTTGTTGAAAACTTCAGAAAATTCGGGAAGATTTCTAATTTTTACAAGTTGCAAATTTAAATTTCTAGATGATATATCATCAATATTTTCTTCAGAAACGTCTTCGTAAATCCAAACTTCGGCTTCTGGCACATTCTCCTCTACGCTGTCTAACAAGCTTTTGCCTGATAAATTATAAATCTTGTCATTGAATGTCGATAATATCCTCATTTCTATTTTTCCTTTCCATTTATTCCTATTCCCAGTTAATGTCTCGTTCGCCAAACTCAAACTTCTGCTTTATTCCTAACCCCTTGGGAAAGAAGTTTCGTAGCATTTCTATGTCTCCCCTATCCATTGTTAAGCCCTCTGGTAAAACAGCTCTTCTTTTTTTTACTATAACGGTTTGATTGTTGCCATAAGCCTTGTAACTTGCATCACCGCAATCAAAGCCTGCAAGAATCAAGTGGTAAAAAAGAGTTGCTGGAGTAAATTGATTTACATGACCGCCGACCAACTTGGTCCTCACCGGGGGTACTGATATTAACAAAATTCCATCATTCTTTAATAAGCTGAAAATTTTCTTCAAAAACTTATTTACATTTAGTGAGTGCTCTAATATGTGGCTACAAAATAGGCAGTCGTATTTCTTTTCAAAATCTATTTCTAAAAAATCCCCCAAGAAGCTAATTTCATCCTTTCTCTGCTTGGCATAAAAACTAGTACCGAAATCGACCGTGTCAACAATTTTACCCGCTTCTCTTAAAACGCTTGCATGCTCTCCCGCTCCCGAACCGACATCTAAAACGGTTTTAAAAGAGTAATCTTTAAGTAGCTTAGCTACCCCCTTGCTTGATGTAGTCAAAGATCCTATCTTTCCCGTTAAGATAAGATCTCGCCTTGCGCGTAATAGAAAAGAGTCTTCCACTAGTGTCATTTCTTTACATATTATACTTTAAACCCACCAGAGTTCATAATATTTCTCAACATTTTGATGCCAAGCATTTACGTCCATATGATTCTCGTTGGGAACCCAATTTGGGAAAATATTTTCAAACACCATTCCGTGGCAGTCATCAAAACCTTTTATAAAATCATTACTCCCCGCAAAAATAGTATGAGGCTGGTCATCAAGCATGGTTGATGCTTCTCGAAGCTCTTGAGAAAAATCCTCGCAATATACAAATCCATATCTAGAGAACGCATCTATCCAATATTCTTTAGATTTACAATTTACGTGATGGTGGCCGGTGTGTCCGGGAGGAGCGGCGGTACATATAGCATACCTAGAAGTTTGAAACGCATGCATGTAGTTCGGCATATATTTTTCCTCTACGTGCTCTAAAAATTCAACACTGAAAGACAGATCACTGTGAATCCCTTCTATAAGAGGACACGGACCCATGGTAAAATCATGACACACGCAATTTAGGGGCTCACCCACATCTCTCATGCCCGCCTCTTCCCAAATCGCGGGTAATATGGGATCACCATCTATACCTCTGGCCGCAAGCCCCTTTTGCGTTGCGTAGCTAATCATAGTACCAAGACCACATCCCACCTCCAAAAAGGTCTTTACGTTAAATTTCTTGATCGCCCAATCAAGCGCACCAAAGTCTGTGTGACAAACCATCTGGTGCCCACCTAGATGAGGCGGTGTCTCTATAATCTTTGCTTTATCTTGCGTCATATATATATTTGGACATAGCTGAGATGCAAGAGCTTTAATTTCGTCCTTTGTCATTATGTAACTTTTCTAAATTGGTAGCGAAGGCGGGACTCGAACCCGCAAGCCTTGTCCCAGCGGCAGATTTTAAGTCTGCTGTGTATACCAATTCCACCACTTCGCCATTTTTCATCGTCTAACTTTTCTTAAATATCCAATTGTGTTAAATGTGGTATTCCTTCCAAAAAAATCGCAATATTCCCGATCCAAAACAAATTTAGCACCACCGCGATCATAATCACATAAAAAATCCTCAACAGCACAAGCGGGGTTGTCTCTTAACTCTTCGCTCATCGGGTTTAGCACTCCTAAAATCCCGTCTTCTACGATATAATACGAATCTAGGCTAACTATTTTCGAAAATTTATCCAAAGCGGCAGAAACCCCACTATAAGTATGACAACCATCATCTATTACCATTATTTTTTTAAAATCCCTAGCTAGAAGGACGTCATACTGCTCCCAGCCCTCAGTAAACCTAGTGATCCTAGGATCGTCTATTACCTTTTGGCTTACTACGCAATCTGGAGGATTTGGAATATCTATGGTATGAACAACGCCACCATGCGCCTCTTGTAAATCAGACAAGTATAAAGCTTGCCCCCCCATATGAGTTCCTATTTCTATTACGAGATCAGGTTTAATTTCCCAGATAAGCATTTGATATAGCACGTAATCAAATGGGCAAGATAAACAGGGCACACCCTTATACTTAACTCTGCGATGTCCCTCGTAAATTGTGTTCAAGTTCAATTCAATGCTTTTATCCATGCACTATCTCCTCCTTGTAAATCCATTTTATTTCATTAAAATATTTTTTTGAAATACTTCGCTTCTTATCTCTATTTTTACCACCATTTAAAAACTTGTCTTTCGCATGGAATACTCCAAGAGCCAAGCCGCCCTCAAAGTTTAAAGATGACAAAACACAAAGTTTTCCCACGCATTCTGGCGGGATCATCCAAGAATTTTTTACGCTAAATTTGCAATCTATTTCTACCCCGTTTATCTCAAAATCTAAAGCTCTACCATTTTTTAGGGAAAATATCCTTCTTATCTTATCTTCGAAAACAGAACCCATAATCGTTTTTTGAGTCTTGTCTAGCTCGCTTAAAGAGCTCTTTCCAAAAAGATCGAGAACCCGAGTAAGCGTAGTCCTCAACGCAAGCTCTATTTTATCCTCGTAGTTATCTACCTTTTTAAAAAAATCAACTATGGTACGAGTAGAAGGATTCGAACCTCCGACCTGCGCGGTGTAAACGCGATGCTCTCCCGCTGAGCTATACTCGCTACGTTTTAAAAAAGCACTCATAATTTTTAACGCCATCTATCTGGGTTCTGCTCCCTCTGCCTTCTCATATACTCCCTCTTCTGCCTGCGTCGTCTCTCTGGGTCTCTGGCGTCGTACGCCCTGCGAGCTCTCCGTAAAGCTCGCTTGCCTTTTTCTGTCTTGGAATATGTTTTCTGGGATTTGGGCATATCGTCCACCTTAGCTTTGATGTTCGTCGGGGGGGAATATTCGATTTTTTTTGATATCCCTCGATAAATCCTCACAAAGATCGTCGATTATTTTTTTTGAAACGCTAGGCATGCATATCATATGCGCCTCCCCCTCTTGAACCGCTAGCTTCCACTTTTTACATGTATCCTCGCTGGGTCTAGGAAAAACCACTGTGACTGCGTGATCATTTTTCCAAGCCCTGATACCCGCGTCATTAAATTTACGAACAGCATATTCTGCATTTCTTATACAAAGCCTCACCTCTCTTTTAAAACCGTCGAAGCCATATTTTCTAATTGCATACCATAATAATATTGGCGTGAATCCATTTCTAGAACCACTGATGGTACTATCCAATGACCCCACGTACTCCACCGCTCTCGAGACCCTACCGACGTTGCTCTTTAAGGCTAAGACCACGCCGCATGGAATTGGAGAGCCGATGAATTTGTGCCCACTAATTGATAGACTTTGTACTCCAGTGGTAAAATCAAAACGAGGAGAATCGTCAATGAAGGGCAGCGTCATTCCTCCTAAAGCCGCGTCTACGTGAATATAATATTCTGGTATCGCTAGCTCTTTCAGAACCTTTTTTATTTCATTTATATTATCAAACCCCTCTTTCATGGTTGTGCCCATGTTGGCAAAAATAATAGGGGGAGCACTTCTCCAAGTAGCTATCATATCATGTAAGTCTTGATAATCCATTTCGCCATTCTTCCTAGACTTTATCATTACGTGATCCATATTAAGCACTCGGATATTTTTACTGACACTATAATGAGTATCTTGAGAATAATAAACAACGCCCTTGGGGTATAATTCTCTAGCTAAATAAAGACCATACATATTGCCTTCTGTCCCGCCATTTGTAACATAGCCCCAATAGTTATCTGATGGAGCATTATGCAATTTAGCGAACCAATCTAAAACGTCTCTTTCTATACCTCTAGAATCTAAACCATAATAACTAGAACAAAAGGGATCACCCACGTTATTCAGGGGTATAGCTAAAAAATCAAATAGCTCAGAATAATCAAACGCCGAATTTACAGGGTAACCGACGAAAGTCTCTTTCTCTTCAAGGAGAAACTCTTTGAACTGCTTTAATAAATCTTTATCTTTTTCGTTCAGCTGCATATATCGTCCACTATAGTGAGTCGATCTCCCGGGGGGAATTATTCGTTTTTTTATGTACAAAAAAATAACCCCCTCAGAATTTCTCCAAGGGGGTCTTGCTGTTTTGTCGTCTAACTAAGTTACTTTCTTTTTTTGACCGTTTCCGTTGGTTTGACCTCTGCTTTCACAAAGGGAAGCGTTAAGCTTGCCCCTTTAGAACCAGCTGCGGCACCAAGTACTTCGGTCTCATTAGCTTTAGTGCCAATAGTAACACCAGTTTGACAACCCGACGCCACAATTAGCAACGCCCCAACAATTGATAGTAATACTGTCTTCATTTATTTAGTTTGAGGTGAGACGCGTCGATCATAACTCTATTCAAAAGAAATGGTGGAAGCGGCGGGAGTCGAACCCGCGTCTTTAAAGCCATCGGCTTAAATATACTACAAGCTTAGTCAGTGTTAATTTTCGTGCTTCATCACTGACAACTACACACGAGGTTGGAGGCACTTTATTTATCCTAGACTCCTCACCCTTCCTAGTTTTTTGCTCGCTGTCGACGCCCTATCTCCTTAACGAGCATCCAGAGTAGGACGGGGCAGAACTAAGCTGCCAGCGCGGCTTCTTGGAAACCGAAACGAGCGAGAATCTCGTCCGCTTCTGCTACCGAAGGAGCCATGTCAACATTATCGTTGGCATATATGTTTTTGACAGTTTTTTTAAGAGGCCAACTATCATCCTCTGCTTGCAATTTAGCGTAAGGTTCTAAATCGAATCCAGTACGCTCCCATAAAATAAAATGGCAACCATACGTGCTTCGTCCATCGCACCGGTGACGAGCTCAAGCGGACATACTGCCGAATTACAGGTCGCCAAAATTCTTTTCACAATATATTACATTATTTTTTAGTGATATACCATAAATAAATCATTAATCCTATAAACGGTAACCACAGTAATGATAACATTAAAATTTCCATCATTTATAAAATGTAACATTTAAGTTCCACGGCTCGCTTTCATTACGTTTAAAATTTTGATAACCACATCTTTCAGCTAGGCTCTCTAGTGAATGTATATCATACCCACTTTTATGTACGTCCCAAAGAAATTTATCGGCCGTAAAGCTGCCTAGCCCATTGGCCTCTTGTTGCCAACCATAAATGCTAGCAATGGCGTGCCTAAAGCTGGGCGTGCCGTTGCCGTCTCTATTATTAAAATATTCTAAATATTCTTTCGCATGATAATGCAAATCTGGAACCTCCATCCTAACTTCTCCACCTTTTTTTAGAATTTTGCGCCAAACCCCTAGGGTCTTTTCGCCTTGAGCGAATGTAAGGTGCTCGAACATGTGCCTCGAATAAATTGCCTCTATGCTATTTGCTTCGACGTGGTGATGAATGTCCCAGCAGGCGCAGACATATGTCACCCCTAAAAGGTTTCTAATATCGGAACTAACATACCCCTCTTTCGCGTTGTCACCCGCTCCAAATTCTATTTTCATAATCTCATGGTACTCCCGGTGCGACTCGAACGCACGACCCTCTGTTTAGAAGACAGATGCTCTATCCAACTGAGCTACAGGAGCATACTTATATATGCTAACATACTTTTTAAGAAAGTGTCAAGCCTTAAGCCCGCTTGGTATAAGCGAAGGGTGCTCCGTAGGGGTTATTTTCTTTAAGAACCGAGTATTTGCTAACCAATCGAAGAAGATCTTTATAGTAGGGGTGATCTTTATCCTCCCAGTGCTCTAGCATAAGCTTTAGGTGGTCCACTAAGTTTTGATTAGCCTCCTTAGGAACATCGGCACTGTGCTTCGGCATATGATCCTCTTCATAAGCCTTAATTTGCTCGGTAAAATCAATAATCTTCACATCTTTCATGACATTAAATATTACACGAAAAACACGCAGCAGAGGTAAAATACATGCTGCGTGTCATCTCCACCCTTTGGCCCCCTTGATAAAACTATTAATCTCTTCTTATTAAGATCATTTTGGGGTATGTTACCCTCAACATAAACGGAAACATTTTCTTGGCTGCGGCCTCATCAGAGGTCTCTTCTTCTTCGGCTTTTGGACTGTGTTCTACTGGCATTTCGGTTACCTCTTTTTCGCTGGGCATCGGACGGCTTGGATCAAGCGCCCACATAATCTTATGCTCAATGCAATATTCCTGCATCCTGCGCACGGGAACAATAAGATTAAATCCTTCTCCAGCGCCTCTGACAAGCATTCCTACGTATCTCGCGTCAGATTTTAAATACACGCCTCCACCCGAGCTTCCCGGAAATGCCGTGCAAGTCGTCTGGTCAAAAACAAATTTATTTAAAGACTTAATTAATCTCCCGTGCTGAGAATAAATACCATCAGTCATGCTGTTTGCTCCCATTTGCCCAAGTAAGCTGCCAACGTGAAGTAAGTCTTGACCTAGCGGGGGGATTTTTTCATCAAGATAAAAGGTGACCGTGTCTTTGACAAAGTTTAATTTTCTAACTCTAAGTAGAGCAAGATCGTGGCCATCTTTGGCGTCACTATACTTTAGCACCTCAGCGTCCATCTGTAAGCGGCCTACCGTTCTTCCGTTCTGCCTAATCTCTTTTACAACCATTGGGTCTTTAAACTCTACGATTGTTTTAGTCGTGCCGTTTACTAATACTTTTCTCTCCGATCTAAGGTTATCGATAACGTGACCAGCGGTCCATATAAAATTTACCAAATTTCCTTTTGAATCTTTTCTAGTGAAGACTACTCCAGACCCTTCTCCGTTAGAGAATTGCCCCTCGGACCTAATTGTAACGGAGACATTTTGGAGATGGTCTGCTGTGGCTTGTTTCTTCTCAGCACCTAACGAAGACGTTAAAAGAGTGAGACCTAAGGCTAAAGATGTTAATATTTTCATAATGTAACTTATTTATTTTAAGAATTTTACGCATCTAGTTCTAATAAAAAAACGCCCTTATCTTTAATTGTCGCCTTACTGTATTCCTCCCCTATTCCTAGGAAGATTTTAAGCTCATGCTGGTCTATTGGCGACAACATAAGCATTGAATTCTTATATGTAACTTCTGCATGTTGTTCTCTATTTCTCTTAGTGCAAGCACAACCATTATTTATTCGTAAAAATATATCTTTGAATTGATTTAATGCTGCAGGGAAAATTTTACCACGAGACTCCTGCCGCTGGGCAAATGTCATAAAAGTATACATTTCCTCTATAATAACCTCATTCATACGCTTTTTTCTCCAAAAAAGAAGCTAAATAATAAATAATCAAACCCAGTACGTACACCACGGGGATAAGGCACAGTTCCCTGTGATAAAAATAAAAAAATATACTGAGCCATACAGAGACGCATTTTGGGCAAGAGATTAGCCTTAAAAAGAATCCATCATGAAATAAAACGAGGTAATCTGGATACATTAAATCCGGATTAAGACCCTTCTCTTTTTTGTAGGAAATAAGGTCGAAGTACAGTTCTAATTTTAAAAGAGAACAGTATTCAGTAAACGCTTCTGTTTTAAACCATAGCAAAAGCAAAGAAGCTAAAAGAAAAGAAAATGTTAAAGCGGTTTCCCACACTCCTTATTATTCCCCCGTTGATCCCAGTAAATTTTTAGCCCTCGGCTTAATCTCTTCGGCGCGCTCCCATGTTACGGTATTACATTTCTCGATGACTAGAGAAGCTAATCTCATGCCGGGCTTGATATATACCCCCTCGTCCTGTGTAACGTTTGCTATCACTATTTTGATAGTGTCTGAGTAGTTACTATCGATTACCTCATTCATTATCATAACACCCTCTCTAAGAGCTATGCTACTACGAGGAACTATTCTTCCATAGTACCCCTCTGGGATTTCTACTTTGATCCCAGTGTCGATAACTGCTCTCCTCATTCCTAAAACTTCCATGGAGGTACCAGCGGGGACAAATAAATCGTATCCCGCATCCCCTTTTAAAAACTTGGTAGGGGGCAACGCGTTATTGGCTTTTTCGTATTTTATATTTACATCTGTATTCATATCAGTATAGGGTTTAAGATCTTCTTCCTCTATTCTACCGTCTTTGTCTAGATATCTCTTAACGTGAGATAAATCAGTAATAGAAATATCTTGGTGAGAAGAAGGGGCTAAAAGCGACCGTGATTCTGCTTCCTTGTTTGAATTTATCAATCTTTGGTTGGCGGCACGAAGTGAAAAAAGCTCTTCCTCCGCAGTTTGTAATTGGCGACTCATCGTCTCCGCTGTCAGGCGGGCTTCTGCGAGCTCCCTACCTAACATTTGTTCCCTCGGCGGTATTTCCGAAGGCCCCTTTTCTTTCTTAAAAAAATCCTTAAGCCACTTCAGCATACAATATTATAAACTATAAGATTATTCTTTTCAAATTAATATCATAAAATTTAAAAATATCTAAAGCCTTAGAATCTCTCTCGTATTCTTCTGCGTAAATAACTTCTTTTACCCCATAAGAAGCTATCATTGTGGCACAATACGAGCAGGGCAAAAGCGTTACTGCTAGTAAATCCACCTCCCCTTTCCTGCATAAAGACAAGCAGTTCGCTTCGGCATGGATCATATACTTTCTCCGCTCGTCTCTATCCAACCAAAAATCCAAATCCACCTCCTTACCTGAGGCAAGGCCATTATACCCCAATCCCAAAACCATATGGTCCCTATTTAAAGCGCAAGCCCCCACCTTTCGATAGGGGTCTTCGCTTCTTAGAGCCGCTGTCTTGGCTAGCTCTATAGCGTAGTCATGCCAAGCCAACCGCTTCATTTTTAATCCCTGCAGACGTGGCCAGCAGCACTAACCATCTTCCAAACAACCATGGAAAGTATAATTGTTAAAACTAACATCTTAAAAATCCATTTCGTCAGAGACTTCCTCCTGCTTTGCAGCAGCCATAAAAGAATAGAGCCAGCTTGGTCTTCCGATTTTATTAGAGGCCCTCTTCGTTTTAACAAGAACGCCATCTTTTACGTTTCGATTAATTTTATTATGAACCGAGACTCTAGATACGATATCGCTGTTCATTTTGAATACTTGTTCGGCTGTGAATTCGCCCTCGGGCCATTGAATTTCGGTCTCAGGGCGACCTCTTTTTGATTTTATTGTTTCCATACTATTTATAGAATAACATAACTTTATTTAATTTGTCAACACTTTTTTTACTTTATTTTGATAGCTAAAATCTCTATAATAACCATATATGACTATAGATGATGTTAGAAACGCTCTCTGGAGTTGGTTTGAATCTAATGACTCTTTTGAAATAGAGAGAGATGGATCTAAATTATTACTATTAACCGATGGGGAGATGGACGAAAAACAAGCAGGAATTAAATGCGCATTAGCAGACTTCGCTGAAAGCGGGGTCGTAAAAAAATGTGAGCACAAAGAAAAAACGTACTATATACTTACCAAGAGTATAGACATGTACGAACAAAGTGTCTCGCTTAACTTCGTAACCGCGAGGCAACTTGCCTTAACAGTGAATAATTTCTGTGAAGTCATTGGCGATAAAACCGACTGGGTAGATAGAGAATCTGTTCAGGAGAAGGACGTGAGAAGCTTAATCGCTATCATAAATATATTAGAAGAAAAATTAAAAGACGCTTGACATAAACATAAAAATGAGCATAGTATAGAGTCTTAGCTTTTTACTAAGCGGCGAATAGCTTTCGGGGGTAATCCCGAATCAAACACGTAAGAGACAACAGGCCCGTAAAAAGACTACAAACGAACAAGGCTAATAACCTTGCTGTTATTTCGGGAAAAAGCGGCAGTTGAGTTTGTACGGAATATTAATTCCGATGTTAGAGACTTCATCCTCTCAAGAGGAAAAGGCTGACAGTCAACAAAATAAGTCCCGCCGCATAAATGTAAAAGTTATACATAGCCAGAGTGGTTGTGAGCTAGGCTAAAAGCGGCCAATGCGAAGGACTGAAGCGGGCACTCATGGACAGAAGATTCTAGTAGAGAGTGGCATCTCTAAGTTGACATGCTATGTTCTTATCCAACTTCAGATGAAAAGTATATAATCATGGAAAGGCTGACAGTCAAATCTTAAACTTAAGCGAGTGTAGCTCAGTTGGTAGAGCGTGTCGTTGCCAACGATAAGGTCGTGGGTTCGATTCCCATCACTCGCTCCATTCTTAATTTAAAAAAGTTCTTGACAAACTATATAAAAAAGAGTTATTATAAGGAATAATGAATAGAACACCGATTGGATTGGCAGGAGTGGCTGGAGCGGGGAAGGATTTATTTTTCTCTCTTCTGAGCAGGAAATTACCCGTTAGGAGATTTGCTCTCGCGGACGAATTAAAGAGAGAGACAACGCATCTTTGCATGGAAGCGTATGGAGTTGACCCTATGAATTGTAGTAGGAAGGAAAAAGAGGAGATAAGATCATTTCTGGTTGACTATGGGACGCGAAAGAGGAGTGCTTCAAACGGCAGGCACTGGATTGATAAGCTTGATTATAAAGTAAGGGGGTTCTTACTAAATGCTGTCACGAACGACATACCTGTTGTTACGGATATTCGATATCAGGAGTATGATAATGATGAGGTTTATTGGGTCAAGGAGGAGATGAAGGGAGTCTTGGTTCACATATCTCAGTTTGAAATTCAACGAGCAACTGGCGAGAAGCAGTATCGTCAGCCAGCCAACTCAGAAGAAGAAAGGATGGACCCAATTGTCAAGTCTCTAGCTAATTATGAGATTTCATGGCCTAGGGTTAAAGAAGATATTGGAAGATCAGCAATATTAAATCAACACGTTAATAACTTCGTAGAATGGTATAAGAATGAGTATAAATGAAATAGCTAACGAATATATAAACTTACTATGGAGGGCGTTCCAAAGTGACCTTGATATCCTTTCCAATTGGTGGATGTGGGCCGCTTTATTAATACCAGCGGTGTTATATATACTTTTTATGGTTGTTAAATGGACGATATTACTATTCCCCATTTGGATGCCGCTTAACTTACTACGAATACCTTTTCGAAGAAAACCGTCGTATGTATCGACAGGTAACTTTATTGAAGACATGATAAACATACGAGCGAAAGCCTCAGAGAGGATAAAAAAGGAGAATCCAAGAAAACCTGTCGCATATATTAGCGACAATGGAAAATGACAATGTATTAATTAACAGGATAAAGGGAGAGAATTGTAGCGAAAGTTTTTCAGAGCTTTCAAACAGGCATGAAAATTTATACTATAAAATATGCCAAAAATATTCTCCCGCTTTAAAGTCTGTGGGTGTTTTCTTAAATGATGTTTTTGATGATAAAAATTTTATAATATATAAAGCTTTACAGTCATTCGATCACAATAAAAACACGAAATTCTCCACATGGCTAGGTAATCACGCTAGATATCATTGTCTAAACTTCATAAATTCTAATAATAAATATCTTCATTGCGAGGGCGATGATCTAACCTTCTTTATAGAAAGAAGAAACGTTCTAGAGTCTTCCACTAAACCTACAGACGAGGAACAAAGTTTAACTGATCAAATTTTTGATGTTTTATCACGACTTAAAGACGAGAGGATTTACTTGATATACAAAGAGCGGTACGCAAAAGACAAAGAGAAACAAACATGGACCAAGATAGCTAAAAAATTGAATATCAGCACGCAGACAGTCATCAATCTTCATACCAAAGGACGAAATATCCTACAGAACAAAATGAAAACACAAAAATATTTAGATTTTGTTTGACAAAGATTTATAAATAGAATATACTAAGAGAATATGGAAAACCAAACACAGCAAAAAACACAGAACGAAGAACTGGGCGCTCTATGGAAGCGTACATCACAACAAGGTCAGAAGTATCTGGCGGGTCACCTCAAAGTGGGGGAATTTGGAGAAGAGCAAACCGTAAAGGTTGTTGTTTTTCAAAACAGGAACAAGAGCAACGAGAAGCAACCGGATTTCCGGATGTACAAATCTCAAGCTCCTTCCACCGCAAGCGCGGTAAAGACCGAGGAAGTACAACAAAGCGAAGAGACTGAAGAAAGTCTACTGTAAATCATGGCAGACTTTGCGGTCCATCTTCCTATTAACTCTGTTTCTTTTGGGCAGGTTTCAATAAACCTTCTTAAAGAAATTAAGAGTCGGGGTCTGCATCCCTCTATCTTTCCGATGGGGGATGTGGACCTCTCAGCTGAGGAGGATGATAAAGATTTTCAACAGTGGCTCAAGGAAAACGTTGAGAAATCCCTAAAGGAACACAGAAGATCAACGCCTACAATTAAGTTATGGCACTTAAATCATGAAGGGTTACAATCTTACAGTGATAAGACTATACTTATAACATTCTACGAGTTAGATTCCCCCACAAAGCAAGAGCTCAATATAGCCAGCAACCATACGACGGTAGTAACCTCAAAGTACACGCAGAGCGTATTTCAAGAAGCGGGTGCAGAGGCGCATTATGTACCATTGGGCTTTGACAATCATAATTTTAAAGACACAAATAAATCTTACTTCAAAGATGGGAGGATGGTTTTCAATTTATGCGGTAAATTTGAGAAAAGAAAGCGTCACGAAAAAGTTCTAAAAGCTTGGGTAAAAGAATTCGGAAATGATACTAAGTACCATTTACAGTGCGCGTTATACAACAAGTTTATGGCCCCCGAGCACAACAATCAAGCATTAGGGCAAGCTCTAGAAGGCAAGAAATATTCGAACGTTTCCTTCTTAAACTGGATGGCTAAAAATTCTCTATATAATGACTTTCTTAATTCTTCGAATATTGTTATTGGTATGTCGGGAGGAGAAGGGTGGAGCTTGCCAGAGTTTCATTCAATTGGTCTTGGTAAACACGGGGTAATTTTAAATGCACACGTACATAAAGATTGGGCGAACAGTAAGAACTCTGTGCTAGTAGAGCCATCAGAAAAGATAAAAGCGTACGACGGCGGCTTCTTTAGAGAAGGTGATGAAATTAATCAGGGTAATATTTTTGACTTTAACGAAGATGATTTTATTTCTGGATGTCATGAGGCTATTAAAAGAGTCGAAGCTAATAAGGTAAATGAGGACGGGCTATTAATACAAGAGAAATTTACTTACTCCAAAACGCTAGACCAACTCCTCGACCTGCTTTGAAACATGCCAATCTACCTATTCAAACATCCGGAGAAAGACATCGTTATTGAAGATCTCCAAAAGATGAGCGATCCCCATGTTTACGTAGACGAAGACGGGGTTGAATGGGAAAGGGTGTGGACATCTCCAAATGCTGGGGTAGACTCTCAACTAGACGGCTCCAAAGAAAGCTTTATGAAATACACGGCTAACAAAAAAGGGAACATTGGAGATTTATTCGATGCTTCTCAAAGATGTAGCGAGATGAGAAAAAAAGAACGAGGTAAAGACTCTCTAAAAGATAAATATTTTGAAAATTACAGTAACAGACGCGCAGGCAAGAAGCACCAGCAAGATCCGAAGGGAAAGCATAGTCGTAAATTTTTTAAATAAAATACACTTTTATTCCCCCCGTTAACATTTTATTCACAATCGTGATTTTCGTCTTTACTTTTTCATTAAAATTGATGTAATATGTGATACTGAAAGAGCACTCAAAAAGATGGACAAGGTAATCAATGTAAAGAAAAGAAACGGACGCCTCCAAAAATTAGATATTAATAAAATTAATTTATGTGCACAACGTTCATGCGAGGGGTTAGATGATGTTTCTGCCAGCGAGGTAGTTATAGATGCAAATGTCCAACTGTATGAAAAAATTACGACAAGAGAAATCGATCAAGCCTTAATTTTATCGGCTCGATCTAAGGTGGAAAAAGAACCGAATTATTCATATGTCGCAGCAAAACTACTATTAGGTAATATTCATAAAGAAGTCTTTGGTTCAAGCGTGGATAAAGAAGCCTTTGAACATCAATACAGACTAGCCTTCATTAGAAATACGAAGCTCTTAGTTAAAGAGGGAATTCTAAGAGAGGGAATGCTAGAATTTGATTTAAAAAGACTATCAGAATGCTTGGTTTTAGAAAGAGATTTTAAATTTAAATACCTTGGTCTTCAAACGCTTTACGATAGATACTTCTTACGAATAAACGGGCGAAGACTAGAGTCTCCTCAATCGTTCTGGATGAGAGTCGCAATGGGACTAGCTCTAAACGAAAAAGACAAGGAAAAAAAAGCGATAGAATTTTACGAAGCAATTAGCTCCTTTAAACTATGTCCATCGACACCTACTTTATTCAACAGCGGTAGTGTACGTAGCCAGCTTAGCTCTTGTTACCTTAATACTTTTGATGATTCCATCGACGGAATCTTCGAGGGGGCATGGCAGGAAGCTAGGAAATCAAAGTTCGCGGGAGGATTAGGTTTTGATGTTTCTAATTTTAGATCAGCTGGTTCATATATCAAAGGAACTAATGGTACCTCCAGCGGGCTTGTTCCTTGGCTTAAGGTGTTTAATGATCTCCTAGTAGCAGTTAACCAAGGAGGAAAACGTCCCGGAGCGGGTTGCGCTTATCTTGAACCTTGGCATTTAGATATTGATGAATTTCTAGATTTAAAGAAGAACACTGGAGACGAACGGAGACGCTGTCATGATATGAATACCGCTAATTGGATTCCTGATTTGTTTTTTAGACGAGTCCAAGAAAACGGCGACTGGTATTTGTTTTCTCCCTCCGATGTAACACTGCATAACGTATGGGGAGAAGAGTTCGACAAACAATATGCGGCGGCATGCAAAAAAGCAGACAAAGGAGAAATTGAAAACTTTAAAATAATTAAAGCCAAAGACCTTTGGAAAAAAATGCTAAGACTACTGTTTGAAACAGGTCACCCGTGGATAACGTTTAAAGATAACGCTAATTTTCGTTACTCCAACCAGCACAAAGGGGTAATTAATAGCTCTAATTTGTGCACTGAAATCTTTCTGCATACCAAACCTTCAAAGTACTCCCAAGGAGAAAAAACAGAAATTGGAGAGACGGCCGTATGCAACCTTAGCTCGATTAACTTAAAAGAACATTTAAAAGAAAATGGGGAATTAAATTTTAAATTATTGGCGAAAACTATATCTACCCAGATGAGAATGTTAGATAATGTGATCGATTTAAATTTTTACCCCACCAAAGAAGCGGAAAAAGCTAACCTAGCTCATCGTCCTGTAGGCGCAGGAACCATGGGGTGGGCCGATGTTTTTCACTCTTATAAAGTGGATTTTTCATCCGACGAAGCGGTAAAGTTTTCAGACGAACTATACGAATTCATTTCCTATCATTGCATATTAAACTCTTCAAAACTCTCTAAGGAAAAAGAGTCATATTCATCGTACGAAGGCTCACTGTGGAGTCAGGATGTTTTACCAATAGATACGTATAAGAACCTTATAAATTACCTAGACGAAAAACCCATAATCCACAGGGGTAAAAAGTTTTGTCCAGAGGTTGATTGGAAAATTCTCCGCACCCACATAAAAGAGCATGGCATGCGCAACAGCAACACAATGGCGATAGCTCCCACCGCCACTATATCTTATATACAAGGATGTTCTCCGTCAGTAGAGCCCGATTTCTCGACCCTGTTTGTATACGAGAATAAATCTGGTAATTTATTTATAACTAATGAGTGGTTTGTAAGAGAATGCAAGGAGCAAAACATATGGGGTCAATCCTTTGTGGATACCCTAAAATCCGTAGACGGCGACGTGTCCCGACTCAATGGAGAATTACCACAAGAATTAAAAGAAAGGTTTCGCACGGCATTTAATCAAGATCAATTTAAATTAATAGACAATGCAGCAGCCAAACAAAAATGGATAGACATGGGGCAGTCTTTGAATTTATTCAATAATTCAACGTCACTTAAATACCTAAATGATATATATATGCACGCGAGATCAAGGGGGCTCAAAAGCACGTACTACCTAAGAAATAAAAGCGCTAGTAATATCGAAAAGTCCACATCCCCCGCGAAGGAAAATGAATCAGAGCACGACAGTGCACCGGCTTGTTCTATTTTAGATCCAACATGCGAGAGTTGCCAATGAAAGACAAAGAATTTGAAGAAGTGATTGAGAACCTAGCCGGTAAGGCTAAACTAGCGCAGTATAATGATCTTGCTATAGTATTATATACGTATCTTGGGTCAAAAAAAATGGATATGGGTAGCGACTTTGCAAGATACTGTCAACTCTTTGCTAAAGAGGGAGTCAAAGAAATACAGCTTTTTGAAAATAGAAAAAATAATTAATGAGTAAAACGGGATTATTACTAGGAGAAGAAATAGCTGGGGTAAATCAAATTTTACCTCATAAACATAAATTTGCGTGGGATTTATTCATAAAAGGCACGGCTAATAATTGGTCTCCTGCAGAGGTTAACATGAGTGACGACGTTGATCAATGGAAAAATGAAGTATTGACCGATGACGAAAAACTCCTTGTTAAAAGATGTCTTGGTTTTTTTGCTGGAACAGAGTCCCTAGTTGGAAATAATTTATTACTCACAGTTAACAAATGGGTGACAGATGCAGAGTGTCGTCAATATATATTAAGGCAAGCCTACGAAGAAAGCTTGCACAACTGGACCGTAGTCACCTGCTGTGACTCTTTCTCCTTAAAAATTTCCGAAGTTTACGAGGCTTATTTAACCGTTCCATCAATCAAAGATAAAGACGATTTCTTAATGTCTATCACCACCAATACGAATAGACAAGACTTCTCGACCAAAACCGTAGAAGGAAAGAGGGAATTTCTAAGAAATTTAATTACGTACTATATAGTTTGCGAAGGAACCTTCTTCTTTAGCGGGTTCGCTATGCTGCTAGCATTAGGAAGACAAAATAAATTACCGGGACTTTCAGATCAGATTAGGTACACATTAAGAGACGAAAGCTTGCATATAGAGTTTGGTACTTATCTCATTAACACCATTAAAGAACAATACCCATCTGTGTGGACAAAAAAATTCGAGGCAGAAACGGTTGACCACATTAAAAAAGCGGTAGAACTTGAAGTGCAGTACGCGCACGACGTTCTTCCTCGCGGAATCCTTGGGTTAAATGCTGACATGTTTGTCGACTATATGCAATATATCGGTAACAGGCGCTTAGAAGGTATTGGTATAGACTTTCGTTTCGATAGTGATAATAACCCCTTTCCGTGGCTATCTGAGGTCGTAGACACGGGAGCAATGACCAACTTCTTCGAAAGAAAAGTGAAGGACTACCAAAGCTCTGGCGTTTTAGAAGAAGATTTTTAAAGCTAATGGCTCATTCACAACAGATAGATTTTTGCCAGAAAGTACGGTTAAACTTTCCCTCTCATTTTAAAGATGTTAGAGTTCTAGACGCTGGTTCTCAAGATATAAATGGCAACAATAGATACCTTTTTGAGAACTGTAACTACTTAGGGATAGATTTGGGCGAAGGCCCCAATGTCGATTTAGTTTGCGCAATGCACGAGCATGAACCCGAGGAAAAATACGATACGATAATCTCAACGGAAGCATTTGAGCACGATAAGAATTTCAAAGAAAGCGTGAGACATATTGTATATAGCCTACTAAAATCTGGAGGGTTATTTCTTATGACTTGCGCTGCTCACGGTAGACCAGAACACGGCACTCACAATCACTCTTTTGTAGACTCACCATTCACGTTAGACTTCTATAAGAATAGAGGGCCGAAAGATTTCGCAGAAGCTCTAGATCTTGAAGAGGTCTTTTACAAATACGGCTTTGAATATAATGGGGATAGTCATGATTTATATTTCTGGGGACTAAAGCACTAATCAACGTTCAGCACTCTACCCACAATTTCATCATAAAAATAGAGGCCATGCACAGAGTCTTCTCTATTGTCTCCGATTATATAATACATATCATAAGGTATTTCTTGCGGGTACATGTCAAAGGTCTCATGATCAAACCATCCATACCCACATAAATCGTCAACCAAACCCTCTCCGTCAATAAGAAGAAAGCCGTCTACAACGCTAATCGTTTCCCCCGGTAAACCAATTATCCTTTTAGTTAAGAAGTCCCTTTCGATAGAGTCGTAAGCGACTACTACATCATACCTTTGCGGTTGAAAATCTGAATCGTAAAAATCAATCCCAATAAGTAATAATTTATTACCCATAGTTGGAGACATACTTTCTCCACGGCTATATATTAATTTAAAATTATCATGAAAGTAATAACCAAACAACGCTATTACAATCAAGATTCTAAAGAGGGTCCACTTAAGGCTGCTTCCTATTAATATCTTTTTAAAATTCATATAATAACGGTTTCATTTTTTTGCAGAGCTCCGCGTAGCTCTTTTTCTTTTTTAAATGATCTATCCCATTAACGAGCTCTATTATATCACCGAAGTGCACAAACTCTGAGTATAAATCGTCTAATTTTTTATCATAAGAAAAGGGAGATATTACCCCACACCCCGCGCTTAGAGCTTTATTAATCCTATGAGTAGCTAGGGGTGCCTCATTATAATAAGGTATGTTTAAAACCCACTTGGTCCTACGTAATATTTTAGAAATTTTTTCAGGCTCAACTAGGTTATAAGCTAGGTCAAAGTGGCAATTTAAATTAGGATACTCATCTCTTATTCTTTTTAAAATATTTAATCTATTTTCATTACTTGCTCCGGCGAAAAATACATCTATATCTCTACCCATACTAACGCTTTTATTTTGTAAAAATTCAAAGGCGAATAACCCCTTCGCACAAACCTCATATCTTTCTTCCAACTTCTCCATATTCGAATAAGACCAATCTAACACGGTATTTTCTTTCAGTAATGATACGTAACCACTCTCAGGACAGAACGCGCTGGATTCAATGTTCTCTGATTGGAATATTATATAATTTAAATTTAATTTCTCTTGATAATAACTGAGTAAGTCTGCCTGTTCATGAGAACCGAAAAAAAACACGACCTCCCCCTCCTCGAAGTCTTCTAGTAGGCATCGCGGCCATGTTGGGAAACCTAGATGCGCTTTCGTCCCTATTTTTTTTGCTAAAATTTCTGCATTTTCCCAAAAAATTTCCTTCACCGCGATGATCTGCATGTGTTATTATACCGAAAGATAAGTTTAATAATTAAACTAAAAAAAGAAAAAAAAAGATATCAAAAAATATACGAGTGTAATATAATATGGACGACTCCTAGCTCCAGTTTGAGTAGGGGTCTTTTATTATGAAAGCATTACTATTAAAGCATCTAAAGAGTTACGATTCTTGGACCGCATTAACCCTTTTGGGATTTGGTTTACTTTTGCAATCAGCAATTGTTTGCCCCTTGGTCGCAGTAACTTGGTTAGCATGGGGTATCGGGGGTATTCGCCTTCTGAGATCTCACAATAGCTAAAAAATAGCTTATATTAACAAAAAAACAACCCTTTCTTCCCTAATTGGAGGAGGGGTTTTCTTTGTTTGCGTGTAAATAAAGACGTGAACGCTAAAGGGTACAAGTACGAATTTATAGGTAAATTAATTGATAAAATTATAAGCCTTAAAAAACTCGCCAAAGAGAATAATCAAATTCTTTTAGTGTCCGAAACCGTATCTGAAGATTTATTTATCATTACAAACCAAGATAATGTGGGCATCATAGGGGTAAATAAATCTGGATCAATAGATACCTATAAAGTAAATGTTAAAAAATGGATATGGGCAGAGCAAGAAGGCTTTCACCCCTCAGAAATACTATCCAAACTGTTAGCTGATATTCTTGAACCCTGCCTTATGGAAGAATTCGAAAGGCATATAATTATTTCTTAAAAAATGACGGACCTTGGTGTAAATAATAGCATGGACTACCAAATTCTTGTTAACATAGCAGTAGGCGTGGTTACATTAATGGGCGGATGGGTTTTTAAGATGCTCTTAGGTCACATTAACGAAATCAAAGAAGAACATAATGACTTAATGGTCAAGCACCACGCGGATGTTGAAAAAATATCCTCCAAATATACCGACCTTGCCCTGTCTCTCCCCGAAAAATACGTTAGTAAAGACGACTTTAAAATGTTTTCAGAACGAATGAATGACAGATTTGATCGTCTAGAAGAGAAGATAGACCGTTTAAAAAAATAACTCATTATGAAACTTAACCTTCCCAATGTTACATTGGTTGGGGTTGAAGGGGTAGAAAGTAAATTAGACAAATATTTGTTTGCAGCGGAACAATGCTGCAAGAATATAGACTTTAAAGAAGTAAAGCTTTTATCCCACTTAGACCTCAATCACTCATCTCAGATAAAAATCAAAGAACTAACAAACGTTTCTCAATATTCTTTATTCATGTTTGAAGAGCTTTATAAATATATAGATACAGACTTCATGATGATTTTTCAAAGCGATGGATTTATTTTGAATCATGAAGCGTGGGACGACACATTCTTAGAATACGATTACGTAGGGGCTCCTTGGTTCGATGGGGTAGTCGGCAATGGCGGGTTCTCTTTGCGTTCTACGAAGCTCATGGACCTCGCTTCTAAAATAGATTTTCCATCAGCCCAAGAATTCCTCACGACACATGCCGGGGGGATTTTTGAGGAAGCTGGAACATTATCACAAAACGGATCTTTCACCCCAAGGGAAGATGCTACGCCTCCAGAATTAGTAGCGGAAGATCATTTAATTTGTAGAACTTATGCGGAGTATTTAAAAGAAAGGGGTATGAAATTTGCGCCTGAAAAATTAGCAATGAAGTTTTCTCTAGAGCACAACTGGGGTCACCCATATATATGGGAAGGGCAATTTGGTTTTCATAACGATAAGATAACAGACATCTCTAATTGGGAAGAATATAAAAGGTTTAAAGAAATCGGGGACAATACAACGAACGAGCACCAGAAGCCTTCTTCTTTTATTCTGCCTTAAACAGGTAGATTGGCCCTATATTAGTAGTCTTACCGTACCATTTTTTTATAGTTTCTACATCATAATAAGGAAAGCATATCCAATGGAACTCTCCCTCTAATGCTTTGCCTCTCACCAAAATTATAGCTATATCCCCTTCTTTTAATTCATTAATATCTTTTAAAGATACCGGAACAAACCCATAGTCTTTTGCCATGCTTCTAATTTCAGATGGCCAAGTTATACATACAGCATTCCTGTTTAGTATAGATAACCCAGTTCTGCTGCTGTTACCTTTCTTTTGTATAGCTCGACTTATCTCTTCGGAAGAAATTCCTCTTACAAAAGCTATTCCATTTTCTCTATAAAATATTTCGAAAGCCCTCTTAAGAGACTTGGGGCCACAACCATCAAAATGCTTAATATAAAAACCATCTACTGTTTTGGCTGGGGGATTCAGTATACCACAACTAGAAAACAGAGACAAAGGAAGCAACGCAAAGGAGATAGAGAAAACTTTAGAAATGTTTTTTACACACTTCATCATAGCAACAAAAGCCTAGCGATTAAAAAAGCTAAAAGGACCCCTATCGCGCTGGATAAGCATATCGCTAAATAGAACCTAACACTATGCGGCGAAGATTTTTCTTTAAGGCGCTTATTGGGTATTTTCATATCCGCTTTTTTCTTTGGGTCTCTGTCTTTAATTATCCAGACTACGTCATCTTCGTCTTGATACCACCATGTTGTACGAGTCCCTTTCCACCAGTATGCATTTTTATCTAGTTTAGTTAGCTTCATATATAGCCCATTTTCTTGGGTCCACTGGGGTGGGAGGGATCCATTTCTGGAGCTTCTCAAGCAAATCTTTTATAGCCTTGTCTTGTAGATAGATAATTTCCTTAGCTCTATCTAACACCTTGCGCTGTTCAATAATCATCTGTCCCTGAGAACTTATGATTTCTTCTCGTTGCCTTAGAGCCTCTCCTTGTAAAGTTATTATTTCTGTTGCCACTTTTAAGTCTTGTTCTAAAAGAGCTTTTTCTTTGCTCCATTGTTTTAAATCTGCATTATGCTGGCTAGCTTGATAAGCTAAAACAGACAAGAAAAGTAGAAAAGAAATTAGGAATATATATATACATTTCTCATGTTTTATAACGATAAGGCCGAGATTATCACGAATTTTTCCACAACCTGTTTTTATTTTGCTCCACACATTATACTTCATGAACACCTTTCTAAAGTAGCCATGCCGATGAAGAATACAAGTATCAAACCGAATGAGATACTTAAGTATACTATCTTAAATATTCTTTCAAACTTCCTCGCCTCGACCAACTTCGATATTCCCGACTTTTTACTCATCGTTTTAAACGCTTCGTCTACCTGACCCCTTGTCGGGAGATGTAAGTCAGGCGGCGTTGGGTTAGGGCTCCCACTTGAGGGTTTCAGCTTCACCTTTGGTTTTTTGTGCCTCATGATCTTCAACCTTCAATTTACAGAGGTGCAATACGCATACAACAATAGAAATAATTACTAAAACGAATATATCATTATCTGAATTATGGCTTTTGTTCACTCCTTTATCACAACCCTTTCACTAATTATTACACTTTTCTAAATATTTTTTCCGTTTTACTGTCTGATTAATGATGACTAATGCGGATGAAATTGTTGATTTTTACAAAAATAACGAAGAATTACTAAATACCCAAAAGGAAAAGGTGCCAGATGGAGTTGCCCTCTTCGTCCCTGATAATTGTGCTTTTATAAACTCGAACACGGGCCTAGGAGATATCCTATCTGTTTTTCACTTACCTAAATTTTTCAAAGAACACGGTTTCAACTCCTGTATACATAGCCCCAACACGGAATACTTCGATCTGCTTAGTAAGTATAATAAAGATGTAGAACTTCTTGATGAGGACTTAGCATGCATTAGGGTTGAAAATTTTCAATCTTTTTTCAACTTCGGCAGTGGTCATTTCTTTCAAAGGATACAAAAGGCTTGCGGATTTGAAATAGATATTAAACCTAAGCCAGATCTCTCGTTTGATACTGGACCTAGAGACGAGGGGCGCAAGCTTAAAGTAGCTATCAACTTCGAACCCGGAGCCTGCGTTGCTGAGCAAAAAGCGAAAATACATCCAAGGGCTAGGGAATTATATCCAGAACACAAAGACACAATTCAAAAATTCATTAACGATAAAACGAACGAGTACGAATTTGTTGAGATAGGAAGAGTTTCATGTGAGTTCGAAAATGTTGAAAGTAAATGCGGCTTACCCATAGATAAATCTTTAGAAGAAATGGCGTCTTGCGATTACTTCTTGGGAATGCATAGCGGCGTAATGCATCTCGCCGCAGCTTTAAATGTAAAATCTATAATTATATTAAATTTCCCCCCTGCTAACCAGATATACCTTCCCTGCTTAAGAGATTATAATTTACCGGATATTGATTGGTTGTACCCACAAAACGTTCATCTCCATGAAGATGACGAGGGAGAACTCGTCAAACAATTATCTTACGACAACTTAGAAAGAGCTTTTCAGGGGGAGATATACCCACATTGGTCTGAAAAATATTTAGAATTAGTTAACGATAAACAATTTGCCATATGAAAAAAGTTTTGATAACCGGTATCCTTGGTCAAGACGGCGCAAACATGGCCGAGTTTCTACTTAAAGAAACTAATGACATTAAAGTTTACGGAATGATGCGGAGAAGTTCGAATCCTAATTTCGTAAATGCTACAAAATTTAAAGATCACCCTAGGTTTAAATTCGTTTACGGAGATCTAACTGACGACGTAAGTATTGATTTACTCGTCGATAATATTCTCCCAGATTATCTAATTAATTTTGGAGCAAATTCCTTCGTCGGATGTTCATGGGACATGCCAGAACAAGTTATGGAAGTTAATACCCTTGGGGTTCTTCGTTGCTTAGAGTCCCTAAGAAAGTTTGCTCCATTTTGTCGATTTTATAGCGCGGGCAGTAGCGAAGAATGGGGGAATGTAGATTATTCACCGCAAGATATAGAGCATCCAATTAAACCAAGGAGCCCATATGGGGCATCGAAAGCGGCTGCTCGTCACCTAGTTAAGGTATACAGGGAGTCTCATGATTTGTTTGCTGTTCATGGAATATTATTTAATCATGAAGGGACTAAAAGGGGAGAGGAATTTGTTACTAGAAAAATCACCAAGGGAGTAGCCAGAGTAAAGAGGGAAATAACAACTCATATTGAATCTGGACACCAAAGCAAAATAAATCCGATAGAGTTAGGAAATTTAGATTCAAAAAGAGATTGGAGCGACAGTGAAGACTTTGTGAAGGGCGTATGGCTCATGGTTAACCAAGAGAAACCAAAGGATTACATATTAGCCAGCGGAGAAACTCATTCTATAAGAGAGTTCGTGGAATTAGCTTTTAAATATGCAGGTATCCGTGGATTCTGGAAAGGGCAAGGGTTAGAAGAAACCTACGGTTATGAAGACAAAAGCAAATGGGTGACTCTGGTTAAAATAAACCCAGAGTTTTTTCGTCCAGCCGAAGTAAGCTTGTTACTGGGTGATTCTACCCCTATCAGAGAAGAATTGGGTTGGGTCCCTGATATTTCGTTTGACAATTTAGTAAAAAAGATGGTACAATGTGATATTGAATATGAAAACGCTAAATGTATTAACTCGCACCTCGGGTCGTCCAAAATTTTTTAAATTATGCAGGCAAAGCGTTGAGTCTCAGGATTACCCCAATTTAAAACATATACTTTTAGTAGACGATAAGCATCAAAACAATTACGTCTATGATTACGAAGGTATAGATAAAATAATATCGATAGACTCTAGCAGCTTCGAACATTACGATCAGTATTTGAACGAAGCGCTAAAACAGCTTCCCAAAGGAGAACTATTTTGCGTAATGGATGACGATGATTTTTATACAAGATACGACTCTCTTTCTCGTGCCGTAAAGGCCTTGGGGGATAAGGACTTGGTCCTTTTCAGGGTAAAGGCTGCCTGCGCCACGGTGCCTTCTACAAATAGAATGACAGGAGAAAATAAATATTTAGAAGCGGGTGATTTTTCAATGCTTGGTTTCGTAATGAAAACTGATTTTGCTCGCAATAAAAATGGTGCTTTAATAGAGTTTCCTGCTAGGCACGGGGGAGATTATGGCTTTATAAATCGCTGCGCGCAATCGAATTTCGAAGGGAAACTAACAGAACGTAACTATTGGAACAATCCCAAGATATCTTGGCTCACAGAAGTCCTTGCGTCCACTCACCCTACTCAATCAATTGGAAATGGGGAATGCGAAGACCTGCGTCTTTCTCTAGATGGGCGATGAACATTATGACTGAGCACTTTGATCATAGAAACCACGAGTTCTTTAAAAAGAACGGTTACAAGGCTAATATAAAATCAAAGCAGCAATATTTAGTGTGGTGTGTTATTGATAATCCGGAAAAGTGCTCTTGGCCCAAAGAAATAAAGATGGCCTCGAAACTTCTAAAAGACTATCCCGATTTAGCGTTTTGGAAAGCTGCGCCATCCTATTTTGAGTTTAAGCCTGCAAGCTTGGCTTATTGCCTGTCTATTATGGGGAATGCTATAGTGAAAAATTCTTACCCCATATTTCAAAGGCTAAAGAAAGTAAAACTTAAAGAAAAGAAGCGGGCAAGACTAACTGACGATACTATCGGTGAAGATATAAAAATAAATAAAAAACCAAAAAATGTTTTCGAATTTATAAGGAATAAAAATGGCTAGAAAGAAAAAGGTAAAAGAAGAAGTAGGTACAAATGAAAATTTAAAGTCTTTTCTAAAGCAAAGAAAGGAAGAGCACTATAATTTTTGCGAAGAAGTTTATTACAGAATATCCACGGGCAGTTTATTGCTTGATATTCATACTGGTGGAGGACTTATGCCGGGTCTCCATCGTTTTTGCGGTATGAACGAAGGGGGCAAAACATCAGAAGCATTCCAGATAATGAAACACTTTCTGACAGACGCCCCCAATTCAAGAGCGGTATATTTTCAAGCGGAAGGAAGACTTACGCCAGACATGAAGGAGCGCACAGGGGTTGACTTCGTATACGACGCGGAAGAGTGGAGCGATGGATCGTGCTTCGTTTATGAATCTAACATTTATGAGTCGGTGTTTGATCTCATGAAAATGCTCATTAAAGAGAACAAGGAAGGGAAGCGGTACCTGTTTCTAATCGATTCCATGGACGCTTTAATTTTGAAAGCTGATATGGAAAAAGATCTAAGCGAAGCTGCAAAGGTGTCAGGAGGAGCAACAATTAGTTCGACTTTTATGAAAAAAGTAGCACTAGCTTTGACGAAGTTTGGTCATACGGCTATATTAATTTCTCAAGTAAGGGAAGCAATCACAATTGATCCTTACGCAAAACGCCCAGTAAGACAAACTTCTGCTAGCGGCGGTAACGCGCTACTCCACTATGCTAATTTTATCTTTGAATTCGAAGCTAGGTTTCAAAAGGATTTGATCCTAGAAAAACCAGATCAACGACCAGATATAAGTTCGAATAAAATATTAGGCCACTACGCTAAGGTGACTATAAAGAAATCACCTAATGAAAAAACTAATTTATCAATCTCTTACCCCGTGAGATACGGTCGAAAAGGAGGCAAGAGTATATGGAGGGAATACGAAGTGCTAGACCTTTTACTTGAAAATGGTATACTAGAAAAGAAAGGGGCATGGGTCAAAGTCAATGAGGACGTGCGTCAAGAAATGGAACAAGAAGGCATAGAGTGCCCTGAGACTTTTCAAGGCAGGCAAAAAGTTTTCGAATTTTTAGAGGAGAACACTAAGTTTACAGACCTGTGGTTTAATAGGTTTAAAGAGGTCTACAGCAACGCATGAAATTAAGACTTAAAAATATTAATGGTAGAGAGGTAAACAAAATAGTAACCCCCTATTTAATAAAGTGGAAAGCTAAATCCAGATCGAAATTCCAATTTAGCGTAAAGCAATTTCTAGAACCCCTCTGGCGTCATCAAATTTGCTTCGAAGAGTTTCCGGTTTACGGAACCCTACAAAGAGTAGACTTCTTAAACGCAACAAAGAAAATAGCCATAGAAGTTAACGGTAGACAGCATACAGAATACGTAGAACACTTTCACAAAAACAGGGCTAATTACCTAAGGTCTATAAAAAGAGATTGGGTGAAAACCGAATGGTTAGAAAGTAATGATTTTCAATTAGTAGAAATCGAGATACAAGACCTCCCCCATTTATCACCTGAATGGATAGACGAAAAATTTGGAATAGAAATAGATTGACATTCATTGTAATTTTATGCTATAATGATTTATCATGTCAGTTTACGACCTACGCACAGAAAAACACGTCTTAGGCGGGATCATAAAATCCCCATCATGCTTTGCTGATCTAGAAAGATTCATTAGCGAAAAAGATTTCTACTCAGAAGTCCACTCCACGATCTTCTCAATCATGAAGACCATGTTACTGAACGGAGAAGAAGTGGACAAAACCGTCTTAGCTTTAAGAATTAAAAATTTAGGTATCTCATTTAAAGATGAGATAAATATACACGATTATATCGACTCCATAAGCTTCACTCAGATAACTCAAAAAGCTACAATCGAGGCCGCTCAAGAACTGGCTAAATTGCGTATTGTTAGAGAAATTGTAGAATCATGTAAAGAAACAGCTACTTGGGCTAAGAAAAACATGGACAAGCCTTTGGATGATATTGTTAGCGGTAGTGATGCGATTTTTAACGAGCAGATGAGGTCGTACGAATTTGATGATGAACCAGAAAACCTATTCGACGACATCGAAAACCTCATAGAAGAAAGAGGGAACAACCCTCAAGAAGACTACGGCTTCATTACCCCATACTCGGAATGGAACCGCTTGTATGGCGGGTTTAGAGTGGGAAATATTTACGCTATAGCTTCGAGACCGGGGCAAGGTAAAACTACATGGTTAAATTATACCGCTTATAGAGCGGCAGAATTAAATGATACGAAGGTCTTAATCTTAGACACGGAAATGTCCCCACAAGAAATGAAGTTCAGAATGGTAGCGGCCATGAGCAAAGTTTCAGTATGGCATTTAGAGACAGGAAACTGGAGGAAAAATCCAGACATGATAGAAAAAGTAAGGTCGGCTCTCAAGGTTCTGAAAGAAAAAGAATACTCTTTCATGCACGTCGGAAACAAAAGCACTGATCAAGTTTGCTCTCTAATAAGAAGATGGCATTTAAATAAAGTGGGTAGAGCAAACAAGTGCATAATTGTCTATGATTACCTCAAATTAACAGGAGATAAGGTGGGAAACAATTGGGCAGAACACCAAGTGCTAGGCGAAAAAGTTGACAAATTAAAAAAGATTTCCGAAGAATGTAACGCGGCTCTACTCACAGCCATTCAAATGAATAGGTCTGGAGAAAACTTCAATAGGAATAGCGGCTCAGTGGTCTACGATAGCTCAGCAATAGCTCAGTCAGACAGGCTGCAATGGTTCGCTTCCTTTGTGGGGCTCTTTTGCAGGAAGACGCTGGATGAAATAGCCATGGATAATGTGTACGATGATAACGGCGTATTACTACACGACTTTGGCACGCATAAGTTAGTACCCTTGAAGACTAGGTTCCAAGGTAAGGATGCGGCGGGTCATCATGATATAATTCGTCGTCCTGACCCGAACGGTAATGGGCCCGGAACTTGGTCTAACAACTACTTAAGTTTTAATGTCGATAACTTTGAAGTGGAAGAAACTGGGTCTTTAGCCAACATCGTTGATAGACAAAATAACGTTTTTGATTTAGATGATAGAAGAGAAAACGATGGAGAGCGGCTGTAGCAAGATGAAAGACTTTGCAGAAATATTAACCGACTTAGGGTACACCTTAAGGGACTATGGTAAAGAGTATAGAACTAGACCTCTTTATAGAGAATCAGACAACGATACAATTCTAACAATAGAAAAATCTACCGGTAAATGGTATGACTTCAAAGAGCTCAGGGGTGGCGCGTTCGAAGAATTAGTAAGAAGAACTTTAAAATTACCATCCACAGATGAGGCTAGTGAGTGGCTAAAAAAGAAAGATTTTACCAGCGAAGGTAGCGATGCAGAAGAAAAGCCCTTAATAAAAGACAAGAAAATATTTTCTAAAGAGGTTCTTAGTAGAATTTTTTCAGAACACGAATACTGGAATAAGCGCGGTATATCGACAACCACACTGAAGATATTTGAGGGCGGAGTAGTTAGAAGCGGCCGAATGAAAGATAGATATGTTTTCCCTATCCTTGACGGTCGAAATAATTTAGTAGGCTTTAGTGGGAGAGATTTACTAAATCTAGAAAACTCAAAAAGACCCAAGTGGAAACACATAGGAGACAAAAGTAATTGGAAATATCCTCTTCAAGCGAATTATAAAACTTTAAAATCAATAAGGGAAATAATTCTGGTAGAAAGCATTGGAGATATGTTAGCTTTATGGGAGAACGAAATACAAAATATAATAGTCACCTTTGGGTTGGACGTTAGCACATCAGTAGTTAACCTATTGCTAAAGCTTGACCCGAATAAAATTTACATAAGTTTTAATAATGATTCGTCAAACAACAACGCAGGGAATGTTGCTGCGGAAAAAGCTAAGCGAAAATTATTAAAGTATTTTGATCGTTATCAAATACAAATAGCTCTCCCCGACAAAAAAGACTTCGGTGAAATGGACAAGGAGGAAATTGACCGATGGGGAGAAAATAATATAGAAGATTTTGAAAACAAAAAAAGAAAAATATCTATCAGCCTCTAGAATCAAAACTTTAGAAACGTGCAGCTGGGTTTACTGGTGCAAGTATCATTTGCATCTACCAGACGCGCCTAATGACGGAGCACTAAGGGGAACCGTGTGTCACGCTGTCTTCGAATTGCTTCTAAACAAAAAGCACAAGAAACATTATGACTCAATAATGAAAGAGTCCTCTATTGAAGCGAGTCCCCCGATCCGAAGACTCGTCACCGCCTTTCTTAAGAAGCATAAAATTTTTGAAGACAGACCGGATGACAACTATCAACTTATAGACGAGATGATCTTAGTAGGACTTCATAATGATTTTTTCGGAAAAGGCGGTAAACTAGAGGACCCAGAAACAGCTTTTAAGTTTGAGAATAAAAGACCGGTTTACAATATAATGGGCTTTATAGACAAGACTATAAAATACACGAAAGAAAAGAGGGTTAAAATTGTAGATTATAAGTCTTCTAAATATAAATTTAGGGGAGATGATCTTGAATCAAACATTCAAGCACTAATGTATTCGCTAGCTGCGAAAAAAATATGGAAAGGCTACAAGCCTGTTGTTGAATTCCTTTTCCTCAGGCACCCCAAAAGCCCATTACAAACATTAGAATTCTCAGATGAAGAAATTAAAGGTTTCGAAAGGTATTTGGTACACATGCATAAAGTTATCAATAATTTCTCAGAGAAAGACTCTCGCTGCAACTGGGCCATAGATGATCCGAAGTCCAAGTGGATGTGCGGAATAGGAAAATGGGTGTGCCCACACAAGAAACCCTTTGATTACTATGTCTTACTTGATAAGGATAAAAAAGTTTTAATATCTTCTTTCACAGAGGTTTTTGTAAATAGGGATGGGCTCGTAGTAGAACCTGCTCCAGATCAAGTTATAGAGAAAAGAAAATACGACGGGTGTCCGCGCTTTAAAGATTACAATCAAGCCTCTAAAGATGACCCCTTCGATTTAGGTTGACAAATAATATAAAACCATGTTAATATAGGGTATATGGTGCAGCCTTTCTTTAAATCTCATTACAGTATAGGAAGAAGCATTTTAACCTTGGACAGTGACCCCGTTGAGGATGGCCCAGACTCTATTATCGATATAGCTAAAGACAATTCTTTTTCAGAAATCGTACTAATAGAAGATAACATGGGAGGCTTCCTTCAGGCTTTTCAAAATTTAAAAGAAATTAATGTAAAGCTGATCTACGGACTCAGGTTAACCATATGCCCCAACATGGAAACGAAAGATGATGAGTCACGCCTGAATAGTTCTAAAATTATTGTACTCGCCAATAATTATAATGGATACAAATCCCTCATCAAAATTTATACTAAGGCCGCGAAAGACGGGTTCTATTATGAACCAAGAATAGATTGCGAAAATTTAAAATCTTTGTGGAACAACAAAGAGCTAACTTTAGTTATTCCTTTTTATGATTCTTTTATTTTTAAAAATTTAATGACCTATGCGTCTTGCACTCCAGACCTTTCCTTTACAAGCCCGATCTTCGCGCTAGAAGATAACAATATACCATTCGACGACCTAGTAAGAGCACAAGTAAAAGACTACGTAAAAGACAAGCACGAATTGATGGAAGTTAAAAGTATTTTTTACAAAAACAGGGAGGACTTTAAAGCTTACCTAACATTTCGATGCATTAACAACAGAAGTTCTCTAGACAAGCCTAATCTAGAACATATGACGAGTAGGGAATTTAGCCTAGAAAGCTGGAAAGAAAAAAATGGTACCGTTTAATCCTAAAAAAGTAAAAAAAGATTGGGGCCACGAATTATGGCTAGCCAATAATGAAGAAGAGGATTACTGCGCCAAAATTCTTTTCATAGAGAAAGATAAAAGTACATCAATGCATTATCACATTGAGAAACATGAGACAATGTACGTGCTAGAAGGAACGTTAATGGTAGATGGTCTAGGGGACAGGCATAACTTTGGACATAAGTTCTCCATGACAGCTAAGAAAGGTCAGTCAATGGAAATAGAAAGAGGAAGACCGCACAAGTTGATAGCGCATCATGAAGACCTCACCCTCATAGAGGCTAGCACTTTCCACAAAGACGAAGACAGTTACAGACTTTACAAATAATGGACGAGCACTTACTTAGATTCGACAAGGATAAGACTTACGTTTTTATCGACTGCGAGACAGAGAACTTATGCCTAAATTCTAGCCACAATTTGCCTTGGCAAATAGCAATGATTAAATCAATGGGTGACGAAATTATAGATAGCAAAGATTATCACGTACACTGGGATAGAGAAATAAACATCGGAAAAGAAGCCGCCAGAATAACCAGATTTGATCCAGTAAAATACAAAAAACTATCCCTACACGCCAAAGAAATATTTCCAACAATTAAAGACTGGCTGGAGACATCTGACTACATCGTGGGACATAATATCTTGGGATTTGACATCTATTTAATTAAAGATTTGTACGAATACATGGAGGACGATTGGCGACCGCTAATGAACAAGATTATCGACACTAATTGCATCGCTAGAGGCATCAAAATGAGCCTCAGATTCGATCAGGACGAGAGTTTCTTGGCTTGGCAGTACAAGATGGTACATACTAGGAAAAAGGGCGTTAGAACGAGTATGGGGGCCTTAGGGAAGGAGCTCAAGATAGACCACGACTATGATAAGCTGCATGATGCTTTGGTAGATTTAGAACTTAATTTAAAAATCTGGAATAAAATGAAATGGCAAATCGAAATTTAATATTATGGCAAGTAAAGATTTTATATACGATCTCTTAGGCAAGCTGGAAGAAGAAAAAATGGAGTATTTAGTTGTATTCCCCACTTCCACAAAGAAAGACGTAGTTATAGACATACACTACAGCTTGGAGACTGAAGACTCTGTATTAGCGACATCTAAGACGCTAGAAAGATTGATTCAAAAATTAAACGAAGATCATCCAGAAGCATTCTCTGATGACGACGAGTGGAAGCTAAACGAAGAACTAGATTCTTGGGAGGAAGAGGGGGAATGAAAAGTTTTATAAAAAGATTTAAAGACCTTGAAGTGCCAGTACACGGAGTAAGACTACCTTCGTTCGATATAGCGAACAAACACAAGCGCGACAACGGCTTAAGCGAGTCCGTCGATAACTATGACTTTCTTAGAGGCATGTGTCTACAGGGCTTTAATAACTTGGGGCTAAAGAAGAACTCCAAGAAATATAAAATGTACGTAGATAGAGTAAAAAAAGAATTAGAAATTTTACAAGAGCTCGAATTTGTTGATTATATTTTATTAGTTTGGACGGTTGTTAACTTTTGTAAGGAAAAAAATATTCCGACAGGGCTAGGTCGCGGATCGGCGGCTGGTAGCTTAGTATTATTTTTAATTGGAGTTACCGGAATTGACCCTATAAGATACGAACTTTACTTCGAGAGATTTATTTCCAAAATTCGAGCCAAGAAACAAGTGATAGATGGTGTTACTTACTTAGACGGCTCTCTAATGTGTGATGTAGATTTGGATATTTGCTATTACAATAGGGGTGAAGTTATAAAATTTTTAGAAGAAAAATTTGAAGGTAGAACTAGTAAAATTTTAACTCTAAACACCCTAAGTACAAAACTTCTCGTCAAAGAGTGTGGCAAAATTATAGCCATGGAATCTGAGGAGAACATGAATAGAGTATCCGCAATGATACCTAAAACATTTGGTCAAGTAAAAGAGTTAAAAGAGTCGTATGAGGAAGTTAAAGAATTTCAAGAGTGGTGCGACAAACATAAAGAGACATATCAAATAGCCCTAAAACTAAGGGGCTTAATTAAGAACAAAGGAGTACACCCATCTGCCATTTCTTTATCTTATGACCCCATGATTGAATCTTGCCCGACAGAGCTATCTTCTGATAAAAATTCTGTTTCTGCATTTGATATGAATTGGGTTTCCCTGTTTAATGTCAAGCTTGATATCCTTGGTTTAAGAAGCGTTTCTGTTGTGCATGATGCGTGTGAATCAGTTGGTATTGATATTAAAGATATTAATTTAAACGATGAAATCATTTATCAAAATTTATACGATTTAAAAACTCCCCACGGATTATTCCAAATAGAAGCTGACACTAACTTTAGTGTTTGCAAGAAGGTTAAACCAAAGAACCTAGAAGAATTAAGTGGGGTACTAGCTCTAGCTAGACCGGGGGCCTTAGCTTTTGCGGATCAATACGCCAACTTCACAAACACTGGAACAATTGAAACCATTCACCCGTTCTTCGATGACATCTTATCTTCTACTGGAGGAGTGGCCCTGTATCAAGAACAATTAATGCAAATGGCGCACAAAGTTGGCTTCACATTAGATGAGGCGGAAATTCTTCGCCGCATCGTGGGGAAAAAGAAAATCACAGAAGTTCGCAAATGGAAGAAGAAAATTAGAGACAAAATCAAAGAGAATAATTTAGATAAAAAGATAGGGGATGTACTGTGGAGTGTGCTAGAAGATTCGGCCAATTATTCTTTTAACAAGTCTCACTCTATAGCGTATGCCGCTCTAGCAGCTATCACCACATACTTAAAATTTAAATATCCCCAACAATTCTTCTTAAGTCTTTTAAAAATGACAAGACATGAGCCAGACCCTATCGCAGAAATCTCTAAGATTCATCAAGAGTTAGACTTGTTTGGTATAAAATTATTGCCTCCCCATATAACGAAATCAGCATTAGACTTTTCAACAGAGGGGGAAGACATTAGGTTTGGTTTGCTATCCATTAAAGGTATTAGCGATAAGAGCATAGAAAAATTAAATAATTTTAGAAATAAATACTCAAATAAATTTGAAATTTTTCAAGCAGCCAACGAAGCTAATCTCAATATAGGTACTTTATCCGCCTTAATTCAAGCTGGCGCATTAGAAGGCTTCAAACAGAGTAGGAGCAAGGTTGTCTTGGAGGCTCAACTTTGGAATATCCTTACTCAAAGAGAAAAGAAATACTGCATGTTATTAGCTGAAGAAAATGACTACGATTTAATAAAGGTCATGAAAAAGTTAGCTACCTTCAAAGATGACAAAAGTAAGGTGGTAATCAAAGAGTCTAGGATGGCGACAATAAAGAAGAAATATACTCCTTATGTTAAAATTTACGAACAGAATAGTAGCTCAGAAAGTTTCGCTAATTGGTTTTACGAAAAGAGTCTATTGGGGTACACATATAATAAGACATTAAAAAATATTTTTGAAGATAAAAGACCCAATCTTCTCTACATAAGAGATATTCTAAACATAGAAGGAGATAGCAACGTAGCGTTTATAGGGCAAGTGGAGGATGCGTGGTCAGGAGTTTCCCGCACAGCCAAAAAAACCCCGTATCATAAAATGATAATCTCCGATGAAACAGGGACCACGAAAAGTATGATATTCTCATTCAAGAAAGATGAATGCGAGAAAGCAAATGGCTGTCTACCCAAAAAGAAAAGCATCGTAATCGTTACAGGAAAGAAAATGGAAGACGACATGGTATTTGCTAATAAAGTTGGAGTGCAAGAAAACAAAATTTATACCAAACTCTCAGAAATTAAAAATCTATGAAAGCTATAGTTACAGGCGGCTCCGGATTTATCGGGGGGCACATAGTAGACGAATTAATTAGTAAAAATTACGAAGTGATCGTTATAGATAATGAGTCTTCTCCGTTTCACGATAAATTTTACCATAATGATGCTGCGCGATATTACAAGCTAAATATCCTCGACGAAAAAATTGAAGAATTATTTCGTGGCGTAGATCACGTCTTTCATTTAGCTGCAGAATCCCGCATCCAACCCACTATAGAAAACCCATGTCTTGCGGCGGCGACGAACTACTTAGGAACTTGTAAAATATTAAAATTAAGTTATGAAAACGGAATCGAAAGAGTATTATATTCATCAACGAGCTCCGCCTATGGGCTCCAGCCTGCTCCCCATACAGAGGATTTAAAAGTGGATTGTTTAAATCCATATTCTTATACCAAAGTTGCTGGGGAGCAGCTTTGTAAAATGTACCATAAGATGTTTGGCCTAAATACCGTTATCTTTAGGTACTTTAATGTTTATGGCCCTAGAGAACCCGTTAAAGGTCAGTACGCCCCCGTTGTAGGCAGATTCCTTAAGCAATATAGGTCACATAACAAAATGACAGTAGTAAAACCCGGCACCCAAAGTAGAGATTACATACATGTCAGCGATATAGTAAAAGCAAATATATTAGCAGCAGAATGTACGAATAAAGGAGCCTTTGGGCAAGTCTTTAATATAGGCACCGGAAAAACTTGGAGCGTCCTAGGGTTGGCTGGGATGATAGCGGATCAATCTTTGTTGGACTACGAGTCCATAGAAGAGCATATAGAATGGCTACCCGAAAGACAGGGAGAAGCCGAAGAGACTCTTGCTCATACTTATAAAGCGGAAACATATTTAAATTTTAGAGCGGAAAAAAAATTAGAAGATTACATAAAAGAAGAGTTGACAAAACTATAAAAACTATATTATAATAATTATATCATGTTACAATTTTACAAACCAAACGCTAAATGCTCAGGATCGTCTTGCACATTCTCCTTTAAGCATGAAGATAAAGCTATGTTCGCCTCCTTAATGAAGCAGCACTCTTGGGACGCTGCGAAGCGCAGGGGGTCTTTCGCGGGTAATAAAAATAATCCTAAAGCCCAAGTATCTATTAAATTCAGCCTCACTGAGGCAGCTGGCATCTTAGATAGCATCGACACCAATAGGAGTTTATCAGCTTATCACTCTAACGCAAAGCAGGTAACCAAAATCAACTTTACTCCTTACGTCCCGAAAGGAAAAGATCAACAACTAGGATTTACCTTATCAGTAAACAAGGAAGCTAAGGAAGACTCAACAGACAAGTCTGTATTTTTGATTGGATTTAATTTTCACGAAGCACGCCTCTTAAAAGAATATATTATTCATCACCTTGGGCAATGTTTTCAATTAGATTTTGATAATTATTCTAATCATAACACTCGCCAAACTGATCAGATAAAAATTAAAGAACACAATTTAGAAAGCAATAGTTTTGCGCCTCTGAACGAGGAGGAGGAAGACGATATTTGGTAAATGAGAAAGAAGAGAGTTTTATTTCAAACTGACGCAGCATTAGCGAAAACGGGCTTTGGCAGAACCGCCAAGGCTTTGATTACGTACCTGCATAGCACGGGCAAATATGATATAACTCATTACTGCTTAGGTATTAATTATAGTCATCCTTCGAGGTATCGCACCCCTTGGAAAACTATAGGGTGCTTGCCCGATAACCCCGCCATTCAGAAGCAGATAGAACAAGACCCGGGGTACGCTAGGCAGGTTAATTATGGAGCCTATCACTTGGACAAGGTAATGAATGATGTAAAACCTGACGTATATTTTGCCATTCAAGATATATGGGGCGTTGATTATGCGGTAGACAAATCTTGGTTTAAAGAAACGACGTCCGTGATTTGGACCACGTTAGATTCTTTACCTATTTTACCCACAGCAATTAACAAAGCCCCCAAGATAGACAACTATTGGATATGGAGCGATTTTGCTACAAAAGCTCTTCACAAGTTGGGGCACAAACATGTAAAGACAGTGCACGGACCGGTCGAAAGTAAATATTTTAAGAAACTTCCTGACGAAGATAAGGCGCAGCTTCGCATGAGGTGGGAAGCCTACCTCCCAATGGATGCTTTCGTTGTCGGTTTCGTTTTTAGAAATCAACTTAGGAAATCTGTTCCAAATCTTTTAGAGGGATATTCTCTTTTTAAAAAGAAGTTGAAAAAAGACAAGCCGACCAGACTACTTCTGCACACATCTTGGAGCGAGGGCTGGGATATAGCCTCTTTAGCTAAAGAATATGATATCCCTCAAGAGGAAATCCTAACTACATATGTTTGTGAAAATTGCAGACAATACGCAATAGTCCCCTTTCATGGAGAAGGCAAACAGTGCCCTTGGTGTCACTCAGAGAAGTCTCTTCGGACAACGAATACGGCAGGTGGAGTTTCAGAGCCCCAACTGAACGAGGTGTACAACTTAATGGACGTGTACTGTCACCCATTTACCTCTGGGGGACAAGAGATTCCCATCCAAGAAGCTAAGCTCGCAGAGCTAATAACTCTAGTAACAAACTACAGCTGCGGAGAGGAAATGTGCGACCCCAAAGCGGCTTCGCTACCATTAGAATGGTCAGAATACAGAGAACACAATACTCAATTTATCAAAGCATCAACGTGTCCGAAATCAATAGCGAAACAATTGTACAAAGTTTTCAAAATGAGCCCGGAGAAAAGAGACAAGATGGGGAGTCAAGCTCGCCAGTTTGCGTTAGATGGGTATTCCGCAGAAAAGATAGGCGCTTTCATTGGTAATTTTATAGATGAAGCTCCCTATTGTGATTTTGATTTCAGCAAAAAGGAGGAGAAAGAACCATTTGCTACTATTCCAGATGAACCTGATAACGCTAAATGGGTTTTGTCTTTGTATAATAACATACTTAAGATGAGGCACGTAGACCAAAATGACGAAGGGTTTAAGTATTGGATGTCAGAACTGTCGAAAGGCAAGCCGAGAGACGGAATACTCCAGTACTTTAGAAAAACTGCGCATCTTGAATCTGCCAAAGGTGTGGAAGATATCTTTAATGATTTTCTATCTGAAGAAGATGAAGGAAAAAGAATCTTATATGTTATGCCTGAGGCAATTGGCGACATATTTATGTCTACAAGCCTGTTTCGATCCATTAAAGATACTTATCCCGAGCATAATCTATACGTAGCCACGAAAGAAGAACACTTGGAGATACTAGATGGAAACGAATATGTTCACAACACGCTACCTTACATGAAAGAAATGGATAATATATTTTTCTTAGAAGGAAACGGCAAGCACAAAGGTTGGTTCGATATAGCGTTCTTACCATTTGTAAACACTCAAAGACATATAACATATACCCACAACGGTAATGACGTTGTAACATATGATAATTTAAAATATGAAAACTAAAGTATTAATTACAGGCGGCGCGGGATTCATTGGTTCTCACCTAATCGAACACACGCTCCTCACGACAGACTGGGACATAGTAGTTCTTGATGGACTTACTTATGCGGGTGACGTAGCAAGAATGACCGACTCAATTTATTACGAACCAGATAGAGTCAACGTCCATTGGCATGACTTAAGATCACCAATAGGCAAAGCTTTAAGAGACCGAATTGGTCACATAGATTATATCATCAACATGGCTTCTAATTCTCACGTGGAAAATTCCTTAGTTGATCCAGTGCCATTCATTCATAGTAATGTAATGCTCGTTTCTCATATGCTTGAATACGCAAGAGATATTAAAGTTAAAAAATTCATACAAGTTTCAACCGATGAAGTTTATGGCTGTGCACCAGAGGGGTACTCTCATAAAGAATGGGATGTAATTGCCCCGTCTAACCCTTACGCTGGCTCAAAAGCCGCACAGGAAGCGATTGCGTACTCTTACTGGCGTTCCTATGGAGTACCCGTAGCAATCACAAACACCATGAACAACTTCGGGGAGCGGCAAGATTGTGAGAAATTTGTACCAATGGTTGTAAAAAAATTACTAGCCGGAGAAACGGTTCAAGTTCACGCGGAACCTATCCGTGACAATCTCGGAGCAATTGAAAGCTGGAAATCGGGAAGTAGAGTGTGGCTCCACGCCCGAAATCATGCAGACGCATTAATATGGATGCTTAAAAATGTAAACTTCAACGATCACCCATATAACGAAAGACTTACTAGATTTAACGTGGCTGGAGAAAAGGAAATCGGAAATGATGAAATAGTTAGGATGGTAGCTGAGATATTAGATGTCAAACCTAGATTTGAATATTTAGATTTTCATTCCTCTAGACCCGGTCACGACTTAAGGTACAGCCTTGACGGAACGAAACTCAAAGAGGCGGGGTGGAGTGCCCCAATCTCAATAGCAGAAAGTTTTGAGAAAGCCGTTCTATGGACAGTAGAAAATCAACATTGGCTAGAATAATATGAACTTAGTAGAAACATACGCAACACACACTGGGCTAAGGATAGATAAGCCTTTTATCTTGGAAAAGTATTATCCATTAGATATAGAAAAATATGTGACTCTTCACGTACAAACCAAATCTTATAAATCTTATGACCATTGGCAGGCGGTAGTCGATCTCATCCTCCCTCTTCTAGAGGAACAAAATATCCACATTGTACAGATAGGTGGGGTTAATGAAAAGAAAATCAAAGGCTGCACGTATCATTTACTAGGGTCCACAACCATTAATCAATCTGCATATTTAATTAATAACGCGATGATGCACATTGGGTGCGATAGCTACCCAGCGCATATGGCTGGAGCATTTAACAAAAAATCTGTCATTGCCTACCCCAACTGTAACATAGAAAATGTAAGACCCTACTGGGGAAGCGATATGGATTTAGTGCTGCCGCCCAATAAGGACGGAGTCAAACCCCTTTACGCCTTTGAAGAGTTTCCGAAAACAATAAACACTATACCACCAGAAAGGATAGCTAGATCAATTTGTGATAAATTAAATCTTGTTTTCGATTTCCCTTATGAGACATTAAAGATCGGGGAGAATTTCCACCTAAAGACCATTGAAGTGGTAACCGACAGGCTTGTTGACCCAGCAGATTTCGATCTGGATAATTTAATTGTGAGAAACGATATCTGGCCATATGAACAAGGGTTAGCTAATCAATTAAGTGTTTGTAAATGCTCTATTGTAACAGCAACGCCCATAAGTCCGTCCATAATTCAACGATACGCGGATAGGATTTTAACAATCGTTTACTATATAGACGAGGATGATGATCCGAAGTTTGCCGAATTCCTAGAGAAGAGCGGCCTAAATTATTCGCTAAGCTCTAGACTTCCCGAAGAAGAATTAAATAAGAAAAAATTAGATTACATTAATTTAGAAAAGGCTGCAATAATACCTTCCCCCATTGTAGATAAAAATGATATAGAAGAAATAAAAGATGTAGATATTGATAAATTATATTATATGTCTGGAAATACCATTCTTTCTAGGTCAAAAGCTTACGCTAGCAAAGCGGACGTTATTCTTGATGATGAAGTAGAAAATTTCGGTGACGTTAAAAAAGTTAAAGATCATCCAGCGTTTTGGGAGTACGTAGATAATTATTTACTACTCAAAATGCTTGACTAGTTTTTAAATCTGTGTTATCATTAGGTATGAGCTTGAAAAGAATCTCCAGAGATGAAGATGGGTTAATCACTGACCTCGATAATTATATATATACCGACGAAGGTCTTATTGATTGGCGCAAAATGATTGACGCAAAGCACCTCGTCCCGAACAAGCAGAGAACAAAAGAAAAAGATGTTACCAAGCTAAAAGATTACGAATTAATAATCCTTCTGGGGGGCATAAAAGAATTAGCTCAAATTCGGGGTTACACAGATGTAAAATACGAGGTTGTTTCTCCTTCTCCAGATTATGTCGTGGCTACATGCAGCATTACTTGGATTCCCAATTACGAAACAGAAGGGAGAGAGGTAACTTTCTCCGCCATAGGAGACGCCACACCGCAAAACACACAAAGCTTCGCTAGATTTTTCTTAGGACCCATTGCGGAGAATAGATCTTTTGTGCGATGCGTTAGAAATTTTCTCAAAATCAACATTGTCGCTCAAGACGAAATGGGGGACGTGAAACTTGTTACGGATACCCCTTCGGATCAACAAGAAGAATCCTCAGATAACTTAACAGACCCCAGATTCGTTTTAGAGAAACTTATGAAAACCAAAGGGATTACCTTTGAGGTTTTAAAAAAGAGATTACAAAAAGAAGTAGAGGACGGAAAGTGGGAATATAAAAAAATAGACTCCTTAGACGAGATAACGGATATACCAAAAATCAAAACCTTCGAACTAATAGAACGACTTCAAAAATACAAGGGCAAAAAATAAACCGAATCACTTTCTTTGGACGTGAGAAGTCGCGTGTTCAATATACTGTTGACCAGCGCTAGCTATTCTACAAATTTGAGGTATCACAAAATAAGTAACCACTGGATAAGAACCGGTATTTCTTCCCGCCCCTAGCGTTGTATCTTGTATAATTTCTGTTGGGTCCATGCCAGAAGGTTCTTGAAAATACAACCATATATAATCGCTAGTACAAGGAGACGGGCCAACACCTCCTTGGGAATCTATTGATACTTTGGTAGACGTAAAGGGAACTCTCAAATATATCTTCTGTGGATCATTTGTTCTACTGCCCATGTCTTTGCCAACTATAGTAAAAGCAGATTGCCCGTTTCTTCCCCAAGTCGCTCCTATACAGTTTTGGAGGAACGAACCCTCAAAAGCGGGGTGATCTAACCCCCCCTTTACGCTGTATCCTTTGTGCCACGCGGAAATATCCGCCTTTGCATGTTGTTCCAGCATGCTGGTATCAATAACTTCTCCTAAGGAGATTCCCCAAGCTTGGTAAGTCGGTTTTGGATTCTTCTCGTCAATTTGATTTAGTTTGTCGAAAGGTCCAGCCGCCCCCCACCGTAAAATTTTTTGATTTTCCTTGCCCACGTGATTTGACACGCTCGAAAAAGATGTGTTTGTTCTAGTACTGGAGCACATTAATAAACCAGCTACGCCTATAACAGATGAAGCTGGGTGAACCTTATCTTTGCCAACGAGGCCTAGCGGTAAATCCGCCGACAACCGCCCACCTCTTCCTTGTGGGGTTGGTTTCATACTGCGTTCAGTCAGATGTTTCATGGTCCACATTCCCTGTCTAGACTTAATATATGACCCATTATTAAATTCTGCATTACCATCTACTATTCTGTTTTCATTTGCCACTGAATTTCCGTAATCTTTATATTTTCTTACCAAGCAGGATTGCTTTGGAACAGTTGTGCTAGTTGTAGTGGGATACATTCTTAGTTCTATTATGTCACCGGGAGAAAATTGATAATGCTCAGGGTCTACAAGCACGGTCCTCTGGTTAGCCATCGTGAAGTTCTCAACTTTGCCTACAATAGTTATTTGGTCGATTCTTTCTGTTATAATTAGCCTCCCGTTATTGCGCATCTTATTTATTTTATTGAGGTTACCATAATATATATCCATTGCGCTAACATCGTTCTTCGCGAAAGTGGGGATGACTCCTGCGTCCCAATATTCATACCCATGCCCCTTAATATCATAACCATCGCCGGGGGCTTCTATCCCCTCGGTTGGGTAAACTTCACTCTTACAATTTCCTCCGGGCTGCCTTTCGTAAGCGCCTGCCGAAAGCATAATATTTTCTGGAATACCCCCATAATGAGAACCAGCTGTCGCTTTACTTTGGTCATGCCTGTCTACATCTCTTTGTTTGAAATATCCCCTCAATTCTTCTAGTTGCTTTTCGTTATTCTTATCATAAGGGGTAAAAGACGAAACCCTATTAGGAAAAGCTGTGAAAGCCGTAGTGCTAGAATGTAAATTTTTACCACCCAACCAAAAACTCGGGTCAGATTTCAACCCTAAAGTCCACCCACCGTATCCCAAGGGGTTATCATTGGACATACAATATCTGGCATCTCTCCCCCATGCTGTAGCGCTACAGGACAAACATTTCATATCCTCAGAGTAAATCCTAGAAGAGACGGTTGTTAACTGACCCTTACCTATTGCAGTTGCCCACCACCACGGCCAAAATAATGTACCCCCGCAACCAAGACCCTCTGATCTAAATAAATCGAAATTAGAATGATCCTTCCACCCCGGCCTTTGCCTGTATCCACCAGCAACTATTGAGGTAGATTCGTAAGCTATACACCTGAATGGCGGCGGCGACATTAAAGGGGTCATTCCGCCCACGAATCTTTTTTTAGCCTCTGTATCATTCGGATTGTCGGGATCGGGTCTCTGATGAGGTAGAACCCAATTATTCCCATTGTCGGTAAATGTGTATCTGTTCTTTGGGGTAGAGCCATCCGCGCATTTCCATTTATCATTACCATCGGCATCCCAACCATCATGAGTTGGATGCTTGTCGTCATCACATATGTTAACAGCCTTTTTATGAACAGCGGGAGTGCTTGGCATATTATGTTGCCAGTATCCGTCGTAATCAGCCTGTCTACATTCTTGATTCCCTTCTCCCGGCTCGCAAGGCCAACTCGGATGCGTTTGATTACAAACCATCATAGTCTTCCATTTATCTCCATCCCTATCAACCACGGTAATTTCTTTTCCGCAATTCAATATGTCCGAAGACACATTCATTGCGATAGACTCATGGAGTTTATTATGACAGCCAAATCTCATACGGGACCAATCCAAAATCATAGAAGCACTTACTGCTGACCCACGATTTTTAGAGGAGACTACCATGTTATGAGTAATGTTTGTTATGGTATCTGCTTGTGTTATGTCCTCGGCACCATCCCCTCTATAATTGCTGCCTCCGATACTAATCCACGTGCTTTCTCTCCGATGAATTCTAATTACCGAAGAGCCCCCTGAGGCTTTTCCAAGTTCATGCAAAATCATCCCTCCTACGACGCTTAGAGTCCCAACAGCTATGGGGCCCAAGGTTAATCCTAGGGCGGGGGTCATAGATGACATTTGTAACATGTACTGTATCATCGTTAATGTACTGTTATAATTTGCTGCGTTGGCGAGCATACTCACCCTAAATCTCATCTCCTTTACAAACGCACACATGTGATGAACGCCTGCTGGCGTAAAACCCATGGGATAATAACTACCCGCTCTCATATATTGACCATCCCGGTAGGTCGGTCCGTAATTAAGGCACGAAGCTCCTATTAAAGAGCTATCCCCCTTTTGGGTTAAAGCTGCGTGTGGATTAATCATTGATTCTAGATTACCCTGAACCGGATCGTTATCTGGATTCGATAATCCAAATTGAAAAGCCTCTACACAAACAGGGGAAACGTCTCCGGCCACCATTATAGGAATAGCTAGGTCCTCCTCTACCCTTTCGTGACCCCCGAAAGTAGGGTTAAGCTTGCCCGTTCTTCTCCCCGCCATTGTGAGCGTCCCCTTCCTCGTTAGTACGGAGAAAAAGCCAGTTTTAGCACCATATGGCACACGTATGTAAGTTGTATTTATCTCACCGTCATCCATTTTTACAATTACATTATTCAACAGAAATGAATTCCCACATCTATAAGAACCGAATTTTATACAAGTTAACATATGACCAGAACTTGAACCAGTACCTATCCACATACCATATCCAGCGTGAGACTTTTTAGTTTTTAATTCTAGCCAATCGCCACGACGCACGGTCATAATTTTACTAGGAGTAAAGACGCCATTACGCATTACGTCAGTCTCGTATTTATAATTGTAATTAAGATTATCCCCTACCGAATCCTTATCATCACCAAAAAACGTATTAGGATTTTTTTCTTCTGGCCTAGCCCATATATCCCACTCATAACCGTTGCAAGAATCTAATGTTCCCGTCCCGCTCACAGAACCACCAGATGAGCTACCGCTCCATATCTCATGCGACGTAGAATCCTCGTCTATACCTTCTACGTTATAATTAGCAAACCATGCACCCCCCGCGCCTCTCCTGACTTGGTTTAATGGCGTATTATTAGAGAAGAACCTGTCTGCTCCCGAAAGCTTATCGGAAGCATTTTTTAGACTTACAAGTTCTATTTGGTTTCTAATCCCCATCTTCTTGGTTGTCGGTTGTGTTTAAGATAATGGTATTTCTTTTCCGCCTGTTGTTACATAATAAAACTTTTTAGTATTAGTACCAGACCCGTCATCTTTGTAATTTATTTTAATCATTGGGCTATCTAACATTCCCTCTGCGGTTGCCCAAAAATTAGCCGAACTAAATTCGCTGAAAGCAACATCCAAGTAAGCGTGCGTGTCTGAGTGTTTTGGCCTAACCTCTGTGCCAGTAAAGTTTCTTGGCCCCCCGTAAAGTTGATAAGCGATTCTGGCCTTGGAAGAACCAATGGGCCCAGCGGCCTGCTTAGTGACTTGAGCATTTTCCCCGGGTAAAGGAACCCTGACTTTAACATTTGCAGTGCTAAGCCAAGGTTTATTAACTCCGTGAGACACCTCCTGCCCTTCGTAATCAGCATGATTAACTACAGCCGCAGGCAAGGTTCCCTCTACACCATTAGAGGGTTTAACACTGATACCCCATTGCTTGCCATCAGCCCCTACATCTACAAAAACTTGTGGGTGTGGGCACGCCTCCATGTATGGAGGAAAAGATGGAACTAATTGAACCGATCTGACGCCCGCAGCATTAGCCTCTTGAAGCATAAGATGATCAGTGCACGCTTGCCTATAATACCAACTGATAGTTTTGCCTCCGATTTCCCTGCTTAAGGGTACGTTGGGATATGGATATTGCGCGTCGGGGGCAACCGAAGTGCAATACCCCAAAAGAGTGTAACTCGCCCATTGCTTAACTTGTATAGGGTCTCCAACAAAGTAAGTTAACTCAGAAGCCATAGCCTTCTTAAACACATCCATGGCGTTATTGGCTACTTGACCCCTTGGGTCGTATAAAAAACCCTTTGGAGATAACCATTCAACCTCTTTTTCTATTTCGTAATCTAAATATTCTATCTCTGGTCCTCTTATATCGGGTAAAACATACCCCTTTGCGTCAGGAACCCCCACATCTGTTCCTATATGATCTCTTCTAACGGTTTTGATTGATCTTGGGAACCCACCAATGCTAACCCCACCATACTCATACCACCTTGAAAACTTGGAGCCCTTTTGTATGCCTGCATGTATAGGTCTAAGGTTAGTATCGAAATATACAGCCAACCATACAAAATCTAATTCATTTAATTCGAATGGAATACCTAATCCACACACTGGAAATCTAGCCGTAAGATCAAGCCCCGCCATAACGCAAGAAGACGGGGTTATATACAATTGATTTTGCTTAGTGCCCTCTACTACCTTTATACCTCGCCAAGGCATGTCTTGTTTCGGAGACTCGCTCCCTGTGTCTAATGATGCTTTAATAAATCCCATTTTTTTCCTTATAAATCTATTGCGTCAGCTGGTCTTTTGTTGTATACTGATTGCATATACAGCGGCGGGTAAGGCCACGCAGCAGTATTATACAAATCTGTTCTATCGTACCATGGGTATACTTGACCCCAGTCTAAAACATCCAAGGTCCCCCTTCCATCTGATTTTGTCCGCACCACGTTGTCAAAACCTTGGTATGGCAAAAGCATTTTCAATTTTAAATCCCCCTCCAGAACAGTAACCATTTGTAAATGAGTCTTGCACGCCTGCATTAATTGATATGCCGGTCTTTTTTGAGAGTCATCAGCTGGAATTTTTATCCCTGTAACATGACCCTCTACAGGTCTACTATCTCCAGTCGCATAAGCAATAGGGTAGTAACAAGCTACTTGATCATACCGAACTCTCTTAAGTTTAACGGTCTCTTTTAACCAAGATTGAGTAAGGTATTTATGAAGCTCTGAAAACTCTTTCGATTGATGAATTACTCCCGCTCCTCCATGAGCAACGGGATACCTGCTTCCCCCTACTTCGTAATATCCCCTATCTGGATAACCACCAGCAGCAGAGATATACCCCTTTCTTTGTCTTCTTGTATTGTATGGAGGGTTTTGTCTTAAAGTTCTACTAGCATAAGTCCCGACGTCTTTCTGAGTACAAATGCTTTTTCTCAATTCCCTGTCTATGCCTCTGTATCTATTACCAACCTTATGACTTTTGGTAAATACATTCCAGCTATTAGCGGGATCAGCGAAACCGTTATCTCCCCCTCCGCCAAAACTACCCGGCTCCCATACTTGCCCGTCGACTTGTCTCCAATTTACGCCTCGATGCGCAGGATTCCAGCTTTGTTTATGATGCATAACTCCTCTAGAATTCTGCTCGTTAGTATTTTCTATTCCATAATACGGGAGAGACTCCATTGGGTCTGATACAGAAAACATCTTTGGCCATCCTAGCCACCTTTCTCCATGAGCCAACCACGGTAAATGATTTCCTGTGTGACAAATTTCAGCGTGCATGGGTCTGCCCGACATATCCAAGAAGACCTGTAAATAAATGTGACTTTTTTCATTGATTTTAAAAGGCAAACCCAGCCCATGAATATCTAAAATCTCTCCGCTTATCTTGGGGTCATAAAACGCCTCGCCTTTTAAAACCCGAAACCACTCGTCTTGAACTTGTTCTACACGAAAAGGGTGATAAACGGCTGACACATCTGACGTTCCCGGGTCTAAGCTGGCTCTTCTAAAAGGCATATTAATCTGTAAGTTTAACTACAAAGTCAGTTTTTATATCTCCGACGGAAGTTTTAAAAGTTAATTCGTCAGAATAATCTCCCGTAGTAATATTTTCTCTACCCGAGACAATTATGTTCGCGTTGTTCTCTATTTTAATGGGCAGATTTGTGGTTGAAAAATTATCCCCGCCCGAAAAGACCCCACTAAAAACGACGAAGGGCAAATTTGCATTATTATTAGCTACATTTATATTAAGCGTACCTGTTTTGGAAAAGGAATCGCCCTTCAATATTGTGTAGCTTGGCTTGTCCGAAGCAACATAGAAACTAGTAGTAGCTGTACATCCGCTAGTATTTATATAAAAATTGTCAATAACATTCTTTTCTTTTACTCCCACGTAGCATATAGGTACGCCGTCAATAAAATATTGATAATTTGAATCGTAAATATCTCCAGAAAGAGAAAAAGATTGACTAGGTAAATAAGAATATATATATCTATTTTCTGGATCTATAATTTTCCCCTTATCAAATGAAAATTCTAACGATCTTCCCGTGCCCTCCCATTCACCAGAAAACCCCAGAGCCCCAGTACCCTCTATATTGTCAAAAGTAAGGCCTGACGCATAAAAAGATAACCGCTTTGCGCTACCAATTTTTCTATTGTTATTTCCAGAGAATTCCATATTATCTTATAACGTTCATATTCATTGATGGCCCCACCTTTCTCGACCATACATCCGGCTTAGGAAGCTCAGATGGCCTAGTAGAAAAAGACCAATCTATATAAGCTCCATCTTGATCTAAAACTATATTAAAACCATCTAGTCCTGCAGCGGGATTTAAATATGCACTTAGGGCCGGATCTGCGCCGATTTGCCTAAAAGATAATGTCTCTCTGGGTAATTGTATCGTAATACTATCAACTGCGTTTCGCATGGAATTATAATAATCATCTATCCCCACTTGAGAAAACCCAAAAGCAGAACTAGAAGCGGAGCCATTTGGAATTGGCACTTGCACGATAGTATCGCCCTCTGGATTAGATAGAGATTCTAAATCACTTGTTATATCCATGGAGTTTACATCGATAGCTTGAGAATATCCAGCGTTCATAATTCGTCCTCTTACTTGCTTTTGTCCCCTTTCTGTTTTTGTGTAGCTTGCTTGGGTATGCTTTACTCCTTCGTACCAGTTTTGGCTTGGATAAATAATATCTACAGTCACTTGCGGCCCCATAAATCCAGACCCAGTTGGATCATAAAAAGATTGGGTTGTATTAGCTCCGACGGGAGCAGTTGAAAATGGATTAGAATTATTAGGATTTGCGTAAGTGGGCCCACTAAGGCTACGTGTCACCGCCGAATAGCCCGGTGCATAAGATTTTATTCTAAACCCTGCGGATAAATGTAATTGGTATCTAGATTCCACTGAAGGAGGCTGATAAACACCATTTACCCATCGAGCAGCATCAGACAACGGCCAATCAATGGTTCCGTATTGAGATTTTAACTCTTCTTGTCTTTCATTTCTAAGAAATGGCTTCATTAAGTCTGCTTGTGCGTTCGACCAAGCAGTAGTGCCCGCAATACTCCAATTTCTTGCGCCCCAATCTGCCCAAGGATAAATATGAGGGTTACCCATATACCATCCTCTCGCATTACCCGCTGCTTCGCTTGTGGCCATATGCACCCCCGGTCTAGGAGCCAATCCTTGACCAAGGGTTACTTCTTCGTCTTGAGTAACTATTGGAACAACTCCATACGGATTACTCGGGGAAACATCTGCGCCTGAAACCGCCCAACCATATAAAGTGGGACACTTACATCCGTCTTTCTTAATGTCTTTCTCGTAATAAGTTTCCGAACAGGGGGCGAGTTTAGCTCTATCATCTTTATCTTTATATTCATTAGGATTAACCCACCCCCCATATGTTGATATGGCGGGAGGCACATTTGACGCTGTGGAAATGGTGTCATACAAATGAGGGGGTTTCGACCAATTTGAAATAATAAAATTATTACCCAAAAAATTTGCAGGAGGAGCAAGCATCAGCACTACCTGAGCATCTCTTCCAGCAGAACTTACTTTCCCTTCTATCCGCGCTGCTTGAACCTGACTAGCTAGAGTGTCTTTTATTCTATCAAAAAAGCGTAATTTACTTTTACCATTTAAAGGTATATATGTAGGCACCAGCTTTTCTAAAAAGTCTACCCCGCTATGCACAAAAGCGCTTTCAAATTCGCTAGCATCAGTTCCCCATGGAGCATTCCTTTGAAAAACTGTAAACATTCTATCTGCCTGATTAGTCACATTGAAATAATTATTAGAGAAACTACCGTAAGCTTTACTCAAAATAGATCTTCCCTTAGGGTGACTCCTTATCAAGCTGTTAAAAGGTAAATCTCCGAAATCATTTCCCTTTATTTTTATTCCTTGTGGTTCATGCTGTGTTTCTAGCTCCCACTTTTCAGTCACCCCACAAAAATTCATGTAATCATTTTGTTCCTCGTGAATGTAATATTTTCCATACATATCCGCCACCCGAGCTTCCCACGACTCCCATTTAGATTCTTCTTGTCGACTATATACGGCTACATAGCCCTTACACGCAGCAAGAGATACCGCGTCCGTGGCGTATCTATCAAAAATTTGCTCCCATTGTTGACAGCTAAAGTCTTCATTTAACATTTCCTGCATCTCTGGCCCACTAATTTCCTCCAAAATCCTTATGCCCAAATGATTTGTGTCTTTATTAGCAACGGCGTTTGTAAAATAAAAATTATATATAGTTCTCGCGTTTTTATTAAATTTAGCTAAGGCGCAAGATATATCGAACTGTGTTCTGTTTCTTCCGCCGTTAATGCTTGCGGGAAAAATTTCGTACGGATCCATCACTTGGTAAACTTGCCTATATTGAATCCTTCTTTGAAAGGATTTAGGTCTGGCTGGTTTTTTATAATAAACTTGAAAATTCGTAGTCTTTGTGGCGGACATATCTAAAGACTCGTTTACATTATCAAAACCTAACCCATCAACAGGATTAAAGACGATTGCTTTAACAGAGTTCATTGCCACCGTCGCAGAACTAGTAGCTGAAGTTAAGTATATACATTTTAAGGCAGCGATATCAGAACTAGATTTTAAGAAATCCCAAAAATGCATAAAACCAAAATCAGCAGCCCAAGCATCAAGAACCTCCCTTAGCGTGCCCGTGTAATCTTTTCTATAGGCTGGATTGATATCCACAAACCCAGCCCAATCTATACCCGCTTCTTTAATCGCCAAAAGAAGTTCTGAAAAATTATAGTCTACATTAGCTAAATCCCCGTTTGACTCTGTAAATTGTTCTTGTCCTAAGATTATCTTTCCGCCATATCGATGATCTACATCTACAATTCTTCCGTAATCAACTACCCGTAATGCGCCATACACCGCTGTCCTGAAAGATGGAAATCTTCCAGCGCCCGCTAACCCATTCAGAGAATTTACAACTTGGTCGTAACAAGGTTCACAATTTAAAGCTATATCGAAATTAACCAACCTCGAACGAATAGGTATCCCTCTTGATGGGAGAGGATCTGTCGGTCCAGCTGGTGCTGCCGCTGTCCACCCTCCAACAGAAAAGTTCGACGAATTTTGCCTTAGCGAAGAATACACAGAAGATAGAAGAGCGTAATTTGTTGGTGTTGTATCAAATATCTCTGCATCATTATTGCTGGCGTGTTGATTAATCAATCCGACATAAATTTTATCTAATAATATAGAGGCGTCAACGAAGGTTAATGTAAGGGTTTTCTGAGATACTGCGGTATTTTTTTCTATTTTCTGCAAGAATAACTGCGGCAATATAGTGCCAGCGATAGAAACTTCATAGTATCTATCAGATACATTCACAGCCAAGCTGTTTATAGCGGCCGGAAAAGTGGTTTTTGGAATAGTTCCATCCTCCACGCAGCGGACCACTACCTTGGTAATTTCCCCCGGAGTATGATTAAGGCTAACCCCATATATTTTCATACCAGCGAAGGTATTTTTTGGGTAACTTACCGATCCTCCACTAAATACTATATCATCAAATGAATAAAAATTGTCTCCGTCGTGTGGCATTATTCCTTTTTCCTAGAGCTCTTTAAATCGTTATATTAAAGTAGTTCTCATCATTATTATACATTATATGGCTTTTCTTCTCTAATCTTAAGTCACTGTTTAATAAGCTTTGCTGGCTTGTTTTTATATAATCTGTATTTTCTATTTGACGCCAACCATTCAGCCATACTTTTTCATTTCTTAAATTAAAATTCAATCTATCATAAGCATCCACAGAACCGCTATATAAGGTTTCGAATTTACTACTCCTCGACACAAACGAATAAATTCCAGATATACCCTTGTCATCCCCAGTATTCAAAGGCGTTATTTGGACCCCGGTGGGAGAAGATATTTCTTGATAGTTTTGGTCCACTCCTGAAATTAGTTTTTGGCCGTGGAAATATATATCCTTATTAATATATTTTTCCCCAGTTATTTCAAGAACCGGATAATCTTCCCCATCATAATTGTAATACTCTATGTCTGTTTCTAGCACGTCGTACAACATAGTATCAAACTTATCGAATTGAAAATCTGTCCCCGAGTAAACGAGAAAATCTTCTGCTGGCAAATTATATCCTGTATTTTTTAATTGGTTGGAGCCGTTAATGAATACGCCTATTTTTTTTCCTATATCTGCATCTTTTATCATGAAGGCGCTGAAGCCCTCTTCGAAGTTGGCTGTTTTATTCAGATTGGCATCATACCCACTATTAGAATGTATTTCATAATGGTCTTTGTAATCTATATCTTTTAAGAATACTACATTTTTCTCTGCATATTTAGAAGTATATAATTCGTTATATAATTTCTCTTCAGGAACAATCTCTATTATTTCTTCTTCTATATCCACCTTTGGAAATTCTAGTACTTGCGTATAACCGCTTCCGGTAAGATCTACCTTTTTGCAAACCGTCACAGATGTATCGCACACAGTTTTAATATTATTTAAAGCCTGCATCTCAAATCCAACGATCGCCGTCGAAGAAGCTTTGCTTACTACAGTGGGCGCGCCAGAAATAGTACTAACTGTTTGAGTGGTTGTTTTTTCGTAAGAAGGATTGATTCCAGTATAATACAGAGCTTCAGAAATCGTATTTCTTTCCGTGTCCCCATAGAAAGTATCAAATACTATAAAATCATCTACCCATCCCCTGAACCCCTTGTGTCTTTCATATGTTCCTGTTTGGTAAAAGCCACCCAATGTCCATATCCAAGAATCTACAAAATCGTCAGCATAGTAGGAGGTTGTATAATTTTTTCTAGTAAATGGATCGTGGTTAGATATCGCTATCTGACTTTTGCTTTTTGATATTGATACTAAATTGTAAAGCTCTAATTCTCTAGGAAGAACTATGTTTTTAAGTTTTCCATTCGTATTAACATATTCTAAATAAGCCCTATTAGAACCATTGATTCCAAAATTAAAGCCAGAAAGCGCAGTGGGACTATTCATAGAAGACAAAATTACCTCAGCCTTAGTTCTGTCTCTTTCTACATTGTTATTGTAATTTATAAAAACTGTCCAATTGTCCGGAGGAATTTGATTACCAACTCGCACCACGGTATTAGAGTCAAAATAAGCCATACTGCAACACGTTTTAAAAGATTCGAAACCAGTATGATTAACGCAGCTAACTAAAATACCGGGGCTAACACTAGCGTTCAAACAGCCAGCCGAAGGAAAATGATCTGCGTCACTATATATTTCATTAAATACCGCCCCTCCTTGAATTTTTTCAAAAGAATAGTTTATTCTCAAATTCCCTGTGTCCAGAGAATTATTACTTAAATAATCATATAAAATTCCACTATCCATTTTACCAACTTATTCCTGCTCCCGCGCTCAAACTAGCTGTTAAGGCTGGTTCTATTTGCTGACTAATGCTCCACCCGCCAATGCTCAAATTACCCGTTCCCCCCACAGCTTTAAAAGAAAATCCAATGCTAGAATTCCTAGCGTTGGCGACATTATAAACCTTTGTTGCTGTATCCTCAATTTTGACTACATCCGTACCTGAGCCATTCATTGCAACACGAATTCTTTCTTCTAGAGTTTTAAAAACGCTAGCAGAAACAGGAGCGTCTTTAGTACCTTCCATGGTCACGTTAGCTCTCCACTCCGCTCTTCTTTTACCATTGGGATTAAATACGATATAATGAGCATCTTTCATTATAGAAGGTTTTGGGGTATAAGGTACCATAGCGGGCTGTACGTTTATCGAATAATTACTCAGATGTACCCCGTTGGTAAAGTGCTTATCTGTAAAAGTCGCGTTAATAGTAGCTTCACCCTGTGTCTTATTGAGGTTTATAGACAGGGTTTCTGGTGATGGATTGATTGTGCCCCCAATAGAAAGACTACTGTAATCACTTTGAACCAACCCCTTCAAGTAAGTATGAAGCGCTGACCCTGCGTATGTTGTATTTATCCAATTTTCTAAATTAGTTATCTTATCATTTATGTCCAAGGTGGGATCCGGAAGTAGAGTTCCGCTTATGCTTATGGTCGTTATACCCGTAACATGATCCATCGCTAAATCTACGGTGTAATCTAGTACGCAATCGTTAGTACCAGCGATAGAAACGAATCTGTAATCATTGTCCCATTGCCAAGAATACGAAAGGATTCCTGCTTCGACTTCCAAATTTGAAGACCGCAAAGGTTTGGAATAATCGTTTAGAACACGAATAGTTTGCGTCCCTGTTGACGTCTTCATGGGCGCAACCATTTGCATATCTTTAGCTAACTGAAACACGGCGTCATCCATGCTCCCTGCGCCGTCTTTGATTTGATTTTGTATATCTGTTACAAGTGTCGCACTTGAGTTTCCGACAAGGAAGGTGGGAGAAGCTATCGCTTCAACCTGTACGGCTACGGATTGCGCGTCTGCATCTACAGAATCAGTTATATCAAAACTATATTTTAGAAGAGCAGCCGGATTTGTTCCTACAAGATCTGGATCGAAACTATATTCTTCAGTGATCTCATAAGTTCCGCTCATTCTATTTATATTTTCCGTCTCTTTGGTCTTAAAAAAATCAGGAGTAGTATTTATAGTAGAGCTAATGAATTCCCATATGGGCATATTAGTTAGACCCTTACGTGCTTCAACCCAAGTTTTGGCATTTTTTAGAGCATCAGACTTATTACTACCCGATCCACCTTTTTGCCTATCATCTATCCCTTGAGCGGCTACCCTATGGGATAATGTACCAAATCCAGACTGACTTTCAGTAAAAGAAAATTCATCAACTACCGATTTTACTGTTTGAGTAGAGTACGTGCTGCTTCCAAGCTTTACTGGCGCTGGGCCGTCCAAGGTCACCGAGTATTCCAATATACTCGAATAGTTTGAGTCTTCAAACGATATATTTCTAACTCTTGCGGTATCTATGTTTCCTAATTCAGTCTCTAACTTTTTATAATTTTGACTAAAAAATTGTATAATTTGATTTCTGCCCTCAATTATCTTCGTGCTCGCTGCGGTTCCATTTGGAACATTTCCATTAACATCAGGATCTAAATAAAGAGATCCATTAATCACATATCTATCAATATCAACTTGCCATTCGCTAGAATAATCTATCTCACGTTCTCTAGACACATATGGAGTAAGAAATGCAATGCCCGCTATCGACGTTCCCGGGAACACCGTGCTATTATATTTTAAAACAGGATTTGCCATTTGTTTCTAAGTTCGTGTTTCTAAAAGTCTAGTGAGAGATGGTTTCGTATATTGTAATTCTACGTCCAGAGATATATCGCCCCCGGAGGTTATGGAATAATTAGTATCTGTTATAAATAATTGTTTTGGGCTCAATACGGTTCCAAAATAAGCCATGCATGTATTAGCAGCTTCATTTATTAGAGCATCCTGATTATAAATCTTTCCATTAGTAAAAGGGTTATAAGTCTTACTTCTTTTAGCTTGTCCTTGAAAAGATATATTTAATGTACCCACTTCTGATTGAGGGGATACGTGAATTATCTCTCCAAATTGAGAAATAGTATATGTCTCCGTCATTCTCACTGGCGAAGAATTATCTACATTTATTTCTTTTTTAGCGAAGAAAGAGCTACTATCATCTATATATATAGTTGTATCATCTGTATTAATATATTTAATACTATACCTAGAACCATATTTACTTCTATTATGAGATTCTTGAACAGTTTTTAACGTTCCTCCATAATTATAAATTATTGAATTATTTACCCCAGCCTCTATACTTGTCTTTACTAGTGCTAAGTCCGCTGAACTCGACAATTTTCCAGTTAATGGTTTGCCTACGTGCTCTGAGGTTACCGTTATTACCCCAGCGGCATCACGAGACACATCGTATTTTCTATCTATGGTCATTCCGGTTGAAGAAAGTTTTGGGTCAGATGAGAATTTAACTTCGTATCCTGCTCTGTTATCTATTTTAGACTTATACCTAGTTATCTCCATTGTTACATTAATAAGAGTAGACCCCGCGTATCCCAATTCATCAATTTTGCTCTGGCAATTAGAATAAGCGTTAGCTAATTGATTTTTTAATCCAATGTCTATAGCTCCGGTACTGTTTGCCCAATCTGCATCCGCATTAAGAACATCGCATTTTTCAACCACCTCCAAAAAACCAGTGGCTACTTTGTTTAAGGTATAAGATTTTTTAAATCTATTTTTATCCCCAGCAGCGCCTGTCCCGAGAGGGAATCTGGTGAATGTTCTCGTGAAATTGCATTTACCACTAACTTTATCATATGTTTCAGAAAATACGTCATTGCCTCTTATATCCGTATCAGTGGCATCATCTAGATTTATAAGATTTTTTACATAAGGAAAATGCGGTCGTTGATTTTCGTATATATCTCTAGCTATACTTTTTGAAATAGCCATCGGATCTTGTCCTTGCGCTGGCCTATATTGAATTTGCAACGAATGACTACAATCTTCTGTACCGTCGGAATTTTTATTAAAGGTAAAATTTTCTACAAATTGGTCAAGTCTGTGAGCGTAAGGTTTTAAAGTGTCTTCTAAATTTTTATATGGATCCCCTACTCCGCCATCGTCTCCTTCGATGGAGAAATTAACACTACTTATCGCCTCCACGAATTCTATATCCATTTGGTATCGACCGACATGAACCTTGGCTTCCATTCCGTCTGGGGAAGAAGTAGATGATATAGAGTTAATCCTTCCTTTGCCGTAATTTATATCATTAATTATAATATCACCAGCCAATACTCCGGCCATGGCATTATATGATTCACCTTGAGATTCTGAAAGTCTATCTTTTGTTTTGCTTAAAATAGACGAAGATAAAGAGTCAGTTACGTTTGATAAGTCTTTTATATAACCCTCTACACGCATGCTTACAGCATCGCCCCTAGCGAACACGTCGCCATCAAAGTAATGCCTCGTTCTATCGAAGCCCAATAGAAGAGCATCTGTTATTTCTATATCCATATGTGATTACGATGTCCTATTTGGCGGAAAATAACCGCCTCCCTTTAAAATATTACCCTTACTCCAGTCTATAACCGCTTGCGCAATTGCATTCGGAATAGCTTGTACCGTACCGTCAATGTTTACATTTATATTAGCTGTTTGATTGCTATCTCCTCCAATGTTTCTAATCTGCTCTATCTCGTCCTTCCGACTTCTTCCTTCTAGGTTTGCGGAAAGACTCTCTGCTGCCTTGGATATTTCTTCTCCGAATGATGTTGCGGCCATGTTTATTTGTTGTGTCGCAGCTTCAAAATTCGGAACGAAGCCTGCTGCTCTACCACTTGAGAAGTTGGGAACTCCTCCTGTTCTTGACCCATAAGTATTTACATTTGCGCCTTCTGATCTTGCTCTACTGATTCCTTGATCCGGCCCCTGTGGTTCGTCAATTCTATTAAAGACGCCTACTCCGAAGTTGGGGACATACCCCTTGGCTGCGATACCTTGGATTCTTAAATTATTACTCTTAATAGCGGGGTGCTCTGCTACGTATACTGAGCCTTCCGCGTCTGATTTAGAATACCCTCTACCCATGAGAGCGGTAATCTCTCTATCTTTTGCTTCTTCTAATTGGCTAGAGAAATTTGGTATAAACCCTCTATGTTTTCCAGCGCTACCAGAGCCACGGGCAAAATTAGGGATAAATCCTTTAGCTAAATTTTGTCCTCCCTTTACTCCCCTTCTTCTTCTCTCTTCATCTAAAACGGTTTTGGCCATTTTTAGATTTGCCAATTGTTCTAATTCTGCATTAGACATTCTCGCTAGCGCATCATCTAGAACTTGACCCGACTTGCCCGCCGTTGGATCCATTTGAGCTATCTCACCATAAACCTGACCCTGAAATTCGCTAACTTCTGACGGGTCCACATATCTCCACTGCTTCTCTTCCTTACCCGGAATCGTCAGAAGCTTCATCCATTCGCCCGTTTCCGGATCTAGCTTCCATTCGGACGCTTGGTCTCCCTTCCCGACCTTTACTGTTCCTCCATCCCTAAAGAAGCTATTCTTTCTTGTTCCTCCCAATTCGCCTTTGCTATCTCTACCCTTCACGCCCACACCCCTAGACCCAACTCCTTCGCGAACAACGTAACCTTCAATTCTGTCCCTTGCATTCCCCACGGCTTTATTAAAACCGCTCTGACTAAATCCCTTGGTGCCCACTCCAGTTGCCGTTTCTTGTCTCTGCCATTCTTCCGCGTAGGCTGAAGAAGTAGTATTCAACCACTTTCTAAACGCCGGTGTTTGCATATCTTCTTCGGACATACCAGTTTGCTTTGCCATATTAAAAAGGAAATCTTTAGGCGGTATATTAGCGTCCTTCATCAACTGGAACATCTTCATCGCTGCTAGGTTATCTGGATCGTCTTCGTATCCCACCGAGGTTCCCCCCGCGAGCTTCTCCATCTCCATGCCTGTTCCGACCATTAGTTGGCCAAATAATTTAGTATCATCAGCCCTCTTCTTCTGTCCAACGGTTTTACCTTGATTACCGAAGGCTTGAGTGTTTTCGTATTGATTAAAATAGTCGCCTACCCGTTTTTGGGTAATCTGGTCCCTAATTTCTCCCGCTATTCTTTGCGCTTGAGCTATGCCTTCCGGGCCAGTGTTGAATAATGCTCCGGCCGCTTGGGTTTTTTGCTCGGGTGTTAAATCTTTACCAAATCTTGTAACTGCATCTGCTAAAAATGCTTTATCAGGGCCCGCTCCCGGGCCAACGGTCAAGTCGCTGACCAACGTCTTTTGCCAATATTGTTTAGATGCTTCAAGAGCAGCTTTTAATTTTTGATTTTTTAGCTTAATTTTTTCAAGTTCTTTTGCGTAACGCTTTTGCATCGCAGGATCATTAGTTGATTTCATAGCTTGCTGTAATTGAGCCGCCTCTTGCCCACCAGCAAGCATTTGCAAAGCAACCCCTTTGAATCGTTGTCCGTATGGACTAGCCGCCATAAGGGGATCTATACCCGCTGCTTCAAACAAGGTTGAAGGTTTCCCGGGTTGCCCCGTTAGGGGATCAACGCTTTGGCCGCCTCCAAGGCCGAATTCGGTCATTAATTGCGGATTTTCTAAAAGCGTGCCTCCAGCAAAACCACCTGCGCCCGCCATAGACAGATCGGCCAAACTTACATCAACCCCCGAACGATCTATAGAAGCTTTGCCCCCACGAACAGATTCTGCTTGGACCATGTCACTATGACGATTTCTTTCCGCTCGCAATGCGCTTTTAACCTTGGCCATTGACATTTTTTGGCCAGCATATTGGCTCAATCCCAAGCTTTGTAAAAGAGTATCTGGAACTGCCTGTGAGGAATCAAGCCCTTGACCTCTAATCTCTAAAGCTCTTAATTTTTGCTGCGCAACCTGTTGACGAGCGAAAGATTTAGCCATATTGTCGCTAGCTCTTTTCTTCTGATCCTCTAGCATGTCTCTGTATTTTTCTTTTTTCTCTCCTCTAGCGCTTTGATATTTACCCCGCACGTAATCTAATGCGTGACCACTCGCTTTACCATACGTAAATCCTTGTTGAGATATTCCCAGTGAATGCTCTAAAGCTTCTTCTGTATTAATCCAGTTCTCTGCGGTAATAGCATTTCTGTCTCCACCTCCCCAGTCATCAATCATCATTTGCTTCATGTTACCAATTTTGAAGTCTATGCCGAATCTCTGAGCGAAGGCCACCTGATTACCTGCTATTTTTGCGAACCTAGCAGCGGCTGCCTGTTTTACCCATGGCGGATTATTTGGAGCTTCTTTAAATTCTTGGGCTGCGTTTTGTATGGACCACAACATTTTCTTCCTCATTGTTTTCCTCTGTGAGTCTTGCAGTTTACGCTTTAATATGGGATCTTTTGTTCTCCGTATCATCTCTGCATTACCTTGGATATCCATAGACAACATTTGCCCCATGTCTTTTGTTTGGCCTGCTCTAGAAATTACGCCAAGCCTTTGGTTTCCTTGGGTTCCGTATTTTTTGGCATCCATTTTGCGCTCGATTTCTACTTCTGACAGTTCTTTCCTTGTTAATCTAGAATCGCCTTTGCCCTCTTTGCCTGTAAAAATATTCTTATGGAGTTGGTCCATTAATTTTGCTCCCGAACCTCTTGCTAATATATTGCCACGATGATCTCTTACAATAGACTCTCCATCATCGCCTTCTTCTACTTTAATTGCTCCCGTGGCCGACAGGTCTTGCACAAAGCTTCCTCGGGTTATAGCCTCCACTCTTCTGCCTCCAGACATATAATATGTTTTCCCATCAGCTGCTTTGTATAATTGGGTTTTTTTAATGGTCTTACCAGTATTTTTGTCGACATATTGCTGAGATACTAATTGTGTTTCTCTAGCCTCGATTTTCTCTTTCATAGCAGGCATCTTCTTCATCTTCTCTCGCCACGCTTTGATGGCAGCTTCATTTGCTCCACCCCTTTTAAGCATCTCTTCTGCATCAACGAGGTTACCCTCCTGCATGGCCTTGTGATATTTACCACCCATTCTACCTGCTCTAGATTGTTCTGCTATCGCTTTTAAATCTCGTTTCCTCCCCGCTACTTCATTTTGAGCATCAATATTTGATTGCATTCGGCCGGGCATCATTGTCTTATCAATACCTTCATACCAAGATTGCCCCATTTGTTCTCTTTCTAAATGTTTGAATTGCGCTTTAGTAGCCTCTTCTCTCATGTCTAATTTGTTCATTTCTTCCCCTACTTTAAACATCATCTTTACTTCGTCAGGTAAACCGGGAATATCTTTCATCTCCGACAAAATTTTATTACGCTTGGCTGTAGCTTCAGGAAGCTTTCCAGAGTCAAGTTCTTCTAAAGAAGCAAACCTCCCGCTCGCTTTTCTCATTTCCGCTTGCTGCGCGAACAATGCGGCTGTTCTTTGCGCAAATCCCTCTGGGTCATCTCCCATTCCTAGAGAGGATAGTTTGTCATACCAAGCCAAGTCGGCATTATTTTTAATGTATTCGGCTCGTTCAGATGGTTCCATCGCTGCGAGCTCTTTTCCTGACTTGCCAGTATAATGCTCAAGCCTATCGCTCATGTTTCGCATTTCTTCGGGGGATATACGAAGCAACTCTTTCTCCATATCAATCAGTGCGCTACTATCTGCACTCGCTGTTGTCCCAGTTTGTATTAAGTTGCTCATTAATTTTTGAGTTGATGCAGCTTTCTCTGCGTCGTAAATCAAAGCGGCGTTTTCTCCTTCTCCAAAGTTTAAAGATAAACCAAATCTATTTTGAGAACCGGGTTGAGTTAGTACTTCATCCCATAGTGCGCTAGCTAATTGTTGTCTTATTCCGTGATCTTTTTCTCCCGCTCTAGCTATTGCAGCATTTATTTTAGCGCCAGCCTCATCGGCTTTCATGTCTTTTTGACGTCTGAAATGATCAGCTAAAGTGGCCGCTGTCATTGCGACCCATATTGCCGCACCAACTGGACCACCAGCCAACAATGCTGGTCCCATAGCTAAAATATCTATACCCAATCGGGTTCCAGTAGCAACGCGATCTTTTTGTAATTGGAGTTGGTGCATTTCCACAGTAGCATCAGCCCCATCAACCCCGCCTTTTTCCATGCGCCCCTGAAGACCTTCCATTTCTTTTGCGTAAGCTTTATTTACAAAATGAGAACCAATCATTTGTCCAACTATACCAACTCCAAGACCACGTATTGCTGATGATCCTCCAAATTTCTTTGCCATCCCCTTGGTCCACTGGCCAGACTTACTTGCTTTCACTGATTTCCATATGCCGCCTTTTTTCGCTACCTTGTCTAATCCCTCTCCCGCTTTTTTGTACGCGGCACCTCTTAACCCCTTATCGCTCGCATCTGTGAAAAAGTCTGCAGCTTTCTTGACGGCGCTTTTCTTTGACCCGCTCTTTACGCTTTGTTCTATTGCGCCTTCGGCCAATTCTTTAGCCGCTCTTTGCTGAGCTTCTTTTTCCAAGCCCCGCATAATCATATACGTGCCTACCCCATAACCTCCATACGTAGCTATTCCTTCTCCTATTTTAGCTATGGTTTTATTCTCGTTTTGCATAAGGTATTTACCAATCCAACCAGTAGCTAAACCAGCGCCAATACCCACAGCACCGCCCCTAAGATCTCTACCTATAGTGCCTCCACCGAATTTTCCTCCTCCAAAGCCCCATTTTTGTTTACCCATCTGCCACATCTGTTTATAATTGTTGCCGAATAACGTGCGGGACATTAGCCCTCCTTGCTCTGGGCGATAAAGACCGATCTTATGGGAAAGTTTTCCTATGGTTTTCATGGCAGTCTTAACCTTGCCATCTCTTCGACCTTCTATACCTTTTGCTAAATCCTTGGAAGCTGCATCTAATCGCCGGGCGAGGAGTTCCTGATCTGCTTTCACCTTCATGTTTTGCTCTGTTTTCAACGCATCAGCTTGCAACCTTCCTAGCTGCGCATTCCGCTGTTTCGTGGCGTCCGCAGACCGCCGCCCCGGATCCTTCTCTATCGCTTGTAATTGCTTTTCTAGCAACCCTGAGTCCGGCCCCGCCTTTGCCATCATCAAGCGTCCCAGTTTTTGTGCTCCGCTGCGTCCGGATTTGTCAGGCGGTAAAGCGGCCACCTTATCCAGCGGGGTATTTTTTCCGCCCTCAACGTGTTTGGTCCAAGCCGCTTTAAGCATGTTCTGCCCCTTACTATAAGACATTGAGCCATTACCGACTTTTTTCTCAATCCTCGCTCTTGTTTTTTCAAACTGTGCTACGGCCTTTCTAATGTTAACATCGTGCGGATTACCAAAACCCATTGCCCCCTTTCCAACGCCCTTAAGGCCCATTGCGCCTGCTTTATATCCTCTATTAGCTAATGCAAATTTAGCCTTCCCAGCGACCTTAGGATCACTGGATCGGGCATTGGTTTCTAATTTAGCGCGGGCCTTACCTCCTTCTTGCTTGAAATCCGGATCTAGTGCCTTCATTCTTTCAACGTTTTGTTGAGACAGTTCAACAACGTTCCCTCTTGCGCTGGGTCCCCCGCCCGCACGGCTCATGGAACGGTCCGTGAGTATAGCTGCTAACGAACTCACCCGACTGGAAGGCGCTCTCACACTACCAGACCACTTGCCACCAGCCCCATCATTTGCTGATCGACCAACAGAGAAATTAGCCGCTTTATTCATTGCTGAAAGCTCTCGAATCCTCAGTCTATTCTTTCCGTGACCTTTTTTCGCACTCTTAGTTTGCTCAGCCAAACTCGCTATTACTTTGTCGAAACTCCTTGCGGACCCCAGTTTCTTCAGCAGCCCCTTTTTCTGAAGCAACTTTATTTGATCGTCAGTAAGACCTAATTGATCTTTTAAAACATTTGGATCCTGAAGAGCTCTTCTAGCAAGCCTTCTGTCTTTGGCGGCTTCTTTCCGCTCATGAGCTTTTCTTTCCTTGGGGGTCATCGCCTGCTCCCTCGCACCCTCAGTAATCCAAGAAGGTACCAAGCTTCGTTTTCCTGTCCAGAAATTTTCTCCCTTTGCAACCAATGGTAATTGAGATGCAAATCTGCCCGTCATTCTTCCTAGCGCTCCAAACATTCCCTCTCGCTTACCTCCGGGTAATCCCGTTCTTGCATCTGGGAAAAGACGCCTCATCTCTTCTCCTCTACCACCTTGTCTGCCTATTTTAAATCCTTCCATGACAGGGCTTTTCTGAAGGTGCTTGTTCATTAATCCGCCGAATCTGGAAGGTAAATTTTTCAACCATTCCTTGGTAACTCCAGCACCTATTCTAGCGCGCCTTGCGAGCCACTCAGATCTAGACATGTTATTAGCAGCAGGGCCCTTTTTCAATTGTTCCATTGGAATAGTGTTTCGCACCAATCGGCCACGGTATCCAGAGCCTTCTTTTGAAAATTTCATGCGCTCGGGCTTATCAAGATTTAATGCTCCAGCCTTCCACCCCTTCTTAATGTCTGCGAATGATTTACCGCCCGCTTCTTTTAATCTACCCGGAATACTACCCAATTTCTTCTTCAGGTTTTTCATGTAATCCATCGCCAAAACACTTTTCATGCCCGCTTTTGTATATGCATCGCGGGTTTTCATTTGGGCTCTTTGATTCTGTCTCTCTTCTGGAGAGATTTTTTGCATAAATCTCCGGCCACGTTTAAAATTATCGTATGGTTTTCTTAATCTTTCTGCTAAAGTGGGTTTCTTTTTATCTAATCCACTAGTATCAATCTTAGTGCCTGATGTAGCTGCTTGTAATTGTGCGGCTTGCTTTGGGGTACCAAATAAGTTCTTCAAGAAGTCCCCGGCCTGAATAGTTTTTATTCCTAATTTAGTAGCAAGACTTCTAGATTTAAATTCCGGCATAGCCATCAACGAATTTCTCTGGGGGCCGGATAATTTACCGAAAAATCTCCTAGCTCTGCTGAAGTCACCACGGAATTTTTTGCCCTTAGAAACCAGTGGGGATCTATTAAAATCAAAGAAAGATGCAGCAGCTTTATGTACGCTACCCACGGCTTTACCAACTGGCGAAGATTTTACAGTCTCTCCCGCATCAACTAATCCAGTGGCGATTTGATGCTGTAATTTTTTAACTAGATCTTGTCCACCCTTTATGCCTGCTCCGAATTTCCGCATTCGGGAATGTTCTACTTTACCTTGGAATCCGCCGTGCTGCCTTCCAGTAGGTTGGCCAGCACCAAATCTATATCCCTTCACAAGCTCAGTCTGATTAAACCTAGCCTTCATAGAATTAAGTTTACTCTTCGACCATGTCTTAAAATTATCCTTACCTCTGCCAATTCCGTCTACTAAACTGGTGCTTAAATTTTTGAAAGTTGCACCAAGTTTTTGCGCCCCACTAGCTTTAACCTCTGGGGCACCGGGCATGGCAATGTTAAATTTTCTCAAATTCCCGCTCTTGAACCCATGCTTAAAGTCTCCCAACATCCCCTTAGCGCCCGCATGACCCTCTATAATTTTATTTAAGATGGGGGACTTTTGCATGTTTACTAAGTTCTTGGCAAACTGTTGTCCTTGACCTAATGCAGATTTAAGATGTTGCACTGAAGCTGCTGCACCCTTACCGAGACCCTCTGTTCTTAAAGCTGAGTCAGTTGCTACAAAGGCTCCCTTTGCTCCTCCGGTATATCCATGCTTAAAGGCTCCCACTTGATTCCAGAAGTTCGTCTTTACGGAACCGGTAGCTTTACTAACTTGAGACTTTATTGATTTAGCTAAGGACTCTGCAGATCCCACGCTCGCTCCGATTCTTGTCATTCTATTTCTAGATTTTATTTGTTCCTTTTGATTCTTTATCTCATCGAACTTCATCTTTCCAGTAAATCTTTTACCTCTTGAAAAGTCTTGCTTGTACCCCCTTAATGCTTTAAGAATTGGGGATCTGCTTAAATTAGTAAACTTTTTACTTAAGTCTGATATCTGTCCTCCTGTAAATTTCACGCCTCTATACAATGGAGATTTCCTCAAATCAGCAAGGCCAGTTAACATTCTTCCTGCTCGAGAATTAAAAAATTTCTCGCTCATTTTTAAAGCCGGTTTGTTTGAATCAGCTTGGATTGTACCCATGTTTTTCTCGCCATGAATACTTAGCGCGGTGGTTTTCGGAACTCTACCAAATTTCTCTCTCGCAAAATTCATAAACCTTTCTTTAAGTTGAGAAGGATGTACATTCTTTTCTCTAAGCAGGTGAGGAACGGCGACCTTCAAAAAGTCTTTCGCCATAACCCAATTACCTTTTGCGCCCATTCTTTCGGCCATTCTTTGAGTACTATATGTTTTATACTCTTCATCAATAGAACCAAGTTGAACCCTGTTTCCTATTTCTTTTATCATGCGCTGATAACCGGCCTGACCCTTAACCATTTTAAATAGCTTTTGACGACTGAAGCTTCCATCTTTATTTAAGAAGCGCTTATCACCCGGTTTAATTTCTATATCATTCATCTGTTGAGACAACATTTTGGAAAATTGATCAGCCATCTCGGGCGGCAAACCACTAAACGCATTCATTGCGAGGCGACTTGGGCTAACGGTTACGCTTTTGCCCGTTGCAAGAGCCTTATTGTAAGCCTCTCCCAGACCACCCATAACCTGCCTATGTGTCCGCTTCATCCATGCCCTTTTCGAGAATCCGCCCTTCGTTGACGTTTTTGCCTGATCCATCAAGCTTTTGTCAGGAGCAGTATCGCCCAGTCTCTGCCTCATGAATTCATCAGGAGACATAGTACCCATTCTATGCTCTGCTGCGCCACCCTTTTGGCCGACGCCTGCTTGTTGTTGAGACAACTCCACTTGCGCACCCATGCTTTTCAATAAGTATTGACTCGCTGCATTCTTTGATGCTTCACCACCCAAGTTTTGCGCTGCCTTGCCACTCTCTAATGCGTGAGTCATTTCATGAACTATTAAACCTCTTTGCACATTTCGTGCCATTTGACCAGCGCCACCTTTTTGTTTTCCTGCTTTTACAATTTCATCATCAACCACCACCTGATTCTTCGTGGCATCCCACCAGCCACCCCAGCGTGCTCCACTTGCACCACCGGGTTTGTTAGTCGTATTTTGCTTAGTTATATCCCAATTTTGTTTAACTGCATTAGCGTAATCTTTTTTGATACTTTCCCCAAGAACCCCAGTGGGAGATCCAGTTTTCTTGGCCATATTTTGCTCGTATAGATTACTTAATTTTATTGATTCGAACATGGCGTATCTTTTAGACATACCACCGACAAGTTTTCCTATCTTACCTTCTGCAAAATAATTAGTAAATAGCTTTCCGTGAAGTTTATTCAAAGCGCCTGCGCCCATACCTTTCACCTTGTCTACGATAGGCCCGCCAATTTTTCTAGCACCTTCCGCCATTGACGACTTCCAACTTCTCCACGTATCTTTTATATTAAAGGGCATTTTATACCTAGAAGCCATGTTCATGGCTTCTTTAATGCTCATGCCAACGCCGCCAAGTCCCGCAGATGTTTTCTTTCCTAAATTAGTAAACCACTTAGCCGTGTTCCTGACCCAATTATTTTTAGAATCCTTCTTTACTTGTGCGGCTTTCTTCGGTTTTTTCTGCTTCACCTTTTCTGGTGCGTCTGTTAAAGCGCTCCCCATAAAATAAGGAGACAAGCCTGCGTAAAATGCGTTCATAGCTCTCCAACTATGCTCTTCTTCTCCTGCTAGATTAATCGCTTGTCCCCCCATGGGAGTATCCAATACCATTTGTTTTCGCGAACCACCAGTGCCAAGGGGTCCACCGCGTGCGCCAAACCATGTACTATGATGACCACTTCTTCTATCTAGAACATTAGCTACGCCGCCTCGCACGCTTGTGCCACCGGGCAAACTATCAATGAGGCCCCTAGATCTCCCTTTTAATAGATCGTCGTAAAGATCTAGCATGTCAAGTTTTTCTTGGTTTGTGAATTTGGTACCACCCATTCCAAGCTTGTTCCATATATCCGCTTGGTATACTTGCCCGAAGCTACCCGTGCCCGGAACAAATCCACCCGCTGCGAACGACATGGGAACCATTCCCTGCGCGTAAGTTTTTCTTCCGTGGTCTACGCGCAATTTACCTCTATCTTGTAACCATTTTCGTTGATCTTCATGAAGAAATCTTCCTGTAGCGGGATCAAACCCAACAGGACGACCTCTTCCAGCGGGCATTAGGCTTGCTCCGCTAAGATTAGAGGGGTCTCCAAGAGTTCCATCAATTTTAGGGTCACGCCCACCGGTTTGGCCAAACGCCCATATCGCCGTCCTTTCGTCTAGCCCGCCACTGTCACCAAGAGCACCCAACTGGTAGGCAGGTATACCTGTTTCTAACGAATACAGATAACGATACGCTCTTTTCCAATCCTTGGGGCCATAATATTGTTGTATATATCTTCTAGTTAATTCTCTCTGCGCCCTTGGATCTCTTCCTGTTTCTGGATCATTCCTTAAACTTGTAAGATATTCTCTTATTGGGGATAAATTAGCATAAGTATTCCCATCCGAACCCTTGACAGGTTTATGAGCACCACCACGACCCATCATTTCTTGCTTTGTCCTAGCTTTAGAAGCGGCGGCTATACCCCCCAATGAGCCAGCGTTGATTCCCCATTTATTTGCTTCTTCTGACCATTTTTCTTTTGGGTTATTTTTTTGAATGAAAGAGTACATCAAGCGTGTCCACTCTCCGGAGTTTTTAGCTATTCCATTACTCTGTAGCATGCCATGAAACTCATTAATGGAAGTTCCAGAAGAAACAGATACGCTTGGCTGCGAGGGTGTTCTCAAATGGTATACCTGATTTCCCATTTTTCTAGCTCCTCGAACAAATTCGCTTCTAGTTCTTCCTCCTTGTTCGGGGATATGCAAAAAGCCGGGGAGATTTTCTTTTGGCTGCCCTAATGTAAAAAATTCGTTTTGCCCTCGAAACAAACTAAAGTTGCTAAGATTACCTTTTCTGATTTCTTCTTGTTCTGATTTAACTCTGTCAATAAAATCCTTTGTGTTATTCATGCCTACAGCGCCCATAGGCATGTTCAGAGCGATCTGAGGAGTTAAATTTATACCAGTACTACTTTTGATCCTCTGTTTAACGTTATCATATTTTTGCCAATCGAGGACATTGTCTGATGTGAGCTCGGTGTGATTAACAATATCTGGATTTCTAGCAATAGCATCATGCCATTCAGAGTACCACTTTTCTAATTTGTCATATTTTACTTCTACTTTTCTAAGCCCATCTGTTGAAGGAAGCAAATCAGGAGATGGAGCAAAAACCTCAATTGGAGAGGGGGATCCTCCAGCAGCCAAGCTAGGAACCTTATATGTAATTTTTTCTCCGGGGGTATACCCATCAGAAGCTACCGTGTAAGGATTAATTCCCCAAGCCGCTTTTGATCTTTGCTTGTGTGCCTTGCCAGCTTTACTAAATTCAGGAGGATTAATAAAAGGTTGACTTATTCCGGGAACACTAACAACGCTTTCAGCTGAGTTATAAGTAACATTCCCAACTCCAGAGATTTTCATATTTTTTATAGCGCCAGCCCTATATCCCCCCTCTAAAGCTTGCGATCTTTCTATGCTTGCGCTCAGTCCGCCACCACCGGGGACAAATCCATGAGCGGCTCGCGATTGCTTTTCTCTCAAAGCCTCTATTTCGCTTTCTGTTTGTCTTAGTCTTGCTCTTATTGGCCCCCTGTCTCGTTCATCCGCTGCTTGAAGTTCATTTTCTATTCGTCTTTTTTGTGCTTGTAATTGACCAAGCTTTTGGTGGGCTTGTAAATTTTCGTCCAATGTTTTAGCGGTTTGAGTGGCAACTCTAGGTTTTTTAACTCTTTGCCCTATTGAAAATGGAGAATCCTCTCCGTCTCTTTGTTCTCTTGCCGCTTGATCGAATACTCCTTGTAATCCACGAGCATGTGTTGAGGATATTCCAAATTTTCGCCCCGCGCCGGGTGCTTTAAGCATGTTAGCTATATCTGCTGCACTACCAGCGCCCTCGGTTTCAAAAATATTTTTTAACGTTCTCTTTCTCTGTTTAGCATCCATTCCTCCCATGGCGGCCATCATCTGTGGATCCATTGCGAGTTGACCTACTTGCATATCTGCATCTCGTTTTGCATCTTTCAGTTTCTTTTTGTTCGCCTCTCTATCGCCTTCTCTTTCGAATTGATCATACGCATCTTGCGCCCCTTGAACGCCTCTTCTTGCTGCTCCCATATCAGTAGAAGCGCTCGTTAACGCGGCTTGTGGATCGAAGTTAATTGCAGAAGCTAAATCTTTAGGTAATGACCCTAATCTTCCATCAATAGATTTTAATTGCTGCAACTGTTGCTTGTCTATAGCACCAGTCATGAATTCTTCATCGAATACATTAGCGACACTTTCTTCTGCTCTCCCAGCTTCACGTCTCATACCAGCGACAACTCCGCGTGGAGCCCCTGCGGCTTCCGCTTGATCAGCCATCATGTTAAGCTGATTTGATCTGTCCTTACCCATTTGTTTAATGAAATCTCCTCTAAATTTCATCAGATCCGGGAACTCTATCTGTAGTCTTCTTTGTACTTCTTCGGCGGTTTCAACTCCACCCCCTGCTTTCACCTGAGCCTCTTCTCTTCCTCCAAACAAACTTCCACCCATCAGTCCCTTCAATCCTCTGAGCATTTCCGCAGTACCTTTTGCTTGTTGCCCTTTAAAATCAGCCCCAGCTTCTTGGGTTTTTTGCATACGTATTAATCCCTCTAGAAACCCTTCTATATCAGCGGTTTGCTTATCTGGATCTAAAAGTCCATCCATTCCTCCAAGCATCGAAACGTCACGCTTTCTTTGTCTTTCTTGTTTCTCAAATTCGAAAGCTTGTTTTGCTATATCAATCTGTGCTTGAGTATTTATACTTAATTCTTTAAGTTGTCTTAATACCTTCTGCCCCTCTTCTCTACTGCTTCTTACTAATCTATTTATTAATTTGGGCCCCAACGCGCTAGTGACGTCAGATCTTTCTGTAAATTTCTTTATAGCATCTGCGGTTTCTGTTGCGCTTAAATCTTTATTTTTTTCCATCATAGCAGTGAACTCTTGAGAAATTCTTCCTATGTCATCTGCCTGTGATCCCTTTTTCTTTTCTTGAAGTTTGGTTAGCTCACTTTGAAATTCGGAAAGCTGCTTGCCTCTTGCTCCTCTGGTTGCGTCTTGAGCCTTCGTAAACTGATCATTGCGAATTCCTGCCGTTTTAACTTGTAAACCAAAAGCGGACGCACCCATGGTGCCCCTTCTCATCATGCCCATGCCGCCCTTTAATCCTTCTATGTCGACCCTTCTTCTCGCGCCACCTTCAATATCTTTGATTTTTGTAACGAACATTAATGCGTCATTAAAATTTCGTTGAGCTTCCACGAACCCTTGTTTGGCTTGATCAAGAGCTTCTTTTAATTTTTCTGATTGTTTTCGAGCTTTCTCTCTCGCTGCATTACTTTCGTCATGTTTATCACTATTTTCTTTTTGCGCTTGAATTAATTTATCCATTTCTTTTGCGAGAATGGTTAACCCGCCCTTGCCTTCTAAATTCTGTATACCTTGCTGCGCGTTCGCATTAAGACTTAGGCCTGCATTTTCCAATATTGATATGATTGCACTAGCATCATCGCCAGCGCTTTTAAGGCCCGGGCCTCCGGCTAATTTTGTCATGGCATCTCTATTTGAAAATGCACCTATCGAACTCAATACCTCCTTTGCATCTTCTTCAGCAGCCTTATTGTCTATCTTTGATCGTTTTGTACCAAAAGTTCCACCAGTTTCATATGGGTTGCCGAAATCCATCATGCCTAAAGTAAGACCTTCGGCAAGGGTCTTAAGGACTCCCGCATTGCCTTGCTGCTGTCTTTTGGTAAGATTGTCCCCGGCTACTTTCTGATTTCTATCTTCCTCTAGTCGCTGGCGAGCCTTTTCATAAGCTTCTTTTAATTGGTTTGCGCTTACAGCCATGCCCATGGCCATTCCTGCTTCTTCATCAATAGCGGTAATAGAACCCATTAAGTCTAATAATTTCTTATCCAATCTTCGCATCGTTTCGAATGGGGCAGCGCCGTCTTGTTTAGCGGAGTTTAACTGGTCCCACGTAGACATATATTGAGACATGGCGTCATTTATTTCTGTATATTTTTCTTTAGCCGTCTCTGCGTCTTTAGCCATATCTTTCGCGTTCATCGCGATGTCTCGAATCCACGCGGTTGCTTTGTCTATACCAACGGCTAGAGCAGCCGCTCCGCCGACGACTCTTCCAAAAGTTCCCGGAAGGACAGCAACAATAGCAGAGAAAGAGTTCTGCATCCCAACTAATGTATCTGTAACGCCCTTAGCTTCGGGCACAATTTCTCCCAAACTCATTCCTATCTGGGACATCATAAAGGATCTAGATAACTGATCCGAAGAAATATCAGAGTCTACCCTTTCTCTTCTAACGTCGGATAAACCCGCCGCTCCTATACCCACTTCTTCTCCAGCACTTCTCATACTTGAGGCGGTCACCGTGGTTTTACCAGAAAGATTCGCTTTATCGCCTTCTACTTTTACTAATTCGCTTTCTACCTGCTCTAGTTGTGCCAACGTAACATTATATTCGTCAGAACCTTTCTTCATTGTTTTCAAGGTTTTAACTAGAGCCTTCACCTCTTTTTCCATCGTTTTAACAGCTGGTTCTAAACCGCTCAACGGCGAACCGAGAACACCTTTAGTTAGGTGTCCTCCGGCACGCACAGCTGCACCCATTTTACCCGACGTAAGAGTGGTTTCTTTTTCTTTTAACCAACGAGCGAATCCACCTTCTTCGTCATCATCAAGGAAATTTGGAATATAACCAGCCGCAGCTATTCCATAAGTGTTGGGATTTTTGCCTTCTTTTAGAGCTCGACTAACGCCTTGTCCAAGTCCTTTCTTTTCGTCAATATCGTTACCAACACCAAGGTTCAATGGGTTTGCGGTAATTCTTTTATCTTGCCCCAAGAAAATATGACTCTTCGCTTCTTGTCTGGAGATGTCTTCTCTAACTGATAAGGCATTTATTTCCCTTTCTTCTGCCTTTGCAACTTGCTCTTTTATACCCGGTGTCCATGCACTTCTTGTAAAATGTCCATCTGCAAAATTAGGAACATAACCTCGTGCGCCGTGTATTCCTCCAATTCTTTTTACTTCTTGTTCGCTTCTTGGAGAATGATGTTGCCATCCTCCCGCTGAAATTTTTTGTAATTCTTGGTCCGGACCATTCCAATGTTGTACATCGAAATAGATTGCTTTTTTCATTGCAAGATCTATAAGTCTAGCAACCGCTTCTTGTCCATTTCTGCCAGCGCCCAACTGCAAGCCAAGCCACCTCCGAGTCTTTTCTCGATTCATTAGGCGTTTCGTGCCATGTTTGGTTTCTCTTAAACCGCTCGACGCCTCACTTCTACGAGCAAGTTCACCTGCTGTGCCGGGGCTACCATCTGCAGGAGGAATCTCCGGCGCAGAACCGACCTCTTCGTCACCGGGTGTTAATTCTAACATGGCTCCGCGATGTTCTCCCCATCGTTGTGCGACACCCTCACTTCTACTTAATGAAGCAACTCCGGGTTGAGACTTTGTTCTAACGCTTTGATCAGCGAGCCACCCCTCAAAAGATCTTAGTGATTCTTCGGGAGTATTTCCTTCTCCGGCTTGTCTAGTTGTTGTTACGGTCTCTTGTTTCCAATCTGACCAACCCACGTTAGTGTAGGACATATCGGGTCTGCCATCTTCACCATATTGATATTCTCCTTCTTTGTATCCCCGAAAAAGATTTAGGAAGTTTGGTATGAATCCTAAGCTCTTCATATTAGCTAAATTTTCTGGCTTAGCTAATTGTAAAATTCTTTCTACATCATTTATATTTGTAATTTTATCAAAGCCCTCATCTAAAGTAGGAGCTTCAAAACGATTAAACATACCTTCAATAGCTGCATCTGGTATAGTTTTGCTACCGCCCTTGGCTTTTGTTAGTTCGGCTCTCCTCGCTGTAATCGCCTTAACAGCTGATATAACTTGCTGTTGTTTTTCGTCTGGTAATTGAGATATATCACTAAAGACTACCGCCTGTTTTTCGTACCCTTTAATATCATTCTCATCGAACATATTTAAAGACATTGATCGTTCTCTTGCGGACATGTTTGTCATATCTACAGAAATATCTTTACCTGACTTACCAGCTTCCGCAACCCTTTTGTCAAATTTATTTTGAATCTCGCTTCTAACTTGGCCTATTTTATCCCAAATTAATTTAGGTATCCAAGGCTGTTGTTCAGCTTTCTCTTCATCGTATTCTGGATTTATAACTGCTTTGCCATATTTAGGATGAGTTTGACCTAATCTAGTTCCCGCTGCGGGTGTCTCAAATGAGTCGTCATAAGTCAGTCCCATGTCTTTAGTTACTTGATTGACTATGTCATCTCTACTTACGATGAAATCTTTCGGCGCGTTCTCTTTGAGCCAAGTTGATTTACCAACCCCCGGAGCACCGACAAGTGTTCTTAATTTTCTCGCAAAGCTCGGGACATGTCCCCTACCAAATCCCATACCGCCCATGTCACCCGCTAATGCGCCCATTAATTCTCTATGAGCTTCTTGAGAAGACTCGCTTCGCCCATCATTAACGTCTCTCCCGTTAAATTTACTGCCCGGTCCCGCATTTATAAATCCACCTTCCCCAGCATGAGATTCTCTTCTTCCTTTCAAATAAGCAGCGGCTTGAAAATGAAATCGCGTCCCGGCCCTTGGATCATAGGTTGCGGTCTTGCCTCCATCAGCACTAAAGGCAACCGAATCATTTTTCAAATCTTGTCCTCTTGCCCACTTTTCAAAATTTGGGACAAAACCTCCTGCGCGACCCTTGCCCGTGCCCCCGGCTCGTTTGTCCACGCCCCCCATCTGTAAATATTCCGCCTGTTCAGCCTCTGATAGATCACGCATTACTTGCTTCCGAATCGCCGCTTCTTCGTCTTGCTGGCTCATTCCATAAAGATTCACGCCTTTCCGTCTTAACGTCTGGCGTGCTTTTATCTCAAGTTGGTGAAAATGCTCCCTTCTATTCTTCCTATTTTTCTCGGTTTCTTCTCTTGTTGGCTGGATATTACCTTGTTCATCTATCGCGCCCAAACTCCTAAACTCAGGTTCATTACCCGTAAAGACAGCCTCTATAAAGCTGTGCCCCTTTGCTCCTATGCCAAAAATATTATCCCCACTAATTTTTGGACTATATTCATTAAAGAATTCTTTAAGGCTGTTAATAGAATTCTTGATCTCGTCTTCGTTCAACAAGTTGCCAAGGTTTCTTGCGCTCATCTTTTGGCTTGAGGGACGCTTGTTATCTTGTTTCGGAATAAATGATTTAATGGTTCTTTTAAGTCTTGCCCATAGAGTTTCTTCTTTTCTTATGAGATCTTTGTCAACCTCATTGCCCGTTGGCGTTGTGCCTTTAAATCTTTCAAAGAAATTCGGAATATTACCGGCATATTTCGCTACTAATTTTTTCTTTCCAATCCGCGCGATATGATCTTTATGCAGATTATTCGCTCGCACAAGAGCTTGATCATATGCGGGATCCCCTGATTTACCCGTTTGTAAAGCACTGATTTCAGACGAATTCAAACCCATTTCATAAAGATAATGAGGCTCTTTCGATTTAAGGTCATCTGAATCAAAATCAGTAGCTTTGATCTCTAGCCCCTGCATAGGCATCCCCGGGGTAAACATACCTCCAAATTCTTCTTGTATCCTTTCGTTAGATATATCTATTGGTTCTTCGCCAGCTGTATAAGGTTTTCCCGAGACTGTATCTTGTGGTGGCGTTCTTCCTCCTACCGTCGTCTTTTGCGCGGTAGTCATTCCATGTATCATGCCTTCCCATAATGCTCCAGCAAGATCCCGTTTTGTCCCAACTGGTAACTTCATGCCGCCTACAGCGAATTTGCTTTGCAACTTGCCAGTTACTTGTGCTAACTGATTCTTAAAGTCTGGATCTTGAAGAGCAGCCTCTTCATCACCTCCGTATGATTGCTTAACCGTCATCCCGGGTCCAGCTTCGTCTATAAACCAAGTTCCCATATTTGGTAGGACGGTCCCAGAAACTTGTTGCTCTACTTTATCATAGAACCTATCTCTTATTCCTGAATCAAATACTTTCGGATCAAGTCCATAACGCTGAACTCTCGATGATTTGTGTCTAGAAGATATTTCCGAAGGCTCTTCTGCTGATCCACCAGACTGTCCCGGCGCTCTTGTGCCCATCGTGAGAACTGGGGTATAATGAGGCGCGCGTTCTCCTTTAGATAAATTTATTACCGTGCCATCTGCTAACGTAATTGTTTTGTCAGCAGCAAAATTAGGCACGTTCCCCCACGCGGCCATAGCTTGTTTATCTCCCATTGCGCCGAGTGCCGAGCCCTGAGCGCCACTCTTGTCAATATGATCTCTAACCCAACTAAGTTTTCTTTTTGGTCCCGTTCCCCTATTATCGCTTTCGTGAACGTAAGTTCCTAAGCTCGGCGCGTACCTCCATAAGGCGTTTGCGTCGTAATGATCTATTTGGCTTTCCTTCTTCTGCGCAGACCTTAAAGAAGTCGATAGCCCCTTAGTAGTACGCATTGAGCTAGCGAAACTTGGAACAAATCCTCCAGCAACGCGTTGACCAGTTGTTGTGTCGATCATGTCAGGATCAGTAACCACATGCCCCTTACCCATCTCTCGAGCTTTCTTTAATAATCTTACGTGCTCTTGGGATACGCTTTTCCCCTCGCGGCTACGATCTATTACTTTCTTATCTGGCCCGAGGAGAAGATGATAGTTTCCTTCTGTTCTATCTTCGAAGTTGGGAACAAAACCTCCTGCTACTCTTAAACGAAGCCCTCTGGCGTGACTAATAGCATCCTCGGGGCTCTTAAAAGTTTGACCTGTCGGGTTGTATTTCCATCCTCGAGTTGTTAAAGGGCTATCATAAAGAGACTGAACATCATTCATTTCAGTCATTCCCTCAAATGGCTCCTGTCCTTTAGGCCAATGAGGCTTGGGATGTCCTGCGTCCATCAAATCTCGAACCGTTAGCCTTGACAACCGAGAAACTTCCTCATCGTACTCGGGGTCGCCGGGATTCGCCGGTAACATAAGATAGCTAGGTCCACCATCGAATCCTCCATCCGGCTTATGATGTTTTTTCCATCCTGATGGTCGTGCAAAATTTGGAATAAAACCTGAAGCCCTCTTACTCCTTTCTATTCCGCCGGGATTTGCTCCACGGTTAGCGAAAGGAGTTTCAAAAGTCTGCACTCCCCGAACCCCAGTCATATTTAATCTTTCAATTTCTTCTATATTAGCCTTGGCGTCATCATACAAAACTAACTCGGGACTTTTTCCTGCTTCTTTGGCCTTTTTGCTCATTCTAGCCATTAGCAAGGTTTTCTTTTGAGCAGCATTTAAATAACGCCATTGCCTACTTCCTTGCCCCTCTGGCCATCCATCTTCGCCTAATTTTTCAAACTGGCCATGAAATCTACCGCCTTGAATAAAATCTTTTTTTCTAACAAGGCCTACTTCAAGACCTGTCTCAGGATCAATTGTACTAAAGTCTGGATTATCCATAACCTTCATGTCGTTGAACATGGATCCGCTAGTTATAACCCTATCAACATTTACCCCTTGACTTTCGAGTTGTCTCCTGATTACCGCGTTTGTTCCCTCTCCTTGAGTAATGGCTTGACGTGACCCTGCTCCTCTAGCAGTCGCTACAGTGACTGGTGCTTGTGATGCCTTATAATCTTCTCCTCTACTTGTCAGGGTTGACTTCTTTACCGACCAAGGGAATGCAAAAGATCTACTTGGCATATCGGCGGGATATGTGCCAAGATTTTCATCATAGTCTTCGAGATTAACTACTTCACCGTCTTCTAAATCTCTGGGCCTTACATAGTTAGGAACAACACGTCTTCCTCTATTTGAGGAAAGAAAATTAGGTACGTTACCGCGGAAAACATTATACGTTTTTCCCTTGTGTCTTTTTAAATCCGGTCTTGCTTTTTCTACTTCATCATAGAAAGCGGTATAATCTATGGGCGCATCTAACGTTCCCGCTAATTGCTCATGGCTTCTTGCGTCATCCCTGTGAGATGTTGATAGTCTAGATTCCCGTTGACCTCGCACTTCTTCTTGAGATTTGTCAAGACCAATTAGCCTCTTGCTCATTCCAAGCACGTTACCGAAGAAATCATTATTAAGACTTTCCCCTCCATGAATTATTGCGAACTTATCCATCGCGTCGAATTGACTCTGGTTAGTTACCAGAACCCCTTTTCCTACGTTGGGTATTTTCTTATCAAGAGCTTTGTTGCCTGATTTCAAACCGGCGAAAGTAGATTTCCCTGAGCCAGCTGGCCCCATGACAGTACTCACGGGCTTGCCAGTTTGAAAAGCGTCATAAACCAATTCTTCCCACGAATCTCTGTCCATTTTTGATCTATCGAAATCGAGAACACCTCTAGCAAAATTTGGAATCATTCCTGAAGCTTTCAACGCCATACTGCTCGAATCAAACGCTGGAACATGCCCCATGTACTTCGGTAGAGCATTTATGGAACTAGCTGTTGTCGCTAGTGCTTTTCTAGACTTTCGCTTTTCCTCTTCCTGTCTTCTTGTAAATAAAGCGTGAGAATGCTCCCATTGCTCTTTAAATTGCCCCTCGTTAATAAATGAATTTATAGTATCTTTACTTATTTCGCCCCCCTCGTCTCCTGCTGTTCGAGAAAATTCGGAACCATGCAATAAAGCACCGATAGTTTTATCTACCCTTTCTTTATCCGCTGCCCCCATGTCCCCAGAGAAATACGAGTCTGGATCTAAGCCTTCTAATTCTAACCCAGCGACTTTTGCTATTGGATTATTTTTTCTTTTAATATTCTCTTTAGATGATAAACCAAGACCTCCGTGTTTCGGGTCTCCACGCCTTATGCCAAACCAATCTTTAGACCCAGCGGTTTGAACTGTATTAACTATTCTAGAACCAAACTCGGTTGCTTCAAATAATTTATCAGCCATACTATTCATATTACCCTGACTCGTACTATTTTTGGCATCTGCTAAAGGAGTTTTCACACCAAAGGTATCAGGGTGCCTAAGCTTGTGATATCCCCCATCTCGCCCTTCCATATAGTCCCATCTAGTAGAACTAGATTTAGCAAAATCAGTATCATCATAAACTAAAGCATCCACAGACCCCTCGAACGCTCTACCAACTGCTTGAGCCATTTGCCCTGTTCCAACAACTTTATTTACATATTTTTTGATATCAGCCTCGTCAGCTGGCGGTTTAAAATATTGATTTGCATATCTTGATACTTCTGCTCCAATTTGATTATTGATTGACTCTTGCGCCTCAGAACTATCCGGTGCTCTTTTCGCTGACAAAGCAGGAAAAGAAGCCTTTAAAGAAACCCCATAAGCTCCGAAGGTCTGTTGTGCTTTATCATTAAATTTTACATTATAAACCCCCGGAGTTGGTGTGCGCTTACCCCCACCTTTATCAGGCAAGAGTATGGAAGCCATGTGATGAGCATTGACTACTCCTCCGGGTAAAATATCTGCTTGACCGCTTGCTCTTTTGAGTTGCTTTTTAATTGGGTCTAATTTTTCATTAGTTAAATCTAAATAAGTTCTTGGAATTTTTAATTTCTCTTTCTCTGCTGCCATAAAATTAGGCACACTGCCAACTGCTGTAAATTTATTAAACTCACTCTTCTTAACTTTCTCAATTGTTTTTTCTAAAACTTTTTGTACCTGCGGTTTATACTTTGGTAAAATAGCTGAATCTCCACCCTTAAGCCCCTTGGGTTTAACGCCGTATCTCTGAAACAGTTCTTTAGCAGTAAACTCCTGCTCACTAGAATTCATTATTACGCGTTTACCATCGATCGTGCCCCTAGACATATGCGCTCTAGTTCCAGAGGCTGCCCCCATAGCTCTGGCCATCTTTGTTTCTTCTTTATATGGGTCATAAAAGAAGTTAGGAATATTGCCCGAGGCATTCCCGCCGCCGCCTTTCTTCCCGGGGACATCCCAACCACCGCCCTTCATAGGGAACATAACTCCTCCGCCAAAACTTCCAGTAGAATGCATTGTCTTAGCTAACATAGCAACAATTTTAGCTTGATTCGTCATTTCTCTATTCTCTGCTCTTATTTTTTCTAAAAGATCTCTATGAACATCTGCAAGAGATTTTGTACCTCGCATAATTTCTTTTAACATCCTCGGCTCTTCAGCAAGCAGTGAATTCAATTGGGTTTGAATCCTCTGTTGGTCCGCCATGTGCTTACCTCCCCCGCTAATCGTTTTAAAAGCGTCTACGGCATAAATCCTAAGTTTATCAAATAATTTAAACAAAGCCATAATACCCACGGCAAGACCCGGACCTTTTAAAAATTCTCCGAGACCTTTCGACATTCCAGAAGAAAGCTTAGATCCCAGACTCTCTCCCGAAGCCCCAAGGTCGGTTGATTCTAAAACTGTATTTATGCCCGAAAGAACTCTTTTTATAGCGGGGGCAAGAGCATCTTCTCCCAGCTTAGAACCGGCTTGTTTTAAATTAGCCATGGTTCTATTAATTAAAGTGCTAAAGCTTTGGTTCAATTTTTCATTTCTCGCAATAGCTTCATCGGTAGCAGAGGTGGCAATACCTAAAGCGTTTTCATATATTGAAAATTCTTTTGTTAAATCACTCAAAGAAGCTTTTAAAATATTAATTTGGAATACGCCACCAACTAATTCAGCAATCTGAGCTTGTTGCGATTGCGCTAGGCTATCGTACTGCCTCGCTAAATTTTGCAGCACTTGCATAAGAGGCATCATTTGCCCGCTTTGCTTTTTGGTTTGCACGCCAATTTCTTCAAGTGCCTCTAAGACTCTAGGCCTTTGTATTCTTGTGAAAATAGTTTTGAACGCGTTACCAATAACATTACCACCACGAGCAGTAACTTGTTGAGTGGCCGTTATAACTGCAAGTAGTTCTTCAAATTTTACTCCCGCTCCAGCAGCCGTGCTTCCTACTCTTCGGATTGCTTCAGCAAGGTCACCAGAACTCACGGCAAAAGCCTGATCAACCTGAGCCATCTTACTAATTATTTCTGTAGAATTTAGAGCCGCCCTTGAATAGCCGTTCATAGCAGCAGTAATCGCGTTTACAGCAGCGGCGGCATCTAATCCAGAAATTCTTGTTAGTATAAGAGCGTCTTGGGTCCTTTTAAGGGTTTCTTGCATCCCAAGACCTTGTCTTGCGAATTCTCCAGCAGCAGTAGCCACTGTTTGGAAACTTTGCGCTGTGTTTCTGGCTACATCAAATAATGAATTTCCAAATTTAGTAAGTTGGTTTTGGCTAGTATTTAAAATTGTATTAATTTCTGTTAAAGATTTTTCAACCTCCACAGCGGAACTTACCATTTGTCTAAACGCATCTTGAACACCCATAATAAGACCAGCGGATGCGCCAAAGGCAAGTACACGAGCATTAGAAGCGGCGAGAGATTTTTCAAATTCACCCAGATCCCCCTTGATGCGACCAAGAGGAGCGCCATCGAAATTTACAGACACAGGTACGCGACTTAGCTTCTTAAGCCTCTTTTCGAGAGGGCTTAAATCACCATGTACCTTGACTGTTACTGATCCGGGCATTTTTCCTAAAAATCCTAATAAAACGTGGGTGTTCTATTGTATAATATTACACACATTTTCTTTAAGAAATTGCCTTATTCTTTTCGTGATTTTCGAGAATCTCTGCTTCTTCTTCGGTAATATCGCCCGATTCTTTGAACTCTTTTAATTTCTTTAAGGATTCATGATCCCCTTCTTTTGCGGATTGTAAAGTAAATTTTCTATTATGCGCCAGTATTTCTTGGTGTTTCTTTTCTTTTTCGACTGGATCGATATTAGAACAGTCTACGTTATGAATTCTCAATAGATCATAAATGTCAAAGTCGCCCTTTTCATCTTTGACCTTCTCAAGCTCACTAGCGAGATCTACTATATCTTCTCCGCCCTCACGCCTAGATTCCATTTCTTTCTTATCTAACCCGGGCTGAGAAGTTCCCCCTACCCATTCATCATTTTCCGCTTTGTCAGCGGTGCTCTTAGCTCCTCCCGGCTGCCCCATTTTCGCTTGGGAATAGTACCAATTTACTAACTTATCAGGATCATCGTACCAAGTAGCGGGTGGAGTTATTCCGTCTTTGCTATTCTCTAAAAGATTTTTGTACATTTTTCCTTGACTTAATAATTCTGATTGAAATATGGTTAGTTCAAGAACTGTCTTGTCGAAGAATATTCTTGGGTCGCCGGTGGACAAAAAATATTTATTTAGAAAATAAGGTTGAGTAGCTATTCTCTGAATGTTCCTACTATCGAAATTTTGAAAAACCAAATTATACTCTGCAATTAAATTATTTAGATCTACTTGGTCTATGTATTCGAAGGTTTCTTCGGTAAAGTATTGCTCTTTACATTCTGTGTCTGTATAAAAAGAATGATATATATTTAAATCACTATGTTTTCTTATTAAGTGATCCTCTAAAGTTACGCCTAATATCGATTTTCTTCTATTTTCAATTTTTGATAACTTCGCATGCGCTTCATCAATATTTTTTTCATAGACGTGTTTTTCTAGATTCCCCACTTTTTCTTTAAGGGCGCTTTGATTATCTATGAATTTTTTAGTTGATTTGAACTCGGCCTCTTCCTCCGGTGTCCAATTTTTGTTTTTTATACACTCTTGTATTTTTTCAGCTTCCACAAGGAGCCCGTTCGCTCTAGCTTTTTCTGAGTATTCATCTAGCTCATATTCGACAATAGATATGTCATTATCATTAAAATGTTTAATGTATAGATCGAACTCTTTAGAGTAAGAATACCCTCTTATTATATCAGAGTAATATACCCTTAGCTTTCTTCTGAGCTCTGCGAGGTCCACGCATTAACCCTCTTCCTTGTTTTCGTTAGGCTTGTTATCCGCTTTCGGCTTGCCTTTTCTAGGCTTTCTTTTTTTTGTTGATTTTTTAAGTGGTTCTTTATCGGCAGGCTTCTCTTCAACGACTTCTTTTTTTACCACTTCTTCCTCAACCGTTTCTTCTTCAACCGTTTCTTCTTCAACCGCGCCCTTTACAACTGTAGGGGGGTCTTTGCTTAGCTCTTCCTCAACCGCCTCTTCTAATACTGATTCTGCAGCTTTATCAGCAGCGTCTTGTTCCTCTTGTAGATCTCTAATTTCTCTTTCCTCCTCTTCAACATCTTCTAATGACTCCATGTCTTCTGTGTCCTCCCCCATAGATGAATCAGATTCTTTATAGATGTCCATGGCTCTATCGAAGTCTTCTTTATCTGTCGCTTGGCCCGAATACCAAAAACTTATAAAGTAGGCCAGCTTTTTTATAATCTCATCCCAAAAGGGTTCTTCTTTACTTTCAATTTCGTCATAAATGTCAGCCTTTTCATCAAACGAATCACCCGGGAAAATAGCTTGTCCATTCATATACCCCAACTGAAGAACCCACCACATAAGAACTTGGTTCCTCGCTCTATTCTCTGCGGTTTGATTAAACAGAGACGCTTGAGCTTCTTCAATATCTCTTAAATTTTTTCTTAATTCCAGAATATCATACAAAGACTCTACTAGTTTAGATTCTTTTTCTTCGGGGTCTAAATTATCCAAGTTGAGTTGGACTCTTTGATATTCGTTTTCTTTATCTAAAAGGGCGTAATAAATTTGAAAATATTCCTCCTTCTCTCTTTCGCTCATTGAGCCGCCGTCATCTTCGTACCTCTTAGCGAGCAAGGCTTTCGTAAGGAGCCCAGCTTTTATACCTTCTGATAATTTTACTCCATAAAATAACTCCGCGTCATCATACTGTCTTCTGCTTGGTCTTTTAATAGCGACTTTTTCCGAAATGACTTCTGACACCGTTTTTGTAGTAACTACCTTTTCTCCGTCTTCGTTCTGTGATTCTACTTTCTGCTCTGAATCAATCGATCTCTTAACGTCGAAAGTGTACATGTATTTACTCTTTACCTGCGGCCTTTTTCCCTTACGTTTTTTGCTCATTCTTTTTCCTTGTTCTTTTGTTCTTTGAAATCTACTTCAATCAAATCCATAAATTTCTCTATGTCTCTAATGCCTTCGTTTCCAAGATCTAAAATCTTTTTCCTTATATAATTATATTTGTCAGGAGTGAAATAATCAATCTTTTCTACGAACTCTTTAGAAGTTTCTTCTTCGACTTTTTTAAGAAATGAATTGTGTTCTCTTTGTAAATCTTCTACGAGATTAATGTACCTCTTGTATAAGTTAATTACATTACGATTGACCACGAATTGGAAAGCTCCTTTTACCTGATCACTAACTTTTTGCCCTTTATAAATGGGGGGTATAGATCCCTTACTCATCCTTATTCCTTATATAATTTTACACGAAAAAGAGCAAAAATCCAAAAAAAAAATCCCGCAGGATAAACCTGCAGGATTTGAAATTAGCGAACTAATTTTCTATTCGTGCCATGAGAAGTTGTGAATCGTATCAGCCAATGAGCCAATAGACGCACTATACACAACACTTACGGTATGGTTATCACCGATACCGCCGTTAAAGGTAACACTATCAGCAATCGCTCCTGTAAGACCGTACTTCTTAGTATCAATCTTAAAGACAGCGTTGATCCTGCCTGCGTTCGCCTCTGAGAACTTGGTTGCTTCTGTGAAGTCAACGGTGTTCTTAAGGTCCAGACCTTCTTGAGTCATTGTTGCAGAACTCGGGAACTGGATCAAACGTTGGTCACTAAAGCGTTTGTGGAATTTCTCCAAAACTTCTCTAGTAACGTTGACAGTCATGTTACAGCTTTGTGCAACACCTTCAACATCCAAGAATGAGCCGCCACTGAACTGAGTTCCGATGCTTACTCTCTCTTGGGGTGACGCAGTGGCCGCAGCAGGTACACCTACGGTGCCACCACTAGCTAAGCCCGTGCCTTCGAATCCAACAGTTTGTAGCGCAAATGCGCCAACACTAGCTTCAGCCGTAGCCGAAGAAACGAAGCAGCCCTTAGCTTCGATCTTAGTGGACGCGGTTGTAAAGTCCCTGTGATCAGGGTCAGATCCACCATTGTCTAAGCCGATAACGATTGTGGTCATATTTGCAGCCGCATTCGTCATAATTTTCTGCTTAGTAACAATACCGGTAGATTTCTCTGCCAATCTCTGGACTTCTACAGTAACTGTTGGAGTAGTTGTTAATAGGCGGTCATGTGCCGCCAGTTTTCCAAATGCCTGAACGTCGGTACGAGCTAACTCAAACCCATAAGTACAACTTTGTACACCGGGTAGGTTAGTACCATCGACATTAACGGCCTTGGACGCATATAGAATTCTTTGTCTTGATGCCATAATTAATATACTCCTGTTTCTTTATTTATTTATTGTTATTTAAATAAATGAGAACTCTCACACAAAACAAACCAAAAGTTTAAACCAAAAAACCTTCATATATATATACACTAAATTTTAATTTTTGCCAAATTATTATGAAGAAACATAAACATTTACCCCAGAGCTAATCGTCTCTCCGTACCAATTTGTCATTCTTACATGATAAAATCCAGAGTCTGAGATCTGTATATTGGATAACGCTAATGATCCGCTATTTGGATGAAAATTTACGTCCAAAGACTGCCCATCTTTAAACCATTTATAAGATATTCCATAAACTACCTCGGGCCCCAACACTATATCTTCCCCCACTTGAGTTTGAATATCTATCATTTGTCCCGTAATTGTTGGAAGCATCCCATGCGGATGATCTTTACAAGTGGAATACCCACTTGGTAGATATGTGAAATCATAAGAAAAATCAAGGCATGATGGACATGCCCAAGCCCCTTCGGTGTTGTACTTGGGACCGCTATAAATTGAATCTACGAGTTCTCTAATAATGTCTATTTGATAATGACTGTTATAATATCCATTGTCGTGACTATCAATGAACACTCTCTTACCCACGAATACTTTTACCGCGCCATAGTTCTGATCGACAGGATCTTCATTGCTATTTCTATCTTGTCTAACATTAATCATTTGCAGGTTATTAGATCCAGTTTGTATCAAGGATCCCGGTTCTCCCGATGGAGCACCCGGGTCAAAATAGTTAAATAAAATTCCTGACTTGGGTTGTCCAGCATTTACACTATTCGGCGGAGTCCCAAATAGTCCAGATATATTAGGACCCACACCCGGAGGAACGTTGTATACTGTATTATTGTTATATCCGCCTGTCCATTCGTAATATGGCACACCAAGTTCTCCAGCGCCACCAGCGCCAGTATACGGAGGCAAATACTGCCCCGACAAATATGGATCCCCAACCCAAACCGCTCCTCTTCTCAAAATGCCATCCCATTGACTTGTCTGGTCGCTTAAATAAATTGCGCCCCTCCTCGTATTTCCTAAATTATCAGGGTAAAGATAGTTGTCGGATATATGCTCGTTATTTAGATAGACCTTGAAGTTTTCGTCTTTATAATCATTATTGTTGTAGATCGCAATCACAGGAAAACAATCAGGCGGAGATGCTGTAGACTCTTCGATATTAATGTTACCACTCCATCCCCCAAATTCATAATTGCTAGTTGGGATGCAAGCCCCGCCGCTTGGATTTTCTAATATAAAACCGAACTGCTCTCTTTGGTTGTATCCATATTCCTCATGGGGGTAATTCTCCCCAGAAGAAATAGACTCTTGGGTAATGTATACTCTAATAGTTTTGCTCGCCTCCCCTTCTTCAAAAATTAAAGTACCAGAGTTGGGAACATAATCTTGATGAGCCTTAGCAGTGCCATCAATAGTTTTAAAATCTATAGCGACACGCCCATGACCCCCTAAATAGCGAGTAGAATTTATTACCCTCTCGGTTGATCCATCCTCTTGAGGAACGTAAATCTCTGGAGACTTAATGTATCTATATACTGTTATATCAGTATATCTATTTATATTATACCTACTCTCGTTCCCTTCCAATTCCCAAGTATTCCCCTCGTATACCGTTAATAAGCTGGAATGTAACTCGAAATGACCCGTGTAATAAGGGGTAGATAGCAAGTGCAATTCACCGCTTTGATTGAAGTTCACTAACCATTTATCTTGATTACATTGATCGAAGATAGATACGTCATTCTTGTAGCCGCCAGCAGCATTATAAATTTCGAAATGCACTATCTTATCTTCTATAACTCCATCGCAACCAGCAGCGGGAGTACCCCAGTCTATAACTTCAAGCTCAAAGTTTTTGTACGCTTCTCCATCAGCGAAGCTTAGCGTACCTGTCGTTGGGACATAATGCACATTTGGAGTTGCAGAACTCAGCGGGTCAACCACGGTTCTATAGCCCACGGTGCAAGCTCCATCTGATCCACCGACTCTTGTAACCGGGATTTTGAGCTTATTATTTATATCTGGTACGGGAATTTTATAATACGTTTTATAATTATCCGCTTCTCTGTCCTTAGTAGAAATAAATATTGACTTGTTATATTTTTCTGCATCCCCAACAGAAGGATTGCTATAAGAGCTTGTGGCCGCTATGCTCTCCGAAGATCCAGTCCAAAAATAATAATGACTTAATCCAACATCATGTTGATAAGGATTTGCCTCTCTTCCAGAAGACTCGAAAGACAAGAATTTTTCTCTATCTAAGCCCAAGCCCCATCCCGTATTTATGTCACACTTCGGCCATACTCGGTAAATTGGCTCTTGCGTATAGGAAGAGCCGCCATAACTATAATTTCTATAGTCTATAATTCTAGCGTTTTCAGATGTCCCATATTGACAACCATACGTATTTATAATTTTGGCTTCGCCGGGCAAGGTGCCAATTAAACTAGACGGAGCAGGTAGACCGTTATATCCTCCTTCGTAATTCGGTCTGGTCGGTGCCGTGCTGCTCGCATCATTTTCGTCTGGTGGTTGATCAGGTAACGTATATGAAGTTGCTGGGTCTACATACTTACCTGCAGACAAAGGGGTATATGACATTTGTTGTCCGCTTGATATCCAACCTCCTATAGCTAATGCCCCGGGATTATTATCTCTGATTTTTACTTCTGCTACTGCATTTTTTGCATATACTACTTTCGTATGCCTTGGGGGATGACAGCCCGGCCCCATGCCGTAGATATTATAATAACTATAAGGACAACTTGCATTTGGCTCAGGCATTGGTAAACCAACCATGTACCTCAACATTCCCGTAGGTATTGAGTGAGCCGCCTTTGCTATTCTTTCTCCGGCCTCCCAAACTCTCATGCCGGGGAATATATTGCCGGGAATAAACAGCCTACCAGAAGTATCGAACAACTCTACGCCGACAACTTTGACAGCGTATTCTGGCTTGGAGTTTCTTAGTCCCGAAATAGGAATTGTTTTTTCCAATTCTCCATCTTCAAATTTTAAAAATCCCGTATGATGTACGTAATTATATTCTCCCACACTTGGTTGCCTATTAGCTTCAGAGCAAGTGCTTCCGGGTATGTTACCAATACAATTACTAATGCTCGCAGTATAATTACAATGCTCTGTATATCTTAAAAAGCTGCTCGCACCTTGTGGGGTTGCGGGTTTGTAGCTCGCGCCCCAATCTTCGCTTTCAATATAGCTCCAGTGATGGCTATAAAGCGGGCAACATCCATCCCTAGAACCAAGTCTTGATGTTAGATTAAAAGCTCCCCCAAGGGTAACATCTGCATTACCCATCGCCCCCCCTTGAATTTTGCCATGAAAATTTCCATATCCTTGACTTACCCAACGCCATCCATCAATCCAACTTCCGTCAGCAGTTCCCGTGGCGACTAAATTAGTATATTCTATCGTCGTTCTATAATAAACCCCAGCTTCTCCAGTCGGAGGGTAGTAAACTTCTTGCCAGTAAACTAATGGACAAGCAAGATTGGGTAAATTATTGTCTCCGGGAGAAGGGTTATGACCAGCTTCAGAATAATTTTGTAGATATCCAGCCGGATCTGTATCGTATCCCGTTTTATAACAGCTACCTTTATGCTCCGGCTCCAAAGTAACCGATTGGTAGCCTAATAATGGATTTGATGTCAAATATTCTGCCGTCGTAGTTCCGGTCCAATAATACGCCCCCGTTCTTCCTATCTTCAAGTTAGCTATCATATCATCATCGCCATCGCCTTCATCTATCTGATAAGAAATAGAATCACCGGGGTAAGGTGAGTAAGGCGGTATAACCGAAATCATATTACCCTCATGGTGAATATTTTTTCTATTAGCGTCTTCTTGGTCCCCAGTACTAATAAAATAGAAAGCTGGCCAGTAAGGTAATTCTCTTGGCGGAAGATCCGGTTCATCTACATAAGGAATTGGGGAAGGTGTTGGAGTTGGGGTGGGTGTTGGAAGGCATGCGACACATCCTACGTGGTGCGCGTCTGTATATAATAAGTCTAAGCTACAATTAACCGTAGTAGGAGCCCAGTCTGTTACGCAATATTGTTTCCAAACTGTCTGCCCCCATTGATTCTCGACATAACCAGTAACTTCTAAAGCTCCCTGTACGGGAGACGGAGCAATATTTTTGTTATCTAAGAAATAAACCGTGAAATCATCATCCCAATAATCAAGTTCACAATTTTGCCCACTTAGTACTTGATGCAAGCATGGCGTAGGCGTCGGAGTTGGCGTGGGCGTGATAGGTATAGTTTTATCTTGCACGATCACTGCGCATGTCAATTTATCTCCTAGGAAACTTAAATCAGTTTCCCAATCTCCATAAGAATATGTATTTGGATCCCATGTTCTGCTCCAGCCGCTTACGATATCCATTAAAAACATTTCTGGATTTTCAAAAGTGTTATCTTCTCCAAATTCAACAGTAATATATTTAGTTGTTTCCCCTTCGTCAAAAACAAGAGTTTGGTCTACGGGGGTAAAATCTACTCCCGGCGTAGCATGATCACTAATTAACCCAGCATATGGCCTATTTTCAATCGGCCTTGTTCTATAATAATGTGCATCCCAACCCGGAGAAGCTTCACGAACATGATTATATATTAAAGGCATGTTCTTCTTATAGGGGTCATCTACATACGGAATCTCTGCTGGGTAAGATATAACCTTAACCATGTGCTGTCTATTATGATGGAGATCGGAAGCGTCCTCTCTAACTATGGGTACCTGTATGGTATTGTTTACTCTTATAGCCCAATCCGGATCATATGTATAACTATAATAATTTGGATCTTTTATCCATTCAACCCCGGATACTGCTGTATATTTAAAATTAACCGGATAATCATGACTATGCGGGGTAGGAGTGGGAGTCGGCGCGGGGGGCGCGTCTGCATGTTGACAGTCCTCAACTGTTCTAATAAATTCAAATACTATATCTGCTCCGCCACCAGCCATATATTCTGTATCTAGCAACTCTTTCCATATATTTATTGTTTGATCATTAGCGTCCCACTTTGCGGTGAATATTTTAATCGAACCTCTATTTGAATTATAATTGTTCCTTATATTTCTCATGACCAATGAGTTACCTTCTCCCACTGGCTTTAAGATAGGATCAAAATCTATATAATTATATTCCAAAGAGTCTTTGGGACAAACTAAACTGCTAATATTTGAACCGTATATTTCTTGTCCGTATTCATCTATAATATCTGGTTTGAAATTGATTCTTAAATCTGGATGTCCTATATATATGGCCCCCACTGGGCTGTCTACCCCCAGCAAAAGTTCTTCGTCTAATGTGTTTCCATTTAAAGATATTTTAAAATTATCATCCATCATGGAGTTGTCATTACAAATTGCTATTACATAGAAACAATCTGTATCTAAAAGGGGCGGGGTAGCCGTGGGTGGAGGCGTAGGTGTCGGCGTAGGTGTCGGCGTAGGTGTCGGCGTAGGAGTAGGTTCTGATGGTAGTTCTGTCGGCGTAGGTGTCGGCGTAGGTGTGGCGGTGATAGAAGGCTCAACCCAATATCTAGGTTTCCTAGCTTTTTCAACAACAAAATCAACGAAAGCAGGATACACCTCTTCGTTTAAATCTTGAAAATCTCCACGGCCAACAGGTATCCTAGAAACAAAAACTTGATCTATATACGAAGTATCTGTCGTATCAGAAATCTCACTAGCGTAATTAAATCCCCCTGTATATGCTCCCATGGAATTAAAAGGCATATTTTGCTCCGTTATTAGGGGGACGTCTTTACCTTTTAAATCTCTAAATATGCTACAAACCGCGTCTAGTTCGTAACTAGAACGAGCTAAAACCACTGCCCTAATCGTAGTTCTAGTTAAATCAACCCCGCCAAAAGCATGTGGTAAATTTTTCCCACCGATGTCTTTTAGAAAAATAGCTGGATAAGTTTTATGATCTGTTGGTATTCCCGTGGGGGTTTGCTCTGTTCTGGGATTAAGCTCGAAATGAGTTTCAAATAGTAAATCTTCTTCCGCTTCATTGGTTAAGTATATGTTAAAATCTTTAACGGAATAATTCCCACTAATAGAACCGGAGATTTCATTATTAAAATATATCTGTCCTTGGTATGGATTAATAGAAACAAAGCCGCTTTCTCCGGGAGAAATATAGTTGTTGTTTAAATAAACCCCAGATAACACATTAGGATTGATCGATCCACTTATGGATTCATCACAAACAAATTGTTTAAACGGAGCAGAATAAGTATATATATTTTGATATTGATTACCTATGGGATAAAATCGTGATCCATGATTAGCATAAGCTTCACCTTTTGTGGATAGATTATGATCCACAAAGAATATGAAGTTGCTCATCAATAAATTTTCGTATTGAATCCTCATCCCTATAATATATTATTAAATATCCCTTAGATTTTTCAATGTAAAATCTACAAAACCAACGAAAACTTCTGTATTTAATTTATTAAAATCTTGCCTATTTTGACTCCTTTTAGAGACAGAGACTTCATCTATAGAAAAAGAGTTTTCTTCACTCCACCCGTTTGGCGAAATACTATTGCTAATTGCGGCTTTATAATCATACCCACTACCTCCCGCGTCCCCCAAGGGGCCGAATGGCTGATCTTCTGAATCTATAATGGCTACCCGCCTTTTAGCGGTATCCTTAAGTAGCGCGCAGCAGGCATCTAAATTATACGCAGAATCAGAAAGAACTACTGATCTTATTTCGATTTCTGTATCGTAAGCATTTGGAAATCCTACCCCTACGTTTTTGCTCGTTAAATTTTTTATATATATGGCTGGATAAGTTCTGCACTCAGGAGGCAATCCGGTTGGAGATTGCTCCACTTTTGGATTTATCTTAAATTGTGTTTCAAATAAAAGAACGTTTTCCGGTTCATTAGTTAAGTAAACATTAAAATCTTTTACTGCATAGTCACCACTAGGCAACACCCCTAAAGCGCTAGGATAATCCTCAGTAAAATGAACTTGCCCCATATTATAATCAATAGAGGCAAGACCACTAACTCCCGGGGTTAAATAATGTCCATCTAAATGAACTCCGCTTATTACATTAGGTTTTCTCGATTTTTCTCCCTGAACTATACCGACAGAAGTATCATAAACAAACTGCTTGAATGGAGAACCATAGGTATAATAAGCCATTGTTGTTTCTATTGTTTCTGGAGTAGTATTATCACAACTTTCCATAGTGCCGAAGGTTGTGGGCCAAGTTGCTAAAGTAGGACATGATTCATCTCCGCTGTTGGCATAAGCACGAGGCCGCGGATCAGAACTAGAGTGTGAATTTAACTCAGCCGTGATGAGCCACCCTCCGGAGATATTGGGCCCATACCATAAGTATCCTTGGTTCACCCCATAGCCCATGAGGCTCCAATTTTCCTCGCTTATCCAATACGGTTTCCCATTCAAAACTCCGGAATAGAAATCGGTTATTTCTGCTTTTCGCCATGTGCCTTGCATGGCGTCACCCCAACTACTTCCCCAGACGTTGTCATGTGACCCTAACCAACCGGTTGTAAGTATACAATCGGGACAGTCCGTTGGTGGAATCTCCTGTGTGACTGTTCTACTGAATCTATTTCTTACTGGGTAAAATTGACTTCCGTAATTCGTATAAGCTTTACCCTTTGAACTAAGCTCATTATCAATGAACAATAAAAGGCTGGATATAATTTTATGTTCATATTGTAATTTCATTATTTATTTATCCCTAGTCTTTTCAAAAATTTATGAATGATTTGAGAAAGATAAGGAGTAGGACGAAAATGTCCTTGTCTGATTTTTTTCTTTGTTTGTAATCCGAGTCCAGATCTAGATTCTTCAAATTTTCTATTCATATAATATCCAAATCCACTTATTCCATTTTCCATTCCCTCTATCCAACTCTTACCGGGTTCCCAAGGTAATTTACTAATTTTTCTTAAAAATCTCAAGTCTGGATAAAACACATTACATGACGCTTCTATTTTATTTTTACCGGGGCTCACCCGCGTTCTTACCGCTCCTACTCGCACGCTATCTTTTAAATATGTTTTTACCGCTAGCGTAGGATTTGACCCCGCATCGAAACCAATGTATGTAAATAAATTCCCTCCGCTACCTAACCCGCCTAAGGTATTAGATAGATTTACTGCACGTACGCCACCTTCAATCTCAACAGTAACTGGGTGGTTGTGGAAGTCATTTAACATTAGGGCTTTTGCCTGCTGGGCGCGTTGATCTAAACTTTTTTTGCAGGCAGCTTTAAAAGCTTTAGTCTTGGCTACTTGTGCGCCAATACCCTTCATATTAACTGTGCCTCCTCTAGCCATATTATTTTGTTACCTCTAATTGGAATAAGTAAAACTCAGTAGCATTCAAGAAGCTTTTTACTGCGTCATCACTTATAACATTGAATACTTTTCCATCAAACTCTATCTTCTCTGTTTTTCCATTCGAAATGAAATCCCTGCAGTCTTTCTTAACTTTTATTGAAGCTGTTCCTACAGAGATTTGCGAGTTTATTTCCTCTACAAAATTTGCAGTTTGTTTATCGGTATATTTTACAATAGCAGGGAAAACGCCCGTCACAGGAACGTAAGAATAATTAACCACATCAGAATAATCTCCGTATCCAAAAATTTGTGCGGTACTTATTTGATTTATAATCTTCTTCGGTTCTTTATGAATAACTATATCCCTTTTGAACGTATCAAAGATATCGTTAAACATCGCGCCCAACGCGGCTCGTTCCGTAGTTGATATTAAATCTGCCATTAAATTACCTTATGTTGTTTTTATTCGTCCCTGTAAAATCAACCGCCTTATCCGGATCGAAGTATCCAGCTATCGTATCATCTCCAGCCACCTGAATAGGCTCTGCTCCCCTTCGTTGATAAGAGAAGATTAATTTTTTTAACTCATCCATTTCAGTTCTTAATAATTTCAAATAAACTTTACTTACTTCATTTTTATTAACCTTTCTTACGCTTGACCCATCATCAGAAACAGAAATGACGCTGTCAGTAGTAGAAGCGGCCAAGCTTTCTCTAAGTTTGACCTCGTAGTGATGAACCAAATACATCTTCTTGAGAACCGCCTTAGCCTCCTCGTTTATCTCTTCAGTGATTTGATTATTCTGGAGATTAATGTAGATGTTTTGTATCTCATAATCAGGCTCTGCGCCCAATGTGTAGGAGGTATTGATGTGATTGTTCAATATACCGAGGTTAGTCCTCAACCAAAAGGATATGGCCGGTATACTCAACGTGCTTGGAGAACCTAGTTCCCTATACAATTCGTCTGCTATGTCTACGGATTTCATTATTTATATTTACACTTGATCCAAATAATTAAAGTATCTTTTGTAATCTGGATCAGATTCTATTTTTTCTTTAGTTTTTAGCGATATTTCCCCATTTTTGTAGTGGAAATCAAACCCTTTATTTGCGCTAACATTTTCCTTCTTTTGGCTTAGATACGGATGATCATAATATTTCTCTAAAAAATCTGCAAAATTTTTATCATTGAACTCTGCCACATAATCGAGTTCGTCTATGTAATCTGGGAGTTTCCAGAATATATGTTGATTACTATCAATAACCATCCTTTCAAAAAACTCGTCTAGAGTAAGGTTGTAAACATCTACGGGCTCAAAAGAATTCGATGGAAGATGCCCGGCAAGAGCTCCCTCTGGCCCAATGGGCGTACTACCGTTTTCTTTAGCTAGTAATTTTTTACCGAAAAAATATAGCGAACATATAAGATCTTTGGGATTACGCAAAAACATAAACGTAAACCAATTATTATCTTTAAATATTTGTATACTGCTTTTGTCCCAGCTATTGTGATGATTATGCGCGAATTGGTATTCACGAATGGGTACTATATCTGTATGAAACTCTCCTTTAGCTATTTGATTTAATTCTGTTTTAGTCCAATCTCTCCTTAAATCTTTTCCATATATGCCTTGCCAAACAGGGTTATTTTCTTCCCAAGTATTATAGTAAAAGGCGTCAGTCAAAACGTTGCGTCTTATGTATTTATTAACGTAAACTCCTGCGCATTTTCCAAAATGAACAAATGCAGTCTTCTTGATTCTTTTAGTTTTAGAGATGATATAATTATATAACTCATTATGTCCTTTGCTTTTTAGATGCTCCCCAACGAATCTCCGCATCTCTGAATTTTTTTTAGCTACGACCTTATTATCTCCGAAATCTATACAGTTCAACATGTGAACATGAAAAGATTTTATTCTTTCAGGACCCCCCTTGTTTATTTTTAATTTTAACGGAGAGTCTGCAGACTCGGACAAATCTCTCCAGAACCCAACATTATGCCCTTCATGAAAAAAATCAATGTTATAAGCTTCTGCTATATAATTCATTCCCTCTTGCTCATAGAAAGTGGAATCGTTTAGATACAAATTTTTCCAAAAATCTGGAAATGTTTTGTCAGCGCAATATATATATCCAGCATTAAATACCCCACAAAAGGAAGTCATATGGGATCTATCAGGTATGTGGTAATGAGGAGAAAGAACTATATCTTCGGAAAAATCTTCCTGCAAAGAATCTACCACGATTATATCTGCGTCCAGAAACAAAGTGTTCCCGTATTTATTAATGGCGACCTCTAGACACTCCATCTTTTTATATATACAATCTATCCTATGAAATGTTTTTATATCATCGAAACGGGAGCCAACTTCGGACCTAGCCTTCTCAAGATCGAGTGAGTTTGCTGAACTAACATAATCTATATTTTCAAACTTTTCTGCTTCTATATAGTTTCTTGTAATTTCGTCACATAAAATCATCACTGGTTCGTCATGAAACAGTCTTAAGCTTTTTATTAAAACCGCTGCTTCTTCCTTTATCTCTTGAGTGGCTACTAAAGAAAAACTGAGAATTGCTCTTTCCCCTGTGTTGTAATGATTTTTTGGCTGCCCAGTTCTTGGTTTGTATTTTTCTAATATCTTATTTATTAGAATTTCTGGATAAGTTCTTTTCTTGTCTTTTTTCTTTTTCTCAGCTAATTCATCAACTTGTTTTTGAGAATAATCTTGAACAATTTGCTCTAAAAATGGTGTGTTAATCACCTCGTAAGTGTCAGGTCCCGTTTTTTTTAATCCGAGAGTGTGACCTTGAAAATGTAGTAACTTTTGCTTATCATCCATTTTTCCAACTATCCCAGAATTTAATATTTTTACTTGCCTCTTCTTCACTGTATTTTCTAAATCTCTGGTCTAGTCTACCGCTTCTTATTGCGCTTATTTTGATTGTCACAAATTCAGGAACTGCACCTTCGAAGCTAATATAAATTTGGCTATCTTCAGCATATGCTCCAACGATAACCGGACTACTTGGCACGCAACTTATGACTTCTATAGTTTCTTCTTCCACAACATGTTTAAACGTGTCAGATATTTCAACTATAGCTTTTCTAAGGGCCATGGGATATACTTTAATTACATCTTCAAATCTCGCTTCTGGCATTTCCGTACATACTAAACCCACGTAAACGCCCTCATCCTGACTAGGTACTATAGCGTATTTATCTCCAGAGGGACCAGCGGGACCAGCTGCACCAGTGGGACCAGCTGCGCCAGCGGGACCAGCAGGACCAGCAGGACCAGCGGGACCGGGAGGACCTGCAGTTCCACCGGAACCAGCAGCACCATCTGCACCAGTAGGACCAGCGGGACCAGCGGGACCAGCTGCACCAGCAGGACCAGCGGGACCAGCGGGACCAGCTGCACCAGCAGGACCAGCGGGACCAGCTGCACCAGCAGGGCCAGTCGCACCAGCAGCACCAGCAGCACCAGTCGCACCAGCAGCACCATCGTCACCATCCGAACCATTCGAACCAGCAGGGCCAGTCGCGCCAGCAGGACCAGCGGGACCAGCTGCACCAGCAGGACCAGCGGGACCAGCGGGACCAGCTGCACCAGCAGGACCAGCGGGACCAGCGGGACCAGCTG